GCGATTATATGGATTAACAACATAACCATTAATTTCGCGCATGACTCGATTATTAACTTGTGCAAGACCTGAACCATGGCGTGCATTTTCCTCCTGATTTCTGTCATGAAGTTCTGATTGTGGTCCCTGTCCATGTCCTGGAGCTTCTGTAGCATCAGTGGCTCTTGTGCCGCGTCGTGGAATACCAGTGCCTTGTAACGTATCTTCCATTTTTTGACTTTTTGACCTTGGGGTATGTTGGTAATTGGGACCTATGAGTAGGCCACTTTGTATTTTGTAAGTTGTAATTATCATTGTCAAGGTCTTTAACGGTTGAAATATGAAAAAATTATAATGTATTTTGCTAAAATGAATAACAATACAAGTGCTATTGAATACACTTTGTATAAAGAACCGGTGTCCTTGGATACTCTACATATTGTTCAATATCTTCACTCAAATGGAATAATACTGACACCCAAGTGTATAATAGAAAGAAATCATGGCGTCAATTCTTTACCGACTATTGTTGCAAATTCGCATATTTATTCTGGATTAAATGAAGTCCTCACATTTTATGAAACCGTATCAGGAATTTCAGACATTTTAAATAAAGCAAACAAGTGGAAAATAGATAACCCAAATTATAGAATAAATTCATAAACAGACCTGTCAAGAATCCAAATGGGTCAAGAGTCTAAGTATTGCTGCTCAAGATTTTCGCAGAGAACAACCGTGTCATCATAAACTATGTAACCACTTTCAACTGAAAAAAGACTCAGCGGACTTTCGGAGTTTGCATTTTGAATATCTTGAATGATATCATCGCGAGAACGCACAAATTCATCACATGTTCCTCGTAATTGCATTGTTATAATCTGTTTTTGCGGTCCTTCACATGCATCAAAAGAAACTTCATGCTTTCCAGGACTAATTACATGCTTATTTAACGCGCGAATACCAAAATAGTCCTCAAGTTTTACCGTAATGTAACTCACATAATTTTCGATCGCCGATGGCATCTTGCTGTCCAAAATGCGAACGATTATTGTTCTCTCTGGACATGCATAATAATCTTCGTCAAATTCTCGATGGATATTATGAGCAGCCACAAGAACATCATGTAAAGAATTTGCATAATGATACTTGGTGATGAACAAGAGTGGTTCTTCCCCAGTTATTATTATTTGCATAAATTTATATCGTTTGAAAAAACAATATGTGATAGCATCATGAATGTTTTTATTAGGTGCCTGAACAAGAATCTTGTAGAGACCTGGTCCAGTCGAGTGAGTACGAGACGGGCTCTGCGATGACTCTGATGTCCCCAGAGGTCCTTCCGACGGCATTTTATTTGTGATCTCTTTTGTCATTAACGTCTTGATTTTTTCTTTGATCTTTGTTTTAATGTTTTTCGTGAAGTTTTTGTAATTTTTTTCCGCAAAGAGCCAAACAAATGAGTTCTACAAGTAGGACATTGATATCTTGTCGAAACAGAACTGAGAGTCCAATCTCGAATACACTCGGCATGAAAATAATGACCACATCCTTCGGCTTTCACAACAGCACCCAGGGCGCGGTCTCGCAATGATTCCTGGCAAATTACACAAATGTCATCAGGACTTCGTCTTGTGAAAACTAAGTGTTCTGGTCCATCATCCAAATAATGAGCGCCATTTTCGAGAAATATTTGAATGAGACCATAATCGCCATTTTGTTTTGCAATTTCAAGTAGTCTAGTAGCATGCGGTTCACGAAATGGTCCAAATGCTCTATTGTCAACAATCTTCGGATCAGCGCCGTGCCCAAGTAAATACTTGACAGCGTCGTATTGGTCATTAAGTATTGCAATGTGTAGTGGTGTAAGACCTTCATTATCTTTCACGTTGATATTTGCCCCTCGACGAACTAACAGTTCAATTAGATCCATATTTCCTGGTGTGGTGACTAGTAAATGTAACAAAGTAAGCCCGTCAGGACCCTTGACATTGAGATCAGTAGTATTCTTGATAAGAAGCAAATTCAAGCGATCCGTTCTTACAAACAAATTAGCTTGAAGCAATGGTAGTCCTGCAAGATTCTTCACAGAAGTTTTGGCACCGTTCTCAATAAGAAGTTTTGCGGCTTCATAATTATTATTTTGAACTGCTACAAAGAGCGGACTTTCACCAAACATATTACGGTCGTTGAGACGGGCACCTTTTGAGATCAAAAGCGTCAAGGCCTCATGGTTATCATTGGCTGCTGCAACATGTAATGGTTCATTCAGGATATTATTCTTTGCATTTACATCTGCGCCGGCATGGAGCAATATTTTTGTTGTACGAATACAATTATCTTGATCCATTATGTCAAGAGAGCTATGCAATGGTGTATTATCTGCATTATCGCGTGCATTTACGTCGGCACCACGATCTACAAGCATTTTCACAAAAGCATGCTTGTTAATATATTTGATTAACAATGTTTCATATCTATAATTACGAGCATCTATGTTTATCCTCGAGTCTTGTATAATTTCATAAAATTTCCTTTTCTCGCCTGCTTCTATTAACTTTCTTAAATAATTAAATTGATATGTGTCTGTCATTTATATATTAAGGTGATATTTATCGCCGCGAAAATATACTTTTCTTCGATGATATTATCATTATAATATATAAATGCTTGGACGAAGACCACGAAGTCCTTCAATGTCGCCAACTCAGAGACCGCGTCAAATACGCAGACTAGTGCCGCCAAACGTTCTGGTACCTTTAATGACCTATATGAGAAATTATGCTGATTGTGGACCAGGCAATTGCCCTATTTGTTTACACGAAGGTCATTTGGTCCGATTAGGTTGTGGTCATTGTTTTCACAGAAATTGTATTGATCAATGGTCAATGCATGCGCCAATTGGTTCTGCTACTTGTCCGTTATGCAGAGCATTGTTTTTTGGCCAAGAACGCAAAGTGTTCAGCCGCAAAAAGTCGCGAAAGTCGCGAAAGTCACGAAAGTCACGAAGAAAGTCGCGAAATTAAAAATCGTCATCGACATCATCAAAATTTCTTGATGATGCATTTGTCACTGAATAACTCTTTTGATACTCGCTTGCAAACTTCTCAAAGAAATTTGTTTTGCCGTCCAAGTCGTTCAAAATCATGAAATCAAATGGAGTTTCCATCGCTTCCTTGTATAATGGCTCGTAACCCATCTTCATCAGCCAATAATTCGCCACATATTTAACATGTTGCGTCATGAGATCACTGTTCATTCCAATGAGTCTGCATGGAATACTTTCAACAATAAACTCTGTCTCAATTTCTACTGCTTCTGCAATAATGCTATGCACAGTTTCTTGAGGCAACTTGCGTTCCAAGTGATCATATAAGTCAATTGCGAAATTGCAGTGGAGACCTTCGTCGCGTGCGATAAATTCATTAGAAAGACCAAGTGCTTGTTCCATCTTGCCTCGACTCTTGCACCAGAAAATCGCGCAAAATGCACCACTAAAGAAGATTCCTTCAGCAGCCGCAAATGCCAACAGGCGTTCAGCAAATGGTCTATCACTGTGCATCCACTTCATCATCCAATTTGCCTTCTTGGCAATGCATGGAATTTCTTCAATGGCATGAAACAGGCGCTTTTTCTTGTCATCGTCCTTAATAAAGGTTTCAATTAAACGAGCATAGGTTTGTGCATGAACGTTTTCGATAAATGTTTGTAGGGAATAAAATGCTCGAGCTTCAGGCCACTGAACTTCATTTGCGAAGTTAATATTGATATTTTCATTAACAATCCCATCGGCCTGTGCAAAAAATGCAAGAATATGCTCAAGGAAAAAACGTTCATTGTCATCCAGGCGTTCCCAACCAGGTACATCGGCTTCATAGTTAATTTCATTTGCAAACCAAATTACCTTTTCATGGGTCTGATACCAGTGCCACAATCGCGGATACTTGATGGGCAACACAGTAAATCTATCTAAAGATTCACGGAGCATTGGTTCTACGAAGGTATCTTGTTCGGGCGTGCTTGCTGGTTTCTGGCTGGCCATGTTATTGTTTTTATTTATCAACAAAAAAGTTAAGGCTTTTTTCTTTTTTAAAAACCTTGGCTAATAATATACCAATGGCTTTAGTTGCGAGCCTGTTATATGGAGTGTACGCGTACATGACTAATAAAAATGAGTCATGTGACTCATGCGATAAGCCGTGTGATGAGGCATCCGCTTGCATCAGTAGTGCTTCCGAGTCATGTAATTGTGACGACATGCAAATGGATTCCGTGTACTATGAAAACTCCGAATTTTGCTATATTTATTTCAAAAATAAAGAACATGTTATCGAAGAAATCAAACAAGACCTGCAATTAGAATCACCAAAACAAATATCACCAAAAAACATCATCGTTGAAGAAACTAAGAATGACAACGTCGATTTCTACGAAGAGTTCATCAAACAAGAATCATTGAAAGATAAACGCCGAAAGAACATTGAAAGAAACTGCAAGAATTACCAGAAGAATATGAAAAACTGGAACAACAAAAGAAAAAACAAGAAGAATTACTTCTAACTTTGAAAATTTGCAAAAAATTTATTAGAGTAGATTAGCTGTTTGATATGTAAAGATTACAAATGTCCCAATCAATCGAAAAAAATCGAAATGTATTTTCTTTTAATAATGGTCTTTATGTTACCATGATTAAAGATGACGATCATGGTTACGTTGATGAATGGATTCCATATATTGATGCAGCGAACATGATCTCGCTGCCGCATGCGTCAAAAAGAATGCGATCAGAACTTACGAGTTGCAATTGTTTTCCTTTCGATTTTGATATTTCTACGAGACCGAGACCAAATGAACCAAATTACAGCTACAACAACTGGTTTAACATTATTGTCGACAAATGTCCTACATTTAAATTTCTTATGGACAATCAAAAATGGTCAATGGATGTTCAACGATGGCTCTGTATTATGATTGGTCGTTGTCTGCACAACGTTAATGATTTGGATTCATGGCAAGTTGTACCATTTTTATTGGGTCCAGCTGGTACTGGCAAGAGCACAATTCTCAGCTCAATTGTAAAAAGATTTTATAAAAGAGGAGATGTTGGTATCATGTCAAATAATATTGATAAAAGATTCGATCGAGGTCTGTCAGAAATTTCCAATAAATTTCTTTTTATTGCACCTGAAATACAAGGAAATTTTAATCTTCCATATGAGGAATTTCAGTGCATTGTTTCTGGTGAAACTATTATGGTCAATGCCATACAGGCTCGTGGTGTTATATGGAACGTGCCTGGAATGCTTGCCGGAAACGAAATTCCAAAGTACTTGAACAAGTCTGCTAGTATAGAATCCGGAAATGGATTCGAAATTTCCAGAAGACTTGTTGTTTTCAGACTTGATGAAAAAGTTAAAATAGCAAGTGGTTGGAATTTTTCGAAAATCTTGGAAGAAGAAATTGGTCACATTCTTCACGCATGTAATAGAGGCTATCTTGAAGCAGCTAATCTTTATGGCCATTGTGGTGATATTTGGGAAGTTGTTCCTCGCGATCTTGTTAACTGGAGACACGAAAAGCCCGCATAATTAAGCAAATAGAACAGTGTCATACTCAAAATCTTCATCAGTAAAATCTGGATCAAAAACTGCTGATCCAAAATCGATAATATAGACCTTGTTGTCATGACCAATCATGATATTATGATCCGTCAGGTCATTATGTTGTATTTTTGCATCGTGCATTTTCTTAATTGCACGCGAGACCTTGGATCTGATGGTGTCCCATCGGTGATGCTTCAAGTAATTATGCAATGTTGTGCCACGAATGCGCTCCATTACCATATAATCTTCAGTAAAAGTCAATACTTTTGGTGCAATACCAAGCACTGATGCCAATTGTTGAACATGAACTTCATTCATGAAGGATTCTAATTGTCGTTTGTAACTAAATTTAGCATGCATGTATTTTGGCAATACTTTTATTTCAGGTCCATTGGGATTCACATATTTGAATTTCTTAATAACATAATTCTTGTATTTATGTGAAAGGCCTTCAAGAACGTAAATGAGGCCTTTATTACCAGAACCAATCTTCGGACCGACTTTGGCACCAAAGCTCGTGGTACCGACCTTTGCACCAAAACGCATTTATAATATCAATGATAAATAATATTTATCGACATATTAAATCGCGTATTCATTTTTGTAAGAATTAAAAAGCATATTCTTGTCCACAGCGACCATGAAAATGCATATACAAAACGCCGCGAATGCAAAAAATCCATTTCGAGACAAAGCTAATTGTTTATTGTCCAACTGTGAAATGTTGTAAACAAACGTGGCATATGACAAAAGGAAAATGGCAAAGTACATTGTCCTTTTGAATTGTCTCGTCGATATGAACATATCGTTGACTGATGAGGGTTTCTTAAGCGATTTTGTGTTGATCATTCTTGATTTCTTTTTTGAAACTCTTTGGAAATAAGACTCGGTGATATTTTGTGTTTCAAATAACTAGTGCATTTTAAACAACCAGAGCATCATTTCCAATGATTGTATTCCATATATCTACTACAAAATACATTATAAAGAATGTTTGTAAAGGGCCAAATTTCTCATATAGGTTTACAGTTAATGCGAGAAAACAAAAATTTCGAAAATAGATTTGAGCAATCATCTTGTGTTCTTGTCAAAGACCTTTGGGCAGTTTGAATTTTATTCCTTGAAACCATAATATTTGAGACGAAGGACAGGATGCACATATGTACCATCTGGATTTTTCAATTCAGCTTTTTTGACTTCTAAATTGTTATAATTATCACCCCAGATTATACCAGATTCCATTACTTTCTTTAATTGCTCTTGAGCAGGACTCAATTTTGGTCCTATAGGCTCTTCATGTGCTGAATCTTTTGACGACCAATTCCCCATTTATATTTCTGCGAAGAATTTTAACGCTATTTTAATTTTACAGAGTTTGCTTATATCCTTCGAATCATTGGCCAGATCCTTCGAATCTTTGACCAGAAATACTTGCAAAGTATGGTGCATTATATGCCGGCGCATTAATTGTTGTATCATTGTATGCGGGACTTGGGCCATCACTTAGCGGCAATTTGTATGGAACGGGATTATTTTGAAATCCCAAGGGACCGTTCAATTCAGGAGGCATGAGGATGCCGAGCATACCAAACCCCCAAGTTCCATTATTAGAACCCTTCAATGTATCTAATCCAGGAACTTTTGATAGATTGCCTGGTTGTGGCTTGGTAATGATATTAATCGAATCTGGATTCTGTTTCTTAAACATGTTCTTTTATTTATTACAAGATTTTATTATTACGAAGAGCACATATCACAAGCAGGTTCCGGTTCTTCGTCAAGTACCGGTTTAGATTCCGCAGTGGTCATTTTCGGAGAATCTTTGCGAGATTCGAAGAAATTCGTATCAGGTTCTAGCTTTGGTGGTTCTGTAGGTTTCTTGTATTGAGATGCCGCAGCTTTCATACCAAAGCCATCGTTCGCGACCTTTTCAGTCTTTTCACTCTTGATATTTGCAATACGAATTTGTTCACTGTTTGTTCCAGGTTTTGTTCGCAAATAATAACAACCCGTCTTGAGACCCAATTTATGCGTCATCAAATCAGCGGCCAAAATCTTGTTTGCATCGGGAGTGGCAAAGAACAAATTGAGACTCTGGCTTTGGTCAACAAAGGGTCCTCGTTCTGCTGCCATTGTAATAATTTCCTTCTGTTTGTATTCCCAACAAGTCTTGTAAACATTCTTCATTTCATCTGGAATATTTGGAACATTTTGAATGGAACCTCGATGAGCAATTAGAGTTTGTGCCATTTTATCTGACCAGAGTCCAGCGCGAATCAAGTCATCCGTAAGATACTTATTAATAACCGTGTACGATCCAGACAAGACACGTCGAGTAAACAAGTTGCTGGTAATCGGTTCAATACACTCAGTGCATGCAGAAATGATTGATGTGCTTGCAGTTGGCATGATTGTAGTTACAAGACTATTACGAACACCATATTTGAGAATTTCTTCGCGAAGACCGGACCAATCAAATGTCAACGTACTCTTGTCAAAATCAGGCCACATATCAAACTGAAAGAGTCCTTGTGAAATTGGAGAACCTGGATAAGTCTTGTAATACGTTTCTTCGAGTCCTGCTTCAGTGCGCTCCTTTGCAATTAACATCGATTCGTACATGCAACCATAGTAAATCGCTTCAAAGATTTTCTTATTTAGAGCCTTGGCTTCAGGGCTGTCAAATGCCACACGAAACTTGAAGAATACATCTTGGAGACCTTGAACACCAACTCCAATAGGTCTTTCTGAGAAATTAGAAACTTCGGTTTCAGGCACGGGGTAAAAATTGAGGTCAATTGCCTTGTCCAAGTTTCTAGTACAAGTTCTTGCGACATCAACCAAGCGATCGTAATTGAATGTCAGAGTACCGTCACTGTTGGCTTCAACAAACGTCGGCAAAATAATCGACGACAAGCAACAGCATGCATATTTATCGGGGCTGTGGTACTCCATAATTTCTGTGCAAAGGTTTGACGCCTTGATGGTACCAATATTCTTGTGGTTACTCTTTATGTTTACATGGTCCTTATAACAAATGTAAGGTCCACCACTTTCAATACGTGAGTTAATAATCTTCTCATACAATTTTCGTGCTTCAATCTTCTTACGATAACGTCCTGCTTCTACATAACTGTTGTACAATTTGTCGAACTCTGGGCCATATGCTTCAGTAAGACCTGGGCATTCTGATGGACACATGAGGTACCACGGACCATTGTCCCTAACTGCTTCCATAAATTTGTCTGGAATCCAGAGACCGTAGAAGAGACTACGAGAATCGCCATGTTGAGATTTTCCACGTAGAAAATCCTCAATGTCCGCATGCCAAGGTTCAATGTATACAGCAAACGAACCATTACGACGAGAGCCTTGATTAATGTATTTTGATGTATCGTCCAAAATCTTAAGCATTGGTGCGAGTCCATAAGAACGTCCATTAGTGCCCCTGACCAGACTGTTTGTTGCTCTAACATCCCCGATACTCAATCCCAGGCCCCCGCAAAATTTACTGATTTTTGCGCAATCAGCGATAGACTTAAAAATTCCATCAACACTGTCATCTATGTTCAAAATAAAACATGAAAACATTTGTTGTCTTTTACTGCCCGCATTATATAGAGTGGGTGTTGCATGGGTGTAATATCTCAATGATAACATGTCATATGTTTTTCGAACATTTTCAAGATCAACTGAACCGTCTTTGCTAGTATTAATCGCAAGGGCAACACGAAGATACATGTGTTGTGCTGTTTCGACAACATAAAACTCGTTATCTCTGAAAATTTTTAGAAAGTATGTGTTTTGCAAAGTGCGATATCCAAAAAAATCAATCAAAAAATCGCGGGACAAATCAATCATCGAGTTAAGTTCATCTTTATACTTTTGAGAAGCATTGTATAGGTGTTCATTGATAACAGGGTTACGTTCGCCCATTTGGTCAAGGCTGTTCCAGAGCATTGTGCATACGTCGGAAAACCCAAGACCACAGAAACATTCGATATTTTTGTGGTGGTTAGAAATAATCAGACGTCCGGCAAGTTTTTGATAATCGGGGTGTTCGATTTTATTGGCACAAAGTTCGGCAGTGTAATCATCAATTTTACTCGTAGTGATGCCGTTAACAACTCTATCAAGAACATTTCTAGTAATATCAAAAGGACTCACAGTTATGTCAAGCTTGGGTTCCATTTCACATAGCGCAGTAAGACGGTCGGTGATTTCATCGAAGCGCACAGGAACAAGATCTCCGTTCCTCTTTTGGACAAATAATTTATGGCGAGAGTTTTGTTCGGTTACGGGTTTGTGAGACATCGTCAGCTGCATATGAACTAACTGTTTACTTTATTACCTTGAAAAATTTTTCTAAAATTTAATGCCTTCTAATTTTTCTTTGATGTATTTTTCTTTGACGTATTTATCTTTATCTTTATCTTTTCATAATCATTGCGAAAGTTCTTTAATATAATACACAGGCTTGTAACATTTTTTAGCATATTCAATTTCAGAGGTTACACCCTTCGAGGTTTCCCAACCAGGAAGACAGTAGACAATGAGGCCACGACAATGATCTATAAACATTTTATCACGCGTGGACCAGAATTCAAAATCAATTGGTAAATCATATTGCACTTTCACATGTCCGGTGCAAATTGGTTCAATGCAATTAATACCATACTGTTTGAGAAGATATGTAGCAAAATAGTTAACCTTTTCAAATCGCTCGTTCATTACCTCCTGGTCTTTGTGAGTATATGGACTTGCGAGATAATACAACTTGTCCTTATCAAGTTTACAATCTGGATGTTTCTGAAGACGGTCAATATCGATTTGGCCAAAATCCATAATTATGGAATCCGAAGATTCTTAGTGAGGACTATTATTCAAATTTTAGACTATAAATATTTTAAACTACAAACATAGTAATCGTAGAGAGAAGATCATTTGGCAACACAAATTGTTTTCCACGACATATATTTTTGTTAGCAATCTCGAGAGCATTTTCAAGGTCCTTTAAGACTTTCTTTCGATAAAATTTTTTAAATGCACGCTCTGTCACCAAGTCCTTCACAATATCTTGTGCAGTGAAACCATTCAGATTTGTAATATTAGGATCTGCGCCTAACTCAAGCAATGTCATTATCATTTCTTGATTGTCTTTACGCGCTGCTTTCATTAATGCAGTTTCGTTAATGTTCCAAATTATATCTCTGATATTAATGTCACAGCCTGCTTTAACAAGAGCGGTGACTACATCAACGAGTCCTTTTTCTACTGCATGAATAATTGGAATCTTTTCGCGATAAGATATGTCAAACACATTCGTTGTTCTAAATTGTGTTTTCAGTTCAAATTGTGTCATCTTTGTAATTGATTCGATAATTAACAAAGCAATATCTGGCATCAAAGCATCGATAGCATAATAAATATCGAGTGGTGATATTATAGAGCCTGCGGTGATAAGCATAGTAGGTACTTTATGGTCATTTTCTAAACCATGATCCATCAATGACAAACAAATGGCTAGTGGTGTTTCGTCACTGTCATTTTTTATGTTTACATTTGCACCTGCTTTAATTATATAAGGCGTTCGAGTCTTAGAGAAATTAGAGCCTGTAACATAATGCAACGCAGTATTGCCCATACTATCTTGCGCATTAAGATTGGCTCCCACTTCAATGAGTCTTTTGAAGAATCGTGAATCTAGAACAAAACATGAGCGCATTAATGCAGTAACGCCTTGAGAATCAATGGCGTTTATATCAACGTTTTGAGACTCAAGCAACTTTTCAAATTCAAAATATTGTTCATTTTCGACAAGGTCGCACAAGGTTTTCTTTCTTTTTTGTTGTTTTCTTGCTTGCATTTTGTTTACTTGAATGTTTGAAATCTTTGACATTTTTCAGCACATATAACTCTTGCATCTTCGTCGAATCTATCCGGAGTCAAGTTTATTTTGTTTGTAAACGAATTCACAATTAATTGTTTGAGACTACGTTCGAGAGGTCCGAGTTATGTTCGAGGATATGTTCGACCCGTTGGACCTTCAGTATCAGGTCTATCATAACCATCAACAAGCTTATTAAATTTTTTGATTAAGTTTTCAGAAACATTATTCTTTGTCATCGACGCCTCGATTTTCTCGCGATATTTTCTAAAGTGATAGCCAATAGCCTCAGTAAAATCAGGGTCGGGTTTTTCAAGTGCGCCCAGAATGGCAACGGTGACATTTTCCTTATATATATTTTCATTGTATGCCTTTGATTTTTCATCATTGTTTGTATAACCAGGTTCGTTGTAATATGGCTCGGATACCATGATTTGCACTTGAATACTTAATAGAATTTGCAGAATGGTCGAGTTCGCCGGGTCCCACGAAGGTCCTGCCCAAGTACCAAGCAGACTCAAACAAACTTTTCCATTAGAGTATAAATTAGGATTAAATCGAACACGACCTCCATCGGTTGTCATAATTGTCACATGTGGTGGCTTATTTGGAAAATCCTTAATGAGACCATCAAAAATGTAGCAGCCATATTCATATGGAGTATCCACCGGACCAGTAATCATGAATTTGAATTGACAAACACGATCTTCGTCAAATGCCACAAAAATGTTCGAGTTGTCATTTAGAATCAACGACGAAGGATCCTTCAGAATTTTCATTTGTTTCATAATTGCTTTTGTGTCAGTGCTTGTCATCCCTGACCAATTTCCATGCGAAAACCTTTTTAATTTTGTCAAGCGAAACAGCTCAATATCAGGCATACTTAAAAATGACAGGCCAGAATAATGAACAATCATCATATTACTAATACGAATGCCTGTTCGATGAATCTTGTGTATAATCTGATCAGACAACTCAACTAAGTCTGGTGGACTCTCATCATTTGTATAGATTTCAACAAGGAGGCCATAAACGTAATCGAGCATGTACAAGTTCTTTTGGTAAATCGGCAAATCGCTGTCAAAATTGTTATAAAATTCTTTTAAGAGACTCATCTTATCATATCTCGTAGTCTTTTTGTAATCAAACTTTGCAGCAGTTCCAGAGCCATAATTCTTCGCATATGATGCTTTCATTTCTGCATTCGATTTTGCAGTTTTCACGACTTCCTTGTAAGAGCCCACATAGTCAATTAATTTGAGATATTCATCTTCTGTTAGCACTGTCAAAAACTGATTAATGTACTCAATTAATATATCAATGTTAAAATCCTTGTAGAAGACGATTTTATCATTAATATAGCTTTGAACTTCGTAATATTTGGCGGAGTATTTGTAAATTGTAATGTCTGTGAGTCTTGACAAAAACTTTAGTAATTGAGTTGTTCTTTGAGCATCTGCGTCAATCTCGAGTATTTTGACTTGGTCGGCGGGTTCTTCATCGTCAGGTTCTTTTACCTTTTTTGCGACATCGTCGTCCTCATATTCATATTCGTAATCTGAATCGGACATTTTGTGAGTACCTTGTGTACGTATTTAACAAACGCTAACGTTTTCGCGACCCGTCCGTTTTTTGTAAAACATAGTTCAGCCATATGCAAGTCCTCCTAACAATTTCATAACTCTGAATATGTTCAAAGAAAATGCATATATATTAATTGGGAAATTGGTGTCAATGTCCTGATTACAAAACTCAAAAGACATTTTTTCAATTTTTGAAAAATTCACATAATCAAATTCATAAACATTCATAGGACCAATCTTCTTTGTCAATTTCAACTTAAGAATCCAATGTACAGTTAACATTTTAAGAACAAATTGAATTTCTTCATTTCGTAGATGTTCTGGAATACCATCGATACATATAGTATTTATGTGACGATAAAGATCAAGATCATCCAAAAAGTTCGCAAGTTTCACATGTTGAACTTGTTCAATAACTTGTTCATAACAAGATCCAGGTGTCTGGAAAATATCATGGAAATAATAATCAAAAGATAATTTCACGGCATGAAAATTTACAGATTCTGTTATTGGTTTAACAATAACTTTAAATTCGTGAAAGAATGTTGAATTTGGAAAATATTCAAATGGAAAGTATATGACATTTTCGCAATATGACGTACACAAATAAACAAGTTCATTTGGCATCATGGTTTGTAGTATATTTGTTAATTCACACGTGATTGATTGTTCATATTTATATCGATATGCCATCATGTCATATATTTGAATGGAAAACTTGTATATTTCTTGACCTCCGTATGTTATACTTATATATTCAAAATCTTTCGGACTAAGGCCTATAATTTTCAAATTTTTAATAAATGCTGATGCAAATAAAGTCAATGTGAATTCATATGCATTATTGATCCATCTGCTTTTCACCGGACTCAAAACAACATTACGAACAAATACTGAACTATTTGCAAGTTCTTGTGAAGAATTTTCTCGTTGTACTGATTTGACATATTCTAACATGGTCGTAGTAACGTCTGACAACATTTTACTAGATATTTCTTTTCTTTCGATTTCAGTAGTCATTTTCGTATTTACGACGAATCGTGATATCTAGTGCATTGAATAAATTGTAAATCATCGTGAACACCTGAGGCCACTCATTCCACTCATAGACGCAAACAAGTTGGTCCAAAAATAAAATACACGGACATCGTCGAAGAACTCGATATCAGGGTCACAAAAGCAAAGTTTTTGATTATCAGTTTTAGAAAAATTCACATAATCAAACTCATAGACGTTTACGGGGCCTATCTTTTTCGTTAACTTTAATTTGAAGTCATATTCAGCATATTTAAGATCAATAGCATCGCCAACAAACCTGCTGCCATCATTTGGCCAAAAGGTTATTTTAAGTTCCTCATCGCGTAAATGCTCTGGAAGACCTTTAACACAAATACAATTTACAAGGTAACCGAGCCATAAATTGTCGATGCCCATTTTGTATTGAATGTTATGTTCTAGCATTTCAACAATTTGTTCAATATAATAAGCTGTGAATGGTCTATGCGGTTCCTGAACGTTCTCGTACAAATCCCAATGCAATTCAAGTGGTAGTTTTGGATAATGATCAGAGAATACAAATATACGAAAGTTATGATACCAGTTAATACACGGTATATAATCAATTGGTATCCATGTTTCCATTTTTGCGTAGGCCATGCAAAGACGGACAAGTTCATCAGGAATAATCATGTCAAGAACCTGTCGGGACATATCGTGTGTAATTGTTTTGTCAATAAGATAATCATATCGATGAAGCATTGTTTCGTATGACCATGAGTAAATTCGATTAATTCTTTGACCACCAAATTCTATATCGATATAGGACCAGGTACCAAAATCAAGTCCAAGAATTCTCAAGTTTCTTGCACACAGCAGGGAACCTCCTGAAATGTATTCTGAGTTACCTACATCAAATTTGGTTACTAGAGTCGATATCTGGGTTCCGTTAGTTACACAACTTCTAACAAATTTTAATTCATTTTTCAATTTCTCTGACTTGCTCGTTATCTGACTCCAATTATCCAAAATTGCCTCATTTGAATATCCGTAAGTAAGTTTTGACAATGTTTTATTATCGATTGTCTTGTCAATGATTTCTTGTTTGATTTCTTGTTTGATTTCTTGTTTGATTTCTTGTTTCGTAATCAAGGAGCCCATTGTTGATATCATTGATTCATTTCTCGCGTAAATTATTTTTCTGAAACCATGCAAATTTTCAGAAAAATATTCTGCAGTAGAACATTTGCTTAAAATACATACAACAATGGATGATTGGGTATCTTCGAAGTACGTGATTGAATTAACAGATAATTATGTGTCAGAGGATGTAATTGAAGAAGAAGAAACAAAGGACGAGCATGGTGGCGAGCCAGTGGCGAACAAAGAACAACGTGAAGAACCAACGACGTCAGAACACGCGGAGATTGATTTCTCGAGCAAACCGTCGCGAGCCTCGTTAAGTCTTATTGACAAGGACCTGTATAATACCCTCGTAGAATGCAAAAATCAAATACCTACAATTGATGTAAGATGGGAACGCAGCTCAAAACTACTAAATCCATATGAAAAAATCAAATCAATTGATTCACACAAGATTGAATCACGTGCATTCTACAAACTCTACGAAATTATCAAGTATTTTCAAATTGTAAAGCCGGAATTTTTCACCAACATTAACAAGACATTTAGCTTCTGTGAAGCACCAGGCGGATTTATTCAATGCTTGCTTAATATATGGCCGGAAATTGATTGGTATGCTCAATCATTGTATTCTAATACAAATAACGGCCTCTCTGCACCAATTGAAGTATACAAGGGCCTTGATAGTTCACGTTGGGTTCGTGATGGCGACGGCACCGGTTCGATTTATAATACGATTAATCTAAATGCACTAGTGAAAAAATTTGGCGCCGGTTCGTTCGATTTGATTACGGCGGATGGCGGTTTCGATGTATCATCCGATCCAAATAATCAGGAACAAACACATTTACGTTTAATTACATGTGAAGTTATCGGCGCAATCAAGTTGCAGAAACCTGGCGGTGTATTCATTTGCAAATTCTTCGACAGTGTTACAAAGCCAACATGTCAATTATTTGTCATATTGAAAAAGTATTATCGACATGTATATCTATTTAAGCCTCGCACAAGTCGCTTTTCGAATTCTGAAAAATATGTCGTTGCAATTGATTTCAAACCAATTACCGCCGGATTTGACGACGTTGATTACATTCTCAAAATGTGGTCAAAGAATTCAAGTAAGTTTTGCAGAGATCTTGGACTTGCAATTCCAAAACCAATTAAGAAAGCAGTATTTGATTATAACAAATTTGTTGTCGAAAATCAAATAAAACATATTAATTTGGCACTGAAGGCACCCAAGTTGAAATTCGAACAGGAATCTGAAATCGAAGCAATGCAGAATAAAAAAGCGATTGAATTTTGCATTGCATTTGGTCTAATAACTGAGGATGCTGGAACTTCATGGGTTCCAAATGAAGCCTGTGGCCATTATTTTGCGAATCGTAATCATGTTGGTAATGATGATGACAGCGACGACAGAGATGTCTTCAAAGGTCTTAACAAGTGCATATTATGTAATAAGTTAGTTCTAATATGAGCAAAGCTATCTTGTTCTTGTTTAGGTTCTTGTTTAGGTTCTTGTTTAGGTTCTTGTTTAGGTTCTTGTTTAGGTTCTTGTTTAGGTTCTTGTTTAGGTTATTCTTTATTCAAGTTATTCTTTTAGTTATTGTTCGAGATCTACTTGAGACCTTGGTCACAGATCTTGTTTGTGTTCGCACAAAAAAAGACGGGCTCTATTTCCAGTCATGTTTATGTATCAAACGATTAGAAGATGTCCCGCAAACGTGATACCGAAATCGATGAAGAAACTGAGCTAAAAATTGCCCAAGAGAAAAACCGAGCCGCCTGGAACTCTCTCCGTAGGTTTGGCCAACCACTTGCAACAATTTCATGCATTGGCGCATTTGTTGTTAAGTTTCACGAAATCTCAGTCGCAAATGGTTACAATGATCTTGTCGAAGCCGCCGTTTCATTCCCTCTTGCCACAATTGCAATTGCATCAGTAATGAATATCGACATTGACGACATTGATGAAATGCTCAAGAATTATGTCTTTATGTTTGCCAAGGGTCTTCTAGTTTCATTGTCAATTTTTCTCTCTAATCCATCTGCCGTTTTTTTCACAAAGTTGAACGAAGGTTGGTTCAAGGATATCTTTACTGGAAACATGTTGCACGAAAAGCATGGTTTTGGATTCAGAACCATGGTTTTGTTCCATACGTTTAATTTGTTTACTAATGCGGCGTTGGTAAGAGCTGTTTATGGCCGAAGACATTAAGTTGTTAAGCTGTTAATTCACTCGTGAATTCGTTCACGTCATTCACGCTGTTCATTCACAAGCGTTTATGTCATTCGCGTTGCTCATTCCTCAGAGAGGACCTCAGCACGCCAAGTAGCTCCACGGCGAACGAGCACACATCCGTCTTGTAGTCCAGAAACGTCAACGTCCTTGATGTCTTGAAGCATTTCGACTTTGCCCTTGGGTCCAGCAGGGCCCGCAGGTCCAACCAAACCACGGGGGCCACGCAATTCGTCGCTGTCGAGCATGCGTTCGAATTTTTCAATACGAGCCTTGAGGTCATCAACGACAGGTCCAGAAGCGGCAACAGGAGTGGCGGAAGAAACTTCGAGGCGAGAGACACGTTCACTTAGGTCAGAGAGAATGCGAGTCATTTTGTCCATTTGGGAGCTAAAGTTGGTGGCGAAGTCGACAATGTCGAGTCCTTTGGCGGTCTGTAGTCTTTCGAGACCCATGAGGTTCTTAACCTTGGCGTTTTCAATGTTCAAGGGAGCTTGTTTCGTAAGGGAAGCCATATTTGCAATGTATAAACAAATAATTATGCTGTTTTGAACGAATAAAGAATCGAAGAATATCTTTTATACTAGTAAATATGACAGATTTAGAAACTGTCGAAGACCTCGAACAAAAGATAATTGAAACCAATGATAGAAAAATGAAGGAGCATGCGGAGATTCTTGCCAAGCTTGACAAGTTGAATGAGGAACGTGAACTTTTAGAAACAATGGCTGACGATGTTCCGCAAGACATTGTTACTAGGGATTATATTGAAGCAAATGAAGAACAAATGCAAAAACTCAAGAGTATTGACATGAAGAGTCTCATGTTTTCAAAAATGCGAAACCGTCGGTCACGCCGAAAAGCTCGTAGGTCCGGAAGAAAATCTCCTCGTAAAACCAAATCGCGTCAAAATGCTTCTCGTCATAAATTCGGTCGAAAAAGCCGCAAAGCCACTCGTAAGAGTAATAAACGTTCTAGAAACTCATTTGGTTATATTGCGGTTCCTCCTTATATGATTATTAGAACAGTGCAAACGCCACCATGCTTTTAAATAAGTATGGAGTTCATTTACGACTGGACTTGTGACCAGATCTTTTTCCAGATTTGCGGCCGGCTTTTCGTGCGGATTTTCGACCGGTCCTCTTTCTCGATTTTGATCCAAAACTGCCAGATGCACGTCCGAGCGGGAATCCGCCTGGTCCCCCGGTGAATATGCCTCTATTTGCTTGGCTTCGCGAAGATGGAGGATTAATACTATTGTAACCCGTTTTCAGAGCCGTTTTCCAAACATTACTATACGCGTCAGCCAAATGGTCAGCATTTGCATCAACGTCAGCGGCTGCCATGACTTTGTTAATCATGGCCGAAGAAACTTCAGGTGGTAATTTATCATAGTTTTCTGAAATGAAACGCATCATTTGTGCTGCTCGACTGTTATCTCGAGTATATAATTGAACGAATAGTGCCAACAAATCGGCATCTTTTATTTTTTGGTTATTCTTGATTATTTCATAAAATAATTCGAATAATCTGTTTTCTGGCGAATTAAATTGTTTCATATATTCGAAATTCATTTTCATCTTTGCCAAGTCATACACCGCACTAGACGAATCATTATTATTTACGTAAATTGGATAAGGCATCATTTGCATATAGTAAATATATTTATTTGTTTATGCGTTTGGAGAAATTCTATATCTTGTGTCATTAATATATACTATTAATGAATCTCCATCAATTTGTATATTATCAATGTGCGTTATTTTGGAAATATTTTTTAATGCACGGAAAAAATTCACATCTCTAGTCTTTGTTTGATTTCTTGCTTTTGTATACTTGATTAAATTATCTAATATTGCGAGACATTTGTGAGCGCTTTCTTGGTCCTGAAATTTTTTACTAATTTTAACAACATCAATTGGGTTGACAATAAATTCTTCTTTTGATGACGTATTTAGATTTCTCACCATTGCATTATAAGATGGCAACGTGCCTTGTATTTGGCGGACAAAACTATCAATATTTGAACGATTCTCCTCAAATCTGAAATTTCTAATATAATCAATCAACTCCGTTATGTTACTGAAAGTATTTCCATCAAGTATTATCTGCAAGTCATCACCGGTCATATCTTTACTGTTTAAAAGGGTTGTTAACTCATTCACTTCAGAAAGTACATCTGATAAATCTTGACGAATTCCAAAATCAGGATTATTTCTTCGATATTCACTTAAAATATCTAAAATTGGTTTTCTTTTATTTTCATCGTCGTCAAGTTGTGCGTTTAATGATTCCAATTGTGCATCGACGTCATCCGATGACGCAGCTGTACTTGGGGACAGTTTCGAAGAGGGTCTTGGAGGCAGTTTCGGGGGCGACTTTTTTGACGATCTTTGTGATTGACTTCCTAGTGATATCGAATCTGTTCGTGCTATAGGGGATATTCGATTAGAATTTTCAAGTGTCAATCCATATTTCTTCAAATATTGAAGCACTCCAACAATATTATCAAAAGTATGATCATAAAGAAATTGATCAAAATTTGACAACGATATGTTATGTGTATTAATATACTCCATAATATTTCCTAATATTTCCATTTGAGATGGACCATCGGTAATATCACCAACATTTGTCTCAATTTTATATTTTTTTAAAATATTAATTATTTCATGCAATTGTTCTTCGTCTGGTTCTCCTTTTGATTCTTCTCTTTCTACAGGTTCTTCATCTTCTTCATTTGCGCTGTAGTAACTTCTATCAGATCCTTCACTTGACACAGAGTTGCGTTTTTGTATCGTATTGATCACTTCTTGTGTCTCTTCAGTGCCTGGACCACGATAACCATTCAGCATCATTTGAGATTCAGTTGCACAAACTATTGACAATAATCTTATATTTTCAGCATTTTTAGTAATTTCTTTAAACGCTTTTTTAATCTCATCATGCGCATCTTTTGGTTGTTTCGTATTTATAACCGTTTGTAATACCTCATTGTTATCGTTAATGATATCTAAAAATCCCCTCATTGTATTAAGATGTTCATTTATTGTTAGACGTGTTTGTTCTGTATTAGGTTTACGATTGTTATCAGCAATTCTGTTCACAGTGTTTGCAAGGTCGTTTACCGATTCAAAATTTTGATGTGCTTCTTTCAAAAGTTTTTCGGCTTGTCGTGCCATTTTATCGTTGCCACCAGAATACCACGAATTAGCAGTTTTTTCAACCCCAGATTTTACACCGGACCAAGTAGCTGTTGCACCTTCTTGAACACTTTTTTTAAGTGAACCTCCAGCACTTTTTACTTTTGACCATGCTTTTGATGCCCTAGTTTTAAGACCAGCCGAGAGACCTTCCGCAGCACCTTTTGCGGCTCCTGCAGCAACCGCACCTGTGACATCTTCGGATGGCGGACGCCCGCCGCAACAATTAGTGCAAATACCTCGGCATGTACACTTACATGCTTTCTCCGCACATTTACCAGCACATTTTGCACAATAACCAGAGACCTTCATTGAACAAGAACTGGCATATGACCCCGTTGCACGAGCACCCGTCGCTATTGCTGATCCAGTCCCTCGAGCACATGCAGCGGCTTTTTCACCGGTCGCGCTGGTACATTGCGTTATTTTGTCCCAAGTATTAGGTCCTACGGACATTTTCTTACATGGTTTTAGTAATATTCTAGATTCGGACTTTTTTTTTGATTCTTCACATTTGTCGATGATTTGTTGTAACTCAACCAGTGCTTGTTTCAAATTCTTTTCAATTTTCTTTTTATCAATACCTGATTTCTCTTGATCATATAATAATCTATCGTTTATTTCATCAAACTCGACGTAAAACTGACGCTTACAATCTTTATCCAATGAATTAAATTTCTGTACTATGGCATCAGAAATTCTTGTATATTCGTTATATTTTCTATTTAGATCTTCTCTATAAGTATAATCTTTTGATGGAGCCTTGTTTAATTTTTCCAAAATTGTTAGAGTACCGTACAGATTCTTTAGAATCTTTTTGTGTCCGCTTGGTCCACTCTTTGTAGCTTTAGGCGATTTCTTTACTGATTTGCGACCGTTAAACTTTTTTTTTAAAATGAATTTTCGAGGCTTGGACGTTTTGGAGGCCTTGTGGACCTTAGAGGCTTTGGAGGCTTTGGGGACCTTCTTTGGCGATTTTCTTGTGGGTCTATTTATCAGTGCAATCTGAAGAACTGTTACAGGAGCCTTTTTCACAACCGCCTTTTTCACGAGCGCGTTTTTTACCACAGCCTGTTTTACAACGACTTTCTTCACCGATTTTCTGTGGGCTCTTTTCACAACGGCTTTTCTCGTTTTTGGTTTCGAGGTCTTGCGGCCGTTTGTTTTGCTCTTCTTCGAGGTTTTGTGGCCACTTTTCTTCGAAACTCTGCGTTTACCGAATTCCAAATCACCACCTTCAAATTGCATATTTGATAATGGGCTTCTCATCGGACTTGTCATAGTCTTGCTATTTTGCACTTCGCGATATTCTGTTCCAGCATTATATAACTCATCTTCAGGCAAAATTCTATTATACATATCCGTGAGAACCTTAAATTCTTTGATTGTATATTTCAATTTATTCTTATCGGTCTTGACGTTATTCTTCTTCGTGTAAATATAAGCGTCAATGTATTGATCAGTCTTTTTCATCATATCCGCATAGAGTGCACGAAGTACCGAAGTATTTCTAATATTAAACTTGATGCAATCATTATCGCATTTTTCATTTGCACCCGTATTAATTGATTCCATAAGTTCCTTCTTTTGTCGATTTGATGCATGTGACATAATATTGTAAATTACATGTGCAATCATATGCAAGAGCATTTTATCCGACAAGGTTGATTTTGGTTGCGACATTTGGAAAATAATACTCGACATATTAACATAATCCTCATTAAAGCGGGCTTTTTCTTCTGCATCGTTATGTGTCAACTTGCGGAAATCGCTTGGTGCATCATATGCGAATTTATCCTTTAGATTATCGAGAAATGTTTCATAATTTTCATCAGTTGCACGAAGACTAGTGCTATATTTTGTTTCTTCAATTGCTGGAATGTATTCTTTCATCACTAGTGTAATTTGGCTGACAATCTTTTTAATATCATCGTAAACTTGTGTGGCACCTCTTTTATTTAGACCTAGTGCCACTAGAATTTTGTTGTCTTCTGGGAAATCGTACTCGGAGCCCATTTTACGAGTAAGTTCCAAGAGGTCTTCATAATACAATTTGAATTTCTTCAATACTGTCTTTGAATTGGACCCGGGTCCGGATTCCCTTGCACTTAATATTTTATTAATAAGAAAAGTCAATTTGTCAAGATCTATTTTCATACGTGTATAAAATTCGTAATATTTATCAAGATCCTTGTATTTAAGTTCATCATCATCATCATTTCTATCATCAGTAACTACTCTTGTATTAATTAGATCCATTTCCAATCTGGTTTGTGCTTTCTTTTCTTCGACAATATTCTTGATATGATTAATTTTATCCCTTACATCCGTGATTACATCGAGAACGTAATCAAAATTGTCCGAATAAGAGAACACACTATTATCCCTGGTTTCAATCAATGCGTAGTATACATTATCAATGATATAGTCGTATACCGTGTTTACTCGCTTGTAAATTAAAGTTGTATCTTCATCATCGCGGTTTAGATATCTGTCAATTGTTTTTAACTTCATGGTTAATTTATTGATGAATTTTGATTGAATTTCAACCATGTTAGATTCAAAGCATCCCTGAAGAGCGCTCAACGACGAGCACTTACGATTACGAAGTTCTTTGATTTCAGCGAAGAATTCATTAATGATACTGGACACTTGGTTAACAATGATTTCCTTGAATTCAGGAATTTTGATGAGTTCGGCAATTGCACTTTCATGAACATAAATAGCTTCGTTATCCGAAGATAAATTTGCAATTATATTACTTCTGTCATATAGAATTGGACCATTGATTTTCTTGGCAATTGCATTGCAGCACATACACTCTGAAATCATATAAGCAAATGTATTATTAACCGCCCTCACTATATAATTCTTTGACACTTCCCAATCTTCAAATTTTTCCGTCTTATTTTTATAGATTTCCGTTTCAGAATCACGAATGAAGTTACCCATTTTTTCACCAAGTTGTTCGCTTACATTTATCCTTTCTTGATTACCTGAGATTCCTTGAATAATACCCGAAGTGGTCTCTGCATCGATTTGTTTTATCATATTTGCAATTGAATTAGTTGTAACATCTGGATTTACAAGGTTTTTCTTCTCATCTGTCAACTTGGGCATTTTAGTATGTCGCCATCTTTCAGCGTCCTTGTCACTGTCTATTTTCCATTTGCTGGTTCCCTTATTGCTTTGCTCCATATTTCGGATGACTTCTTGGATTTGGGCGGTCGACGGCAATCCAGGAATTAGGCCAGGCACTGTTGTTTCTGTTGACGGTAATCGCCATCGAGAACCACCTGGGCTTACTCGTTCACTTCGGATTGTAGAACCCGATTCCAATTCGGGCATCGATGAATGTGTTGACACAGTTCTTCGAGAAATCACTTTCGGTGCTGCAACAGCGCTTTTAATGATACGTTTACGAATGATAATTTGTTTTGGTCCACCGTTTTTCTTGGACGATTTGCGACTGCTTCGGCTGCTGGTAATTGCTGTGCTTGCTGATGTGTAATTTGATGGCAATGATACATATGAGGCCATTGGACTATCATTTTTTAAATATTTTTTATATATACTTTTCTTACTTTTCATTTCTTTATTATTAGAACCGAAATTATATTGTTGGGGTCCAATTTGTTGTCCCTGCAGTCCCATTCCTGGTCCCATTCCGAGAGGCATTCCTGGTCCCATTCCGAGAGGCATTCCTGGTCCTTGCATTGGCCATTGGGGCCAAGCTGCTTGTGGATATCCACCAGAATATCCAGGTTGACCAACAAATTGACTGCTTCGTAAAACCATTGGTTGTCCACTACGTACAATTGTAGAACCACCCACACCACCTCCGCCGAGGCCGTCGTCATCATCCGAATCAGAATCTGATGAGCTGCTTGATGATGAATCCGAATCAGATTCTTCAGCCGGTTCTTCGATGACCTCGACAATTTCTGTTTCTGGTTCTTCGGGTTCTTCTTCGATGATTTCTTCGATTATTTCAGGCTCTTCTTCTGATTCTTCAGATTCATCAGAGTCTTCTTTCTTACTAGACAACAACTTGTCTTTTGCTTCAAGCATTTTCTCAAACATTTTTCGTTGGTTTTCTAATTCGAGTTTGAACCGATCCAATTCGAGATTAGTTTTATCAGTGGGCGCTTGGTTTTGTAAGAGAACTTTAGGTTCCTGGTCATCCGCGACAAAGAAATTATATTCTTGTTTGGGCCTTGGTACCGGTTTCTTCTGTTGCGTGTTTAACTTCTTTAGAATTTCCGCCTGTTTTCGATACAACTCTTCGACCTGATCTAACAGAATCTTGTAACGTTCCGCCGTAATGTCATTGATCGTGTTTTGGTATGTGTGAATATCAGCATTATCTTTGTTTAGCTTTGACATTGACTCGATCATTTCTGTTAATGTCTTCATTGACTTTTGTTGTTTGTTCATTTTGGCAACTATTTCGCGAAGAACAGATACATTGATCGGACCTTTCTTGCTAATCACATCAATTGCCTTACGAATATCCATAATTGCACGTTCGTGTTCGTCAATCTTTTGCAAAGATGTTTCAAATTTGGAAACTCGGTCTTCAATCAACTGAAGTTTCTTCATCAACTCGCGATGTTTATGAGTGCATTTCTTCGTTGAACTGTTGAGGACCTTTGCCAGAGTTTCCCAAACTGCATCCAAATCAATACTCTTGTATAATTGTCGAAGTCTTGTGATACGACCATTAATACGTTTAATATCTGCTTCGCAGCATTTTTTGTCACATGTTAGTACATAATTTTCGGTGACATGTTTGATTACAGGTCTTTTAACCACGGGTTTTCGCTTAATTGCAATGCGACGTTTGAGTTTTGGTCCTGGAGCCGGTACAGGTGGTGTAGCGATAATCGCGTTAATCACAGGTCTCACAATTGTTTTAGGAGTTTCAACCAATAGGTTAACATCTACTGGCGAACGTTTCACTTGTGGACTTCGTGTTTGTTTCTTTGGCGATTTTTTAATAATCTTGCGTCGTTTTGGTGCGCTAGTCTTCTTCGGTGCCGATCGTTTAGGCGCGGATCTCTTGCGCGGTTTAGAATGCGTTTTCGGTGTTGAACGTTTCGGACTTGATTTTGGTGACTTGGTCCTCGGTTTCACCGGCGACTTCTTAACTATTCTTCTAATTACTTGTTTTGGCCTTGGTACCGATTGTACCGGTTTATTACAATCATTACTTAGGCATTCTTGCGTATTCAGCATCGAGCCATTCATTGTTTTTCTAAAAGAATACAAGAAATATATTTACAAGGCAATTAGAAACAAAAGACTTGGGAAACTTCACAAAATGCGTTAAAAGAATCCGATTTAATTATATCATAATAAAAATGTGTGGTATTATTTTCAGCACACTTTCTGTCGAAAACTCCGGTACCGTCGAAAACTCATTTAACTTGATTAAATACCGCGGTCCTGACAACACAACTATCATGAAACACGATGACGGTTATTTCTTTGGTCATCATAGATTAAACATTATTGAAATCGAGAGTCCAGAAACTGGAAATCAACCAATTATACGCGATGACATTACATTGGTCTGCAATGGTGAAATTTATAATTATCGTGACATAAATACTAATGTGAAATCGGATTGCGAAGTTATCATTGATACCTATAAAGCAGATAAACTTCATGAACTAGATGGTGATTTTGCCTTTGTTTTGTATGATTCTGAAAAGTGTTCGCTTGTAATTGGGCGTGATCCGGTTGGGCTGAAGCCATTGTTTTGTTATATGAATGATGAGGATGTCATTGTATGTTCAGAAATGAAAGTAATCGAAGACCTTTTGAAGAAGAATAACATTGACTTCGGCGAAGATTCGATTAAAAGTGTGCCGATAAATTCCATAACGACCATTGATATGTTCACAAAAATTATTGATATAAAACAATTAACAGATATTTTCGAAAAAACTTGTGATGAAGACTGCAAGGACTTCGACGAGTATGAAACTTGCAAAACACGTGTCAAAGGCCTTTTGGTGACTGCGGTCCGTAAGCGATTAGAGCATACAAATAAACCGGTGGCACTACTATGTTCTGGCGGCATTGATTCGACTATCATATCACTAATTGGCTGTGCGTTAGAACCAGAATCCGAAATTTTCACAATGGAGTACTTCAGTGGAACAAGTATGGATTCATTTTATGCTGACATGTTTGCCAAATCATTGGATCTTAAGCATCATACGGTCGTGTACGGACAAGGACTTTGTGATGGATTGTGGCGGGATCCTGCGACTAAGGATCTTGATTCAAACATTATCACTGAAGTCATTCGAGTTCTTGAAACCAGTGATCCGAATACAATTCGAGCAGCTGTACCCATGTATCTTCTTGCAAAACATATTGCTGAAAATACTGATTATAGAGTAATCCTCTCGGGTGAAGGTGCAGATGAACTCTTTATGGGTTACAACTACTTTCCTATTTGCGGACCTACTTCAGAAGAGGCCGAAGAAGAATCTAGACGTCTTGTCAGGAATCTTCACTCATTTGATATATTAAGAGCCGAACGATGTTTTTCTGCACATGGTCTTGAACTTCGTGTGCCATTTTTGGACCGTGATCTCATCAAATACGTACTTAATATACCAGCAAAATTTCGAAATACGATTGTTGAGAAACAATTATTGCGTGATGCTTTTCGGGATTCATTTATGAAGAACCAGGTGCCTTTACAAATCCTTGATCGAGTAAAAGAACGATTTTCGGATGGTGTTGGTCTTTCATGGGTTCCTGACTTAATCAATGCAATTTGTTCGCTGGAATGGTGTAACAACGGAGGCACGAAGAATCCGTATCCAAAAACCACAAATGATCGACTTGAAACCGAAAAAGGCTATTACAAAAAGGTCTACAACAAGTTGTATAAAACAGTATTCTTGGTGCCGCGCGAAATGCCTGATTGGGCTGATAAGCACACAGTCAAGGAACAAAATGTCCTCGATACAGAAGCATGGCCTTGTGAATATAATAAACACGGTGAAGTTCCTGTGACCGACAATGATTTCGATACATATTTGAAAAATCGCGAAGACATTGTTATTCGGCGAGATACTGACGCACAAAAAATTGTTAGTGAGAAAGTGACCACAAAAGTATCATTTCTCGAAATCAACGAACTCATTAGTGAATTACTTCATGTTATGTCCGAAGATATGTTGGATAAGACAAAATGCAGTGTCACTAGTAGAAATGTATTTAATTATGTTATTAGCAAGTATCACAGAGAAGGCCATGTGCCAAAACAAATTGCTTGGAATGATACTCTACAAGGTATCTCGAGCAGTACTCTGCAAGGTATCTCGAGCAGTACTCTGCAAGAAAACTATGTAACATTGTCTCAAATGATTTCGATGTGTGGTGACTATAGTCTCGAAAATCAAATTGCATATGTCTATTATGATCATTTATGCGGTTATACCAGTCACTATTTCATAATGATTTTTAACGGTCGACAGGAATTTTACTTGTTACAATCTGCAGTGTTTGAATATTCACTTGCGTGTTGGACATTTAACATCAGCCCTGAAGACTATAATCTTCTGACTAACGGTCTCGTGGAAGGCTCAACTGACGATTACATAAAAACCTTATCGGATGCCGATAAGATTCGTTACAAAACTCTGGTTAAAATCAACAATAATATCCCTGCACGACAAAGCCGCAACACAATCGAATTTCTGTATAATTTGTTATATCTTGAGGGACCAACGAATAACCTATTAGATAATGGTCCAGAATACTGTGAACTATTCGAAAAACTTTTTGCATGTGACATTGCATATGAAAAATTCGCAGGTGTTCTTCGAGAAGAATCAATGGCGGCAAACAAGGTAGCACAATTTCGATTTCGATTAGAACCGCTTTGCACTGTTTTGTAAGGGATTTGTTTAAGCAAATTCAGAAATAAGAAACAACAGGTCATTGTCAATTCCGATGCCCTTGCAAATGTGAAACACGAAAACTTGTTTTATTTCAATGTACTTTGCTAAGCGTTCATGGTTCATTCTTTCCAAATTTATATATTTACCAGTTTTTGATAGGACAAGATTATTTACACGAGCACCCGAATTAATCAACAATTTAACGATTTCGACATGACAACATTCAGCAGCATACATTAACGCAGTAACATCGGTATGTTCATTTGCTTGGTTTATATCAACACCCGCATCGATCAATATTCGAACAATTTTCAAATGTCCGCATATTGCCGCACATCTGAGACCATATGCACCCGATAGTTTAATATCAGCACCGTTTTCAAGTAAAAGCTTTAGAATTTCTATATGGCCACCATCGGATGCCCATAGTAATGCATTGTGTTTTCTATCGGGACTATAATCGATGTCAGCACCTGCTTCGACAAGGACATTTACAATTTCCAAACGACCAAATCGAACAGCATATATCAATGGTGTATCAAAACTACCCTGTTTCATATTCACATCCGCGCCATTCTTTAGAAGGTCTTTCACAGTTTCTAAGTGGCCATCTCGTGCCGCTTCTATTAAATTCATTTTATTGTGTAAGAAAGTACGACGGACCTCGCGGTTTTTGGTGTTTTGAAGCTACATAGTCAGATATAGTACCTATTAGGTCATCACTAATCGTATTGTCACTTCCAGAGACATGGCCAATAACGTGGCGAAGTAACACCTGCACCCGCTTCAACAAGAAACTTAACAATATCATGATGACCAAAACATGCGGCAATTGCACTGTTTATAAGACGATTCATCGCCGCGAAAATCTTCGATTTTCTTAAGCAAATTCAGAAACAACAAATAATGTGTCATTATCAATTCCGATGCCCTTGCAAATACAATTCATGAGTACTTGTTTTATTTGTATCATTTCGTTGTATTTGGCAGAATACATATTTCTTCCATAGAAAACTAGAGCTTTATTAGCAAATGGAATAGCACGGATATCTATGTGAGCACCGGCATTAATCAAGAATTTAACAATTTCTAGATGACCACGATCTATTGCAGTCAATAATGCAGTACAATTGTGGTACGCGGTTATATGTACGTGGTTGATGTTAACGCCTACGTTAATCAATATTCGAACGATTTCCAAATGTCCGTATGTTGCTGCACATACTAGAGCATATCCACCAGAGGGACCATACACACAGGGAAACTCAATATCAGCACCATTTTCGAGTAGGAGTTTTAGTATTTCCTCGTGGCCATAATAGGATGCCATTATTAATGCATTATTCTTGTCCGTAGGATTATAATTAATGATGACACCTGCTTCGATTAGTATTTTGACAATTTCCAAATTATTAAATTTAACGGCAGATATCAACGGTGTACTACCATATGACTCCGCATTTACGTCTGCGCCATTTTTTATGAGATCTTTCACAGTTTTTAAGTGACCGTTTTGTACCGCTTCTATTAAATTCATTGTATTAAACGATTTTATTGTGTAAGAAAGTACGACGGACCTCGCGGTTTTTGTAAAGCTACATAGTCAGATATGATGCCCAGGAGATCATCATTAATTGTATTAATACTTTCAGAGGCCGTGCCAATGACATGACGAAGTAACACCTGCACGACCTTTTTATGACAATGTTTAATTGCACTTCTTAGTGCACAGAACCCATCATTTCTATTTACAACGCTTGTATCTGCACCCGCTTCAACAAGAAACTTAACAATATCATGATGACCAAAACATGCGGCAAATAACAATGGCGTATAGTTCCAATAATCCTTTGTGTCAATAAACCTGGTTCCAAAACAGTCATCGATTATGCCCAATTTTTTTGCAAAATCAACCGATATTTTTACAAGTTCAAGAGATCCGTGTTTTGCCGCACATCGTATAATGGCTACTGCTTCGCGTTCATCAACGCTGACACCATGTTTGACCAATGATTCAACTATCTGAAGAGACTCTTTTGCATGGGTGTGCCATATTTGATAAAAACAGGATTCACACGCACATAACAACACGGTAGTGAAGTTGTCATCATGAGCATTAATGTCTGCGCCGGCCTCGATTAAGTACTCGAATACTTCTAAGCAACCAGCTTCTGCCGCGAACATTAACATGGTTCTACCAGTTCCTGGCATTTTTTCATTAAGTAATTTCGGTGCATTTTTAATTATCGCTTTTATTGCGTCTATGTCCTGTCTACGTATTGCTGCCTTTAATTTTGCCATTCTTGCAATTCTTTGTTAATCATGTTGTCTTATCGGACTTGCTAATTTTTCGTATTTTCAAATTTATTAATGTCTAAAATGGTTGCATCTGGCTGGATGCCTAGCGGATTCGCGGTTGAATGTTGCGAATACCAAACAGAAATAGAGCCAACAACCAATCGAAAAAACTGCCTATATGCCGTTTCTTTCATTGGCATTGCTTCATGTGGAACACAATCAGACATCCAATAAATAGTCTTATTGTTGGTTAAAAATGGTTTACCGAGAAGACCTCTTAAATTTTCAACTGAGCCTCCATCCATGGATATTTCATGTGGATCCATTAATTCACAAGGCCAAATAGCCGTCGATTCATCAATGTTTGAGGCCAAATATATACCTCCGTCAAACTTGTTGCCTTCACATATACAACCATGACCCCAATCCCAAAAATACGTTTTATTTCCTGAATCAATGCGCGAACTTCTTGTTGAATCAATATGAAGTCCTGGTCTTCTTTGTGTTTTCCCCGCTTCAACAAGACCTTCATCAATTGTCAAATATGCTTTTTTATCTTTTTGAAGATCCCAAGGTGTTGTGTCTTTGTATGTGCACATTTGAATAAGCTCCCAATAACCATGATATTCTTTCGGAAGAGATTCTTTATTGTATAAGTAAAATGGCATCATGTTAATTTGTAACCCACTTGGGTTTGGAAATTTTGCGTAAGACCATTCATTAACAATTCGGACCATAGGATCATAAATAATATGCGAACTACAATCTGTCACAATCATTGTAAATATCTTGCGAAGAATATCTTGATTTCCGCACAATTTTATCAACGGACTATTTTTATCACACGTTCCTAAAAGAATTTGTTGAAATTGAGGATTTTCCCAAAATGATACATTAAGACTAATTGTTTCATTCATAAAAAACCGATATGGGATAACTTGACGTTATATTCTTCGTCTATGGCACGTTTCATGACACGAAGAGCATGGTCTTCTTTACTGAATGAAACACTGTCACTGGCGCCATTTCTCGGAGGAACCAATTTCGAATCCCAACTAGACATTACTGCTTGCAAGAGGTCTTCTCGTGTTGACTCTTCGTCAACATCGTGTAATAGTTTGTCTTCTAATGTACGATGTGACAGAATGAATAATAGGTCTTCATTTCTATATCCTCCAAATCTCTTGAGGCGCTCTTTCTCGGGAATTTTTGGAACTTGAAGTTTCATTTTTGATGCAAAATTGTTTATGTCTTAATTCACGAATGACTTGCTCTAGGTTATTTTTTGCAATTTTTCAAATGAATTCACAAATGACTCCTATTAGGTCATTGTTGAGAGCTTTACTGTTTTTCAATATGTGATGTATCAGCACATGTGCAAATTTTCTATGTCCGCATTTTAACGCATGAGAAAATGCGGGATCAACGGAGACACCTCTTTCAATTAACAAATTTAGAATTTTCAAATTTCCGGTTTTTGCTGCATATATTAATGGCGCATGATAATGAATTTTATTCATGAAAGTGCTCCTTTCAATCAAGTAACATATAACATCACTGTGATGTGCTGAAGTACAATAATTCCAAGAAATTGAAATAGGACATGCCCATTCCAGTACCGATACATTGTTCTCATCAACAACATCGACATCAGCACCAGCCTCGACAAGAATCTTAATAATTTCTAGGCGGCCATACATTGCTGCCATCATTAATGGTGTAAATCCTGATTTTGATTTTCTATTAACAAGCCACTTTACATCGCAGTAATTTTCTATAAGTCTTTTAACCTCTTTCACAGAATCATATTTTATTGCTTCATCCATGATTCTTAAATAATTCGTGGTGACTAGGCCGATTTATTTTTGTGATTTTTCGGCGCGTTTTAGTGCGTTTATTTTCCAGAATAAAACTACTTAAAGAAGTTAAACGATATATTATTAAACACCATGAATAACGTTTTGAAAAATACCAAGAATATGCAATTGAATGATGACATTGTTCGCATGTATGAGCTCCAATCCAAGCAAAAAGTTCTGTTGTCTTCCCAAAATGGTCTCCTCAATTATTACAAGAACGAAGTTAACAAGCGCATCTTTCTCAGTGTTGTTCGCCAAAAAACTTCCATCAGCCTTCGCCTCCTTGAACACTTGGTCACTAATTATGCAAAGACTCACAATGTCCATTATGAACTGAGCAATGCACCTGTACAAGAAGGATCCGTGACTAGTGAGCGCTACATTAACTCTAGCAAGCACTTTAACATGCACCTCGATTACAAGAATCAATTAAAGTCATACAACAAGCGCTTGTTTGATCCGTTTAAGCGCCGTCAGAAAATCCGCGTAAATTTTACCACGAATGACATTCAAGTGCTCACTTATGACGACGAAGAAGTTGACCCCGAAGATGAAGATGACGAAAACGAGAATGAAATTGTGACTACGGTTGGTCAATTGAATTTCTTCGCGTGGGCCATCGAGAACAAGGTCATCGATTACGCCTTTGAAAATATCGAAAAAATTGAATCTGACATGCTCTCTTCGGCGGATAAGCGTAAAATGAAAAAGGTTGGAAAGCGCCAATTGTCAAAGAATAACAGTTGTGCAAAGTCGCAGAAAACCAAGTTGATTGTGCAATTCAACTAAACAAAGAGTAACCAAATAAGGACTGATAGAATACAAATTATACAAAAAAAATTGTACGTTAGCGTATGTGCTCATGTATGTGTTATCATACTACTGATTATCTACAAAATGCCTCCGCCAAGCTATCTCGTTTCCGATTACAGCGTTACCTCTTCTGGTGTTTGGATTGCGGCCTTGTCAGGTGCCGCTTTGATTTCTGGTCTAAATTTTCTTGATATCTACACGGATATGACGAAAAAGAAGACTCTGCCGGCATTTGACTATGTCGCCATTTCATCGATGTTTTCAGTATTGGCAGGTGGTTCAGTGACTTTGGGCGTTTACCTATTGGTGCCATCAAAGATTCGATACTGGTGGTCCTAGACACTCATAGAGTGTCGGTCTTAAGTGAATACCCGTTGAAATAATTTATAATGTATTATAAAAGAATACATAAAAATGAGTACTGGATTTTGGTCATGGTTTTCAGGCCCACAAGGCCCAGTCGGGCAAATGGGTCCTGTCGGTCCACAAGGAGATGTTGGTCCAGCGGGACCACAAGGCATAGCCGGCCCAATTGGACCTGCAGGCCCTGAAGGTGCTATGGGACCTGCGGGACCGAAAGGTGATCAAGGCCCGATTGGCCCTGTTGGACCTATGGGACCACAAGGTGCGGCTGGTATCATCACGGTTTTGGATTCAACCGCAAAACCACTCGATCCCGCGGTATTAGTACCGGTTTTTAGCTCGGTTTATGCCCCTTATACACCATTTGTAAATCTACAAAAAGATTTTGCGACTCTTCAAGGCAATCTTGCTAATAATTACTACACACAGACTCAGTCGGATGCTCGTTATCCACTTTATGACGATTATTCTCACTTAAAAGCTCAAGTCAATAATATTGTGACGCCTACTTATCCACCGATTGATGCATATACGACATCTCAATCGAATTCTCTGTTTGCTAAGATTGCTGATGTGACCAGTTCAATTGCTTCTGCACTTGGACTTGTCCAGGCATCGACAATTTGGTGCACTGGCGGTTCGTGTGCGGGACCTACTGGTCAAAGTGTGTCGATTGGCGATCGTTTAACCGTTGGAGGCACTGATTTTATGTTGGGTACGAGTACCGGTAATCCGAGAGGACCGGGTGGGCGTGCACTTGTACAAGATTCAAATAATACACTTGTGCTGAATTATGGCAAGGATTTTGCTGGAGGTCTTCGTGTTGATTCGCCAATTAATGGAACTCTTAATGTCGACAGAATTTGCTCGAGGGACGGTAGCAGATGTATTTCATTGGATACTGGTGTTTGGATGTCAAATAAGCGTGGTGATACGTTTGGTCTACAAGATGATTCGAACGTAGTTATGTATCGTGTTGGTCAAGGACCAAAATGGGCTGCAAATACTGGCTATTAATGATGTTCATAATATGAACATGATGTCACCATTAATGACATCGTGAAAAAATTGATCAAAAATGCAAAAAATTAACAAAATTTGTCAAATATACGACATGTGCAAAAATTTAGCAAATAAATTGTCATTTTTCTGCTAAATTTAAGAAAAATAAATCACCCATGTCTTATAAGGGTCAAATTAAAAATGACTTCAGTTGATATTGTATCACTTGTGAATAACAGCCGTTTAACAAGATTGTCAAAAGATCACGAATGTGTGAGACTTGCACAAAAAATGCAACAACGCTTCAAGACAAATGAACAACAATTATTCCTAGCAAGCTTTTATTGCTATCTCAATTTCTCAAAAACTGACTTTGTCATCAATCTGAGTGATATTTGGAAGTGGCTTGGATATGCTCGCATAGATCCATGCAAAGCGGTTTTGGTTAAAAATTTTAATGAAGGTATTGATTATATTGTCGAAAAAGATGGCAAAATTTTTGCTCCAGAGATCTCTGGAGCAAAAAGTACAGAAAGTTTTGCTCCTGAAGTTGCAGGAGCAAAAAAAGATACTAGAGGCGGGAGTAATAAAGAACATATTCTTTTAACTATTATTTGTTTCAAAAAGTTGTGTATGAAATCCAGGACAGAGAAAGCCAATGAAATCCATGATTACTATGTACAATTAGAGGAAATTATGTACGAGTCGCTAGATGAACAAGCTACCGAACTTCGTCTCACACATGAAGAAAATTTGTTAACAAATTCAGATAACGAATCTCTTGTTTACATAGGTACTACTACCAAAGAAGAAGATGAAGCTAAATTTGGACAAACAACAGGAGGAATTATAAGAAGAGTCATGAATGAACACAAAAATACATATCCGTACTTTATGCTCCAATATACAGTGCATACTGATTATCATATAGAATTAGAAAATGCCATCAAAGCTGCATGTAAAGATAAAAATAGTATATTATATGGCAGAAGAATTGAAAAAATATACAAAGACAAAAAACGAACTGAACTTATTCAATTTGATGACAAATTCACAATTAAGCATCTTTATGAAGAAGTTAAAAAGATGAACGAAAAAATTTTACAAGAGAAAACATATCCGACCGTTGTTAAAGAAGTTAGAAAGCTTAAAGAAGAACTTGAAAAGAAGGATGAAATCATCGAAAAGCAAAACGAAATTATCAAAAATCTTCGTCAAAAACTTGGACTCAAGTCACCGAAACCGCAGAAACCGAAAAAGATAACATTGAGTCCAATTGATAGATATATTCTACACTTCTTAGAATATTTTATTACAAATTGTCAAGACAATACAATAATCGAGATAAAAAATGAAAATCTTTTTGTTAAATATGAGGATTATATGAATTTAAATGGATATACTAGATATCTAGCGGCACCGCAAAAATTTGGCAGTTTTCTTTTAGAATGTAAAAGTATCGATTCTATAAGATTTACACTTGACAGAGCAGATAAGGATTATGTAATAGGAAAAGATAATCGAGTTAAAGGTAAGCGAGTTTGCATTACCACAGAATTAAGACAATGGATTGCAGATAAATACAAAGAGGAAATCATGGAAGAATCTGACGAACAAGGATTTGAAGAAGTCATAGAGGTCATCGAAGAAGATAATGAAGATGTTATTATCGAAAAACCATCAAAACGAGGACCAAAAGACCTGATACCATTTCTGAAACATGTAGTTGAAACATCAACAGAACTTTTACCAGTGATACCAAATAGGGACATATATGACACTTATTTGAAGTTTAGTAATACGAGCGATTTGACTTTCTCACAATTTGGTTCGCTCGTATTAAAAGTACCTGGAGTGGAGATGATGAAGAGAGGTAAGAAAATCAATTGTAGGCGTGTGCTCGAATGGATAAGTGAAATCGAAGATAAAGACGAAGAACAAAACGAAATTGAAGACTCATAAAAATATGTAGCATTATTATAAATGGGAAATTCACCAAGTTATACGGGTTATACAGCACCCAAAGGAACCTCGGGATCATCGAGTTCGTCGGGTGTCGTGTCATCGAATCCTAATATAATCATCACAGGTCCTCCTGGTGTGCGTGGGGATGTAGGTCCTCCCGGGCCACAAGGAGATCCTGGACCTATTGGACCTACGGGTGCAGTTGGACCGAAAGGTGACACAGGTCCCGTAGGACCAGCGGGTGCTATTGGACCTCAGGGTATTCCTGGAATCCCGGGAGTTGTAGGCCCAATGGGTCCTTTTGGGCCTAAAGGTGACAAGGGCGACACAGGTCCACAAGGCCCTAAAGGCGATAAGGGCGACATTGGACCCATGGGACCACAAGGCCCAGCTGGTACACCCGGTACGGTCCAAGTTCTCGATAGTGCTCTTACGAATATGAATCCTGCCACGCTTATCCCGGTTTTTAATGGTATTTACGCACCACTGGCCGATTATCAACAAACTAAGTCAGACCTTTATAACTCATATTACACAAAGAGCCAGTCGGATTCGAGATATTCAACGAATGATGCTCTTAATGTGCTTCAAACACAATTTAATGGCCTCAATACGTATTCGAAAACGGATGCAGATAACAAATTTGAAGCAAAAGCGACTCTCGGCGCTGATGTTATTTCAATTGTGAGCCCCTTGATTACGCCTTTTATTTCAAAAACCGACGCAGATAATATGTATGTCCTTAAAAGTGCTCTTGTGGATTCCTATTCAAAAACTGACTCTGATAATCGATATGTCCAACAAAGCTCTTTTGCGTCTGCTGTGTCAAATCTTGTGAGTCCACTCGTGGCGCCATTCATGACGAAGACAACTGCCGATGCTACATACGCGAAGACTGCTGACCTTAGTGCTTATGAGAATACTGCAAGTATGATTCCTGATGTAACTAAAATTGTCAGTCCAATGCTCACACCGTTTCTTACACAGACCACCGCTGACGGTCGATATATTCAACCAAGCGCATTACCGGGTCTGTTAGCCGCATATAATTATGCCAAGGCATCGGATGTTTCTAATCTCGCGAGTCAAGTACCTGTAATGTTAAACTCTTTGGAGACAAATTCTAATATAAATACTATATTGGATCGATATGTTACTGCAAAGGATCTTGGTCCAAACATGGAAACAGCGTTTAATGTTATTCTTGGACCGTATGGAACCGCCACAGGGATAACTAATGCAATTAACACCGCTCTTGGACCTTATGAGAAAACTTCGGATATGAACACAATCCTTTACAATACGCTTCAACCATTCGCAAAGAGTGCTGATGTTACTGCCGCTAACAGCGTTCTATCACAGAATTTATCAAGTCTTTCTGGACAAGTAAGTACTTTGTCAAATTCGGTCACTGCACTTCAAACAAAGGTTGCTTCGTGTGCACAGAGCTCAGATTTGAGTGGTTATGCCAAGCTTAATAATTCTGGTGATTTATCATTTGTTGTTAATGGTCGTAAATATACATTTGGTGCCGATGGAACATTTTCTTTACCAAACGACCAAAGTGGTAATCAAACTTGGCATATTAATGGAAGCAACGACTTGACATTTTCATCAAGCGGTCCTAACACGTCTACTAATCAGAATATTGCAGGAAATCCAATTGCTACATATTATTTGGCGAAAAATAATAATACTGCTGGTAATCAATGGATTCAAAAAGGATCTAATTATTAAATAAATTCAAACGTCGCTAGGCCGCATACAAAGAAATCAAAGATTTCTGATGGACATCGTAAAATTGTGCGCTGAAGGTCATTACAATATAGTCAAACTTGCCAAACTTGATAAAATATCGAAAGATCGCATAAATCTTGCATTTATAGAAGCATGTGTTTATGGTCACAGCAAAGTCGCTGAATTGTTAATAAAACACGGTGCAGACGCCTGGACAGAAGGATTTACACAAGCAATGTATCATGGTCATATTGATATTTTGAAATTAATAATTCAAAATACTAATATCGCAATAACTCAGAACTCTTTTAATATTGGACTTTATACTGCATGTCGGTTAGGTCGTTTTGACATTGCTCTTTTGATGTGTGAAAACGGCGCAAATCGTATCGGTACACCACATCATTCATTTTATAACATGAATTGCAAACTCAATGCACATGAAATGTTATTTATTTCTGAAAAATACGACATTGATTTTACAGTTGTGCCTGATTTTAGCACCGAAATGATTACTTATATCAATGATACAGCACATAATTTGGCTTCAATTGTGCCTGTGGACCTTGTTGAAACTTGTTTGTTGTATGCTTTTCGACTTCAAATTTGTTAAAGAAATAAGGACCAGAAAACAAAAAAATAAATGGCACTAGCTTATGTCACCGAGAGATCATAACAAAACAATCGAAAATGTCAAGCGAAAAAGTCACCGAAGGAAAAGTCACTGGACCTGTTATCGGAATCGATCTAGGAACCACATATTCCTGCGTTGGTATTTACCAAAACGACAACGTTGAAATTATTCCAAATGACCAAGGTTCCCGAACAACTCCCTCTTATGTTGCATTCACTGAAACAGAACGATTGATTGGTGATGCCGCCAAGTCACAAGCCTCTTCAAACCCTGAAAATACTGTATTCGATGCCAAGCGCCTCATTGGTCGCAAGTTTTCCGATCCAAGTGTGCAAATGGACATGAAGCATTGGCCATTCAAAGTTGTCAAGGGTCCAAATGATACCCCGTTGATTCAAGTAAAATATCTCGGCGAAGAACACAAGTTTACTGCCGAAGAAATTTCCGCAATGGTTCTCACAAAAATGAAAGAAATTGCCGAGGCTTATCTCGGTCAAGAAGTAAAACATGCAGTTATTACAGTGCCTGCATACTTTAATGATGCTCAAAGACAAAGTACTAAGGATGCTGGACGTATTGCCGGACTCAATGTTCTCCGTATTATCAATGAACCGACTGCCGCCGCACTTGCCTACGGACTCGACAAATCTGGACCTGAACAAAATCTTATTGTTGTAGACACTGGTGGTGGTACTCACGATCTTTCGGTTCTCTCGGTGGATAATGGCATGTTTGAAGTTAAATCCACGGCGGGAGATACGCATTTGGGCGGTGAGGACATTGACAATCGCTTGGTGGATTATTGCATGGAAGAATTTAAGAAGAAAAACAAGAAGGATATGTCCACGAGTGAACGAGCAAAGCGTCGTTTGAGAACTGCGTGTGAACGAGCAAAGAGAACTTTGTCATCGGCAACTCAAGCGCAAATTGAGGTCGATGGACTATTTGAAGGCCTTGATTTTAATGTGAATGTGACTCGTGCCAAGTTTGAAGACCTTTGTATGGACCTATTTAAGCGAGTTGTTGGTCCCCTCGACAATGTTCTACGCGATGCTAACATGTCCAAGAGCCAAATTGACGAAGTCATTTTAGTTGGTGGTACCACAAGAATTCCCAAGATTCAACAAATGCTTGTCGAATATTTTAATGGTAAATCTCTCAACAAGTCAATTAATCCCGATGAGGCCGTTGCATATGGCGCTGCGGTTCAAGCCGCGGTTCTCGGTGGATCCAAGTCGGAACGCCTTGAGAAATTGGTTCTTCTAGATGTTGTACCGCTTTCACTTGGTCTTGAAACCGCCGGAGGTATCATGACGGTGCTTGTCAAGCGTAATACTACGGTGCCTACGAAAAAGACTCAAGTCTTTTCGACATTTGCCGACAATCAACCCGGTGTTCACATTCAAGTATTTCAAGGAGAACGTGGATTCACAAAGGACAATCAGTTAATGGGCAACTTTCACCTTGAAGGCATCCCGCCGATGCCACGTGGAGTACCTCAAATTGAAGTAACGTTTGATGTTGACGCAAATGGTATCCTACAGGTTTCTGCAGTTGAGAAATCCACGGGTAAGAGTAATAAGATTACGATTACCAATGAAAACGGTCGTCTCTCGAAGGAAGAAATTGAGAGAATGTTACAAGATGCCGAGAAGTTTAAGAGACAAGATGACATTCAACGTGAAAAGGTTGAAGCGAAGAATGTTCTACAAAACTACTGCTACAACATGAAACATAGCACGAAGGATCTTCGTAGTTTGTCGGAGGATGACAAGAGTCTCATTAACAAGACGGTTGATGATGCAATTGCATGGGCTGATGCCGAAGATCGTTCAAGGGAAGAATATAACTTGAAGCAAAGGGAAGTTGAAGATTTTCTGCGACCGATTGTTGTAAAGGCTTATCAAGAAAGCACTGGGCCTCAAGGTAAGGACGGCGTTGGTAATTTCCCGTCTCCAGACACTCAAAATCCATTTGCAAAGAAGGATCCCTTTACTGGACCTGAAATTTCAGAAGTCGATTAAACAAAATATCGCATACTAATAAATGCCTAAACGGTCTTATAAAAAATCAAATAAAAAATCAAAGATGGCTCTGCGACGAGTCTCGAGCAGGTCTTTTCGAAGAGCCTCAAAGAGGTCATTTGGTACTAAGAATACGCAGAGTGGTTTCGGTGCGGTTGGTCGCAGTGCTCTTGTAAAGCCATCAAAAATTCTCGGAGTATCAATTGATACTATTAAAAAGGTAAGTCCCATCAAAACAATTAAAAAGCACGTCGCAAGCACAAGGCCCACCGGATCGATCGGTTCCTTCGACAAGCAAAGCCTTGAAAAGGTTCAATACAAGACTCACAAAACACTTAACCAAATTCGAAGACAGGTAGGTCTTGCGGAAAAAGAAACGCCTTCAGAATTTTACAAGTATGCAACAATTGGTACACCTCAAGTACATGCGTCATATGTTAGTAATTGGAACGCGGAAAATCGCAAATATAACGAAAAGGATTACAATAGGGAAAAAGATGAGGAATATAAAGCAGCACCATTTTATAAGAAACCTTTGATTGCTGCAAAGCATGCAGTAACAAATCCGGCAGAGGAATTTGCAGCGAAGGAACTCCTCAAAGTTACATCGTCAAACGAATTTGTTCCGTACCATCCTTCAACACACAATGAATATCGTCAGCGAATTTTTGACATGAACAAAAATTATAATAAGAAAATGCCTGTAATTGAACCACAATTAAAATCAAGAATTAAACAATCGGAATATTATCAAAAAGCAAAAACTGCAGTTGGCGACCTCAAAATGTGTAATAGTATCTGTTACAAAATAAATCCAAAATATTATGTTGGACCTTTGAAGGCGTGTAATGATTGTCATACACCGGTTGCAAAGGCCGGTGCAATGGTTGTTCAACATGCACCAGAACAAGCTAAAGTTGTAAACCAGATTATTCAAAATGCTCCCGATATGGCAACAGATGCTTATCGCATGATGCTTGATAAAATGAAACGAAAGCCAAAACCAAACTATGGCAACTTTGGCCGCAGGAAATCGCGAAAAGGTCGTAAGAAAGGGTCTCGAAGAAACAAAAAGAAAAGTCGCAAAGTCAGTCGTAAGAAGTCTCGCCGCGGATTCGGTACAAAGAAACAGAGCTTCGGTAGTCCACAAGTCGGATTTCGCAAATTAGTAACACAGGGTTCTAAATCATTATTAAAAACATCTAGTGGCCTTTCAAAGGATGCTGCAAAGTCGTTTTTGGAGGACAATTTTAAGAATTATATGAAGAAAAACTATTAGTATAAATCAATTTATTAGAATAATTAATTACGCGAAGACTTGATACAAAAAACCAAAATCAAAATACATGATCCGCCTTGTAAATTCTCTAAATAAGTTACACTTTACAGAATTTGCAGAATACATGTTTCAAGAACCATTTCAAAAACCGGGACTTTGCCTCTCAAGTTTTGAAGAGGATCTATTTAAGCGCAGCGAAAAGATGCTCGCTAGACATTATTATCAAAACGACCAAAACAAGTTGGCAGCTTATATTCGTTACGATACTATGACTGGTCAAATTCACAGCATTGCAGTGCACGACAAGTATCAGTTTCAAGGTCTTGGAAAACAAATGATTATCAAGGCTGCTCAAGATATTCAACAAACGAAAATGTCGAGCGACATTTGGCTCGTAACTAATAATCGTGTTTTTTCGGACATATTCGGAGGCTCTTTTCGTTTAACTAGAACCTTGTCTAAAATGCCGCGATATTCCGCCAGAATTAATGACATTCTGAAGAGAAGTCATTTGTGTTAAGACAAAAATTCATCAAGTCCAACACCAACGACAACACTAAGAAAGTCACAAGAAAAATGGCGCAGAAAATGGCAACACAAATCAAAGAAGAACAAGTATGTTCGATATTGGATCTAAGCCCATTATCTAGTATGTTTGACCTTTTGGAATTGTCACAAGCGTCATTATTACAAGACGCTGCATCATGGCCAAAATATAATACAAGATATGGGTCTCGGAAAGTGAATTCAATTGATTATGAATTTCTTGTGAAACTTCACAACAACCTCGTAAATGAGTATGAACAACCACACTATGTAGTCATAAAGGAACTCATGCGAATTGCAAGCACAACTGTTGGCGCAGCGGAAGGTTTCTTCATACCACTCCAACTATTCATTTGTTATTACGAAAATGGGTCCAACGTTACACCAATGCATAGTCACCCATGTAGACAAATTACATTGTCAATTGGCGCCGATAGGACAATGCGAATCAAGAATAAGCAGAATAAAAAACAAGAACTCAAAATGTATAATGGCTCAATTTTGTATTTGCATGGACAGGAACATTCAATAATTAAAGAAGCAGACGTAAGTGAAAGTCGTTTGAGTTTTAATCTCTTTTTTACGACAAGTGTGGAACAACAGGGAGTGAACGCAGAGAACTAGCAAGCGCAGCGCGAGCGGGAGTGAACGCAGAGAACTAGCAAGCGCAGCGCGAGCGGGCATGAACGCAGAATAAATTTATCGAATAATAGTAAATGTCACAAACACAAATCGAAACTAGCAAGCCGGCGGATATTACCGAAACTACCACTGGACTTCACGTGATTCTTGCAGTATCAATTAGTTGTATGTTTTGGGTGCTTGCAGTGAAGCCATTTACTAGTTATACACCGAATCTCTTTTCCAAATATGCTGGGATTTGCTTCATGGCAGCGCTAGCATTTGTCCTGTGTACGGTGTTGACTTATACTAAATTATATGCTAATTCGTTAGCGGATGATGGCGTCTTCGCTGCGGTAAAAATGTGGTCATTGTTTGCTGGAATTGCAGCAATTGAATTCTTCGTAATCAAATCATCAATGCACACAGGAAATCTAGGCACCGGATTCTTCAACGCATATACAATAACGATTTTTCTAATCTTTGCGGCGAATATTCTTGAAGCTTCAGTGACTTCGTTCATTAATCGCGATAAACCAGAAGCTGATGGTGTCACTGAAGCGCCTGAAGTCCCAATTGTGAATTTTGTGAATGGTCTCGTTTTGGTTCTCACTTTATGTATAATGTATTATCGCGGACATCGAATGGGTACCCACGATGACTCGTCGGCGCTGTACATGACCAGTAATCTCGGTCTTCCATTTATACTTGCTTACACATTTTGGAATGCCCTCTTTGTAATGGAACTTGGCACATTGCCAACACTTTTGAATATTTGCTCGACACTTGTCATGCCAATTATTGTTCAATATACTGGCTGCGGTGACTGGCTTCACTCACGTGCTATTTCATTATTGTTTTTCATTTTCGTTCTTCATGGTCTTGGCCAGGGCGACGCCGATTTATTACCCATGTATAATTACAATTCGGATTCGGCGATTAGCAAAGCCGATAAAATCCGAATGACCTTCGACGGACCTCTCGGTGGTCTTCAAGAATCCAAAGGTGCAAAGTATACAATGATTGCGCTAAGTACACTGTTTAGCTGCTTGGCATTATTTCGTGAATTATCATATTTGTTATAACGTAATCATTAAGATGAACCAAAGTTTGTAAATGTCATTGTGAAGTAATATTGGAAAGCAGCAGTACTACTTGATGCCGCAATTGTTACACCTAAGCTATTTGAGCCACCACCAGAGAAAGTACCATTATTTGAAACTACTGAAACTGTTACAGTACCGTAGTTGCCGTTTGTCCCAATATTAGTAACATTAATACCAGTGTTTGAATTTCCACATTGAATTAAATAAAGTGCACTTAAAATTTGATTTGGTCCAGAACCACTTACACACAACAAATAGTTATTTCTTGGATCAATACTTACAGAACCACCTGTCGCTCCGTTGTATTTTGTAGCAGTGAAAGAACTTGATGTTGTTCCAGTAAATGAAGTTGTAAGACTAGAATTTGTGAATGTGTAAACATTAGAATAACTTGAACCATTTGTTATGAATGTCATATCGGCAAAAATTGAATATGATTGTTGAAAACCGACGAGTCCGTAGGACCTTATTGGTCCCGAGTACACGGATCCAGCGACACCAACACCGCCAGATACAACAAGCGAACCTGTCGAACTATTTGTAGATGCAGTATTTGCAGATACCAATAAATTTGAGATTGTTCCAGTATTTGCAACCAATGTCGTTGTTGTTGCACTTGTTATATTTAATGATGTCATTGTTGATGCACTCAGTGATAAATTTGATAAAATTAATGAAGTACTTGATATATTGGTTGATGACAGATTATTCAAATATAAATTCGTTGCCATTTAGATTATACAATAAAAATAACCCGTTATGAAAACTCGATGATTATGAAAATCCGAGGCATGTAAATGTGATTGTAAAATAATAAATCTGACTTGCTGTGCTACTTGTTGCAGATATTGTAATTGCTAAACTAGGTGTTACAAAACTAGTAAATGAACCGTTTGCAGACACTGAGATTGCCACGGTGCCAAAAATACCGTTTGATCCAATATTTGTCACATTTATACCAGTATTTGAATTTCCACATTGGATTAAATAAAATGCACTGAGAATTTGATTTGCACCAGAACCACTAATTGCTAACATGTAGTTGTATCTCGGATCAATACTCACAGAACCACCAGTTGAGCCATTATATTTTGTTGCAGTAAATACGGCGGAAACACCTGGTCCAGAAAACGCTGTTGTTAAATTGTTGTTTGTATAAGTCAACGTTGCTGAATAATTGGAACCACCTGCAGTTATTGTAACATCACTCCATATAGAATATGGTTGTTGAAGACCAAAAAGGCCATTTGCACGAATTGGTCCTGTATAAAAAGAACCTGAGAGACCAAACCCTCCAGAAACAACAAGAGCACCAGTGGTAATGTTTGTTGAAGCATTGGTACCAGGTATCATTAAGTTTGTTGATGTACTTGATGTTGCTATTAGGTTTGATACACTTGTATTTGTTGCATTTAGTGTACTTGTTGTTATCGTAGTCGATATTATATTTGAAATATTTAATGATGATTGTGTTATGTTTGTTGCTGAGACATTTTGAATAAATAAAGACATTTATATGTTTACGACATTTATATTTGTAAAAGTATACACTTCACATTTTACAAAAATCTGCCGGGTCCGTCAGAGGTCAATCAGTTTTCAAAATCAAACACAATTAATTCATAAAATGATTTCCCAAGTATTTCTAGTTCTCGCAATGGCCACTATTTCTAGTGCTCAACTTCAAATAACCCAAGATTTTACAGTTTACAATGTCAAAGAATATGAACACAATGAAGATCACAAAGTTACCATCTGTCACATTCCTCCTGGAAATCCGGCAAATGCTCATACAATTATTGTAGATTATCACGCTGTTCCTGCACACATGGCTCACGGTGATTATCTTGGTCCTTGCACTGCGAGTCCGACGATGTGGCCGACCCAACAACCTACTCAAAAGCCGACCCAAAAGCCCACCAATCAACCGACAAATATGCCAACCAATCAACCGACAGTAAAACCAACCAATCAACCGACAGTAAAACCAACCAATCAGCCCACCGATAAACCAACCAATCAACCAACCAATCAGCCCACCAATCAGCCCACCAATAAACCGACAGTGAAGCCAACTTGTAAGCCTACCAATAAACCCACTCAAGAGCCAACCAATATGCCCACAGTGAAGCCTACCAATCAACCCACCCAAGAGCCAACCAATCAACCAACAAATCAACCAACCAATCAACCCACCAATCAACCTACGATGAAGCCCACAGAGAGACCAACTCAAGAGCCGACCCAAGAACCAACATTTAAGCCGACATCTAGTCCAGTAACCTTGAAACCAACATTGCCCACGTACGATATGTGCACATATGACTACTACAGAACTTGTACCAGTTACATGTCGATGAAGACTAAATGTGTTCGAAACAAAAAGTGCACATTTCTCATGAACTACAGATTTCAACCTTGCTCTGGTCGTACCGGATCATGCATCGGTTCTAGTTTAGGTCCTGCACTTGAATACGGAAAGCGACTTGACTGTACTCCAGCGGTAATTAACAAGTATGCTTCTGGCGCAAGTGCAAACGGGTGCATTGTCATTGACACAACGACGAACAAACCGGCGGTTCTTGGTTGTGATCGAGTTCAGGGCGGTTGTTTCCGAAGACTTGCTAATGTAAATGATTGTCGATATGCTCAAGGTTGTATGCCAGTTTATCAATCTCAGGCTGCCAATGATTTCTATTGTGTTGAAGTCTCTGATATTCAAAAGAAGCCATTGAAGAATGTCTTTGTCAACAACTGGTCACCAAATTACAACATGAAGACTTTTGATTGCCAAGATTTACCTTTTGGTGCATGCTCTGCTCGATTTGTTACTGCTTCTATTGAAATGGAAGCGTTTGATTGCACAAGTTCAAATGTTGGCATCTCCGTTATTGCTAATCACTTATCTCGTTTCAAGAATATGCGCGTATACTTGTCTTATACTGCCGACGGCTCCGAAAATGTCGTGAAGACTCTCCTTGACACAATTCACAGCCGTGATGTTTGCAATTCTGATTGCTGCTCGATTTTCAAGACTTATCGTTATCAGGTATCAAAACCCACTGGTACTTGTAAATTGTTGGTTGAAGTCTCTCAAGGTGACATTGCCCTGGTGAATCCCGCGAGTCCGTATTATTAGTTAACAAGTACTTGACGATTATGAATCCTGCTCAATGAATAGAAAACAAAAAATGTATTGCCCGTAGTATAATTCGTTATAAACCAATAAACACTTCATTAAAATGTCTGCTCAATCTTCACAAAACCACAAGCGCACTGCCACTCGCCAATGTATTAAAGTCACCGAACTTCGTAAAAAGTTTGGTTCTGAGATGACTCTCAGAGATTGGCTCAGTTGCCCCGAAAATGTTTACACTGGTCGCCCTGGTCGTGTTTTCATTAACAAAGTATACTTTGGATATCCAGGATCAAAATGGGCAAACCCATTTAAAATTTCTTCTGAAAATCCGGATGAAAGCAGACATGAAAGTCTGCGATTGTACCGAGAACATATCACGAAAAAGATTGCTGAAAATCCGGAAGAATACAACTTGGACGAACTTCGTGGACGATCTCTTGGATGTTTTTGCAAACCAAATGAATCATGTCATACAGATGTCCTTCTTGAGTTATTGAAATGAAATTGTCATTTCAATAACGAAATTGTTACGAGTGATTAACGAGATCATTATCGAATATAATTTTCTAATGTCCTATAAATGTCGGACTTGATTGACACATCAAACACATCAATTGCGCTAGGGTCAGTAGTTGCACTAGCTACATTTTTCGGATTTCGTCATTATTTAAACATTCAATCATTGAAAAATGACGATGAAGAAGATTCAAACGAAGTTATTTTAAAGGCAATTCTTGGTGCCATTATTGTCACATTTATGATTCTGGTAATCTTTAAGAAATACTTAGTCTATGTCGGTTCCCAGTCCATGCTCGAAGAACCATTTGATTAATCATAATCAATCTCTTCTTCTTCGGACTCTTCTTCGGATTCTTCTTCAGATTCTTCCTCCGATTCTTCGTCCGAATACTCATCGGAGTATTCATCGGAATCATCCGGGTTTTCATTCAAGTTACGAATGTCCTCTTCAGTTAATTCTTCCATAACAACTACAGTGTCATCAGGTTTGATTCCACGAGAATTATCTTCATTCAATGGCGGAAAATGCGCCTTCATACCTGAAACAATTTGTTCACTGAACATTTTTGGCAGAACCAGATTAAATCGAATGTAGAGATCTCCAAATTCTCCATCTGAACCGTGAATTGGCATTCCAAATTGTGGCACCTTTCGATAGCCATTGTTCTCGTGAAGCGGGACACCATTTGCATCGAGTTTAATAACACGACCATCAAGACTCTTGATTACTACGTATATTTGTTTATTTGCAGCCGCATATGACTCAAACAAACTAATATTCTTGCACATGAACAGGTTATTACCTTCACGTTCATACGTGCTATGTCCATTTTGGCGAATAACTACTACAATGTCACCGGTATCATATCCGAATTTTTCTGATGCTTGTTTGTTGTAACGAATTACGTGCTCATCCTTCATACCAGGTTCGACTGGGACAACAATCTTTTTTCTTTCGGTAACAATTTCAGAATTCTTAATGCGTTCTCGTTGGATGGCAATCTTTTTCTCACGTCCAGTATATAGGTCTTCAAGTTCAATATCGAGGTAAATTACGATATCCTTGGTACGATGTTGTTGAAGTCGGTCCACATCATCAATCGTATCATCATCATCGAGCACTTCATATCCAGGATTTTCTTCTGGAGTCTTGATAACGTCGGCATCTTCTGCGTCATCTTCTGCGTCATGAACTACAGGTTTTCGACCAAAAACGTTTCCGTGCTGCACGCCCGGAAGACCATGCTGCACTTGATTATGTTGCGCTTGTTGTTGAATCGTTGCCAATTTCTCTTGGGTCTTTTCTTCTTCGCCTTCAATTTCATCAGGCAATTCAATCGAGGACTCTTTAGGTTCTTGTTGTTCCTGGTCTTGTGCCAAACTCTTAATGGCATTTTTCGTCAAATTGCTAACCTGGTTTTTTACATCAGGAGGCAATTTTGCACCAAGTGCTCCGGTCAAATTGTCAATCATGCCTTCGAGCTCATTAAAATTAATGTCATTGGCTTTTAGATCGATTCCTTGAGTCATTTGTTTGAGTAAAGCATTAAAGTCAGGCATACCTTGTCCTGGACCACCAAGTGGCTGATTTCTTCGCTGAGGACCTCGTCGTGACATTTTTATTTAATTGGTGAATTTTAATTGTCAGATTATACGAGAATAAACTTTATACATTTTTTTGATGCTTTTAATTAAATGCTAAATGTGTCTAAACTCGGTGCAAGTAATATTACATGTACCAATACTACGGTGACAAACTTATCAATCCCTGATTCTTATATTGGGACATGTTCAACATCTACAAGTAGTTTGTCAGGATTTGTTAATAATAGCAGTGCTGCATATATAATTGTATTTGCAGGTACTGCGCAATCAATTGGTCAGGGTACTGTCACTAATGTGAACAGTTATTGGACAGGAGGAGCTTCAACATCCAGTGGAATATCAAATTCTTCAGGGACATTTAAGGTTACCAATGCCGGCACATATTTAGTAACATTTAATTTTGCTTGGAACGCTGGTACAAATAGCGGCGGCCGTGGTGTCTGGTGTGTGATAAATGGTGGTAATCCGCGATATTCTGAAATAGACCAAAATCCTACGGGTATTGATTCGTGCAATGGTTGTTTTTATGTGACATTAAACGCTAATGATACTATCAGTATGCAATGTTATCAGAATTCAGGAGGTACTATTACACTTGATCCGACACGAGGGGCGAGATTTACGATGGTCCAGATGTTTTAAGGAAACATCGGTCCAGATGTTTTAAGGAAACATCGGTCCAGATGTTTTAATTCTTAGAAACATCGGTCCAGATGTTTTAAGGAAACATCAGTCCAGATGTTCTAAAAGAATTTCGCATATTTATTTAAATATGTCAAATCTTTATCTCAATCTAGTAAATGCAACTGAAAGTACTATTACTTCACATACATCAACAAATTTAACAGTTTCAAATACTCTCAGTGCATCAAATATGACAGTAGCTACCTTAAATATTAGTTCTAGTATAAATACAATTCAACCATATATTATTGTATATGCAGCCACCGCCGAAACGATACCTAATAGTACATTTTATACAATGTCATCATATTGGTCTGGTGCTTCATCATCAAATTCAATTTCTTTGTCATCTGGTCTATTTACTGTGACATATCCTGGAATGTATCTTGTATGTACTTCTTTTGGATATGCAGGAAGTACATCATCTAGTTTTTCAAGAGTTTCTTGGATAACAAAAAATCAATCTGGTGTTGATGCTCAACGTTACGGACAAGTGTCCACAAACGGTACATCTAATGATTTCACAATTAGTACATTAGTACAAATGAATGCTGGAGATAATGTAAGTCTTGTTTTGTATCAAAATACTGGAGGAAATCTAACAGGTCAAACTGCATATGGGAATAAGTTTCAGATGGTCAAGATATCGTAATCGTCAAGAGATTGCGATATGAATCACAACGAAAAATTTTTTAAAGGAAAATGTGACATATTATAAAACAACATGTCATATTTGTATACAAATTTAATAAACACTACTAATTGCAGTATTACTAGCGGGACAATTTCTAGTCTAAATACAGCATCAACTTTATTAGTAACAAGTATAACATCAGGAAATATCAACATTACAAGCCAAATCAACAACAGTAATAAACAATATATGACTGCATATGTTTCAACTTCACAATCGTTATCAACTGGTGTAAGTGCAATAGTTACAAATTGGACAGTTATATCATCAAACGGTATAACATCAAATAGTGGAACATTTACTGTTGCACTTCCTGGTCTTTATTTTGTAGGTTTAAATATCGGATTTGCATTCAATACCAATGGCAATCGAGCATCTTGGTGTTGGAAAAATGGCTCCACAACTGACACCGAAAGATATGGAAACACCACATGGGCTTCAACTGTGGGTGAACGAACTGATATACCGCTTGCATTTATTATATTTATGAATACAGGTGACACGATACAACCGTGGGCGTGGCAAAATTGTGGATCGACGATTAGTATAAACGGAGACACTACCTTTCAAATGACCAAATTTTTCATGTATAAGATTTGTTAATACTGCGAAATCACGAATTACAACAATCACAACAAGTTGGCATTATATCCATAAGACCAATCTACTTGTTTGCCTCCAAGTTGGAAGAATGGCAAATAATGACTCTTACCCGGTCGTGGAAATGTTTTGTACAAAATCAGTAGAAGGAGAATAACGAGAATAATTGACATGACGGCCTGGATTGCAGTATTTTGCGAAACACACTTGTTATAAATTGGACTTGTTTCATAATAATTGTTAATGTCAAATGTCGGCGTCACATTTTGCGGCAAAAACGACCAATAATTCCATAAATAAGAAGATCCAGAAATGCAACTATGTGTTACACAATTCACTAATGTATTAATGTCAGTATTTGTATCTGTCATTTACATATAACGCAGAATAATTTTCTCAATAATTTTTAAAGATGTCATATACAAAACCCAAAAGTGCTTATGCAGTATATGATGCACTTAGAAGAGCGGATATATTAGCCTATTTTCCTAATCGTTCACATGAACAGATTAGTAGATTTATCGAGAAAGAATGGAAGGATATGCCTCAGGTATACAGAGATACTTATCTACACAGCCCTCCTCGTAAGAGTCCTCGTCATAAGAGTTCTCATAAATCTTCAAAATTAATTGTTTCACATTCGAGAGTATATACTCCTCCAAATACTCCTGGATTTAAATATTTTTCAAAAAAATGAGAGCAAAAGCATGCGAAAAATTTCCTGAAATAGCTTTTGATGATATTACACATGATGTATTAGGGCCATCGTGGGATGAGTTAAGTGAAAAGAGAAAAGCACGTTATGAAGAAAAGGCGCGTCAAAAAGCATCCTCGAGCAAGCGACGTAAAAGTCCTCTTAAAGCAACTTCTAGTCCGCGTCGCACAAGTCCATATAAACACAAAACAACACCAGGCACATCTATCGATGGAGTAACATTTGAAACCATGACAAAAGAAGATTATATAAGATTAAGAGATGAACTTCCAAACAGTCATCTAAAACAATTTATCTTAGATGATTGGTTACGCGCAAAATGTGAAATTGATGAATCATTTTGCGATCTTCTTGTTTCTAGTCCGCGACGTAAAAGTCCTCCTAAAGCACCATCAAGTCCTCAACTAACATATGACGGCATATCTTTTGGAGATATGACTAAACAAGATTATATTAGATTGACAACAAAATATGCAAATAATCCAAGAATAATGGGTAAATTAAATGACTGGTTGCGAAGAAAATGTCAAGTTGACGTAGATTTTTGCAAGCAATTGTTGTCTGCAATGATGTTTGGTTCACGACGTCGAAGAAGCCAACAAAAAAGACGACACAGTAGAAGGACTCTGCGAAGATTTTCGAGAACGACTAAACGCTTTTAAGTTTAGAAATGACCCTTGGAATAACTCTCGGAATGACAGATTTTCAAATTCTTTTAATATTCATACTCGGATTTTTTCTGATTATGAATATCATGTTACGAATTGTCGTGTTTCTTGTACAAGAAACCTTGACACATTTATTTATTCAAATTACTATTCGCATTTTTCTCGAATATTTCGGGACGTAAACCGCATAAATTTGTTAAGAAATGTTAAGAAAATTGCCTAGCCTATTGACTCTCGAAGATTGTTGTAAATATCAACAGTATGTTGAACTTATGACTTCAGTGTTTTCTCCTCGTGATCCAATTGATACAATAATTTCAAACATGAAAGGCTATGATATCACTTATCAAGATTACCATATAATTCGAGAATTACGTGTTGCTAGGCTTCCTCCAGATGAAACTAGACAAGTATTTGCATATATAATTAAAAATTATGAATTAGATGAAAGAGCATTGTCATTTTTGACAATGCCCGGTATTTTCAGCAACATGTTTATTGAAATGTACAATAAACACTTGAATCAACAAATTAATATTAACATGAAGGACCTTGTGTGCAATGATTTAGTGCCTCTCGTTGTGAAATATTCATTGGTTTTTTGATTTCATGTTTTGCTTTTATATTTGTTCGTTATCAAACTGGCTATTTAACATGAGAGAATTAGAAAATGCCAAGGCCGGGTTTTGTTCAGCAACCAACACAGTGCCATCCGAACCGCGGACAGGTCCAGACTGAAGTCCACGATCTCCAGGACCCATTGGTCGATAATTGCATGTGGGTCCATATACTTGGACAGACCCAGATTGAGTTTCCACGGTAGCATTCGGGTCAAATTTTCCAGAATATCCATGACCTTCAAATCTTGGTCGGGCATTGGCATTTGGATTGTCATTGAGAACGCCGATAGAGCCAGAAGAGTTAGGCAGCCTCGAAGATCCAGAACTAATCAACGGGTTGTAATCATTTTCAGTTTGTGAATTATAAACAACAACAGAGTTTGGATTGTCACCATTGATACCATTGTTTGTGTTATTGTTTTTAGGGTACACAGGCATCGACATGTCGAATTTCTGCTTGTTGCTGTTATCTGGAGCAGCGTCGTCTTCAACCGTAATCATATCAGAGTAATCAGTCGGTTCCACGTCATTCATAAATGACGGAATTCCGCCGTCACGATTATTCGTGTACATCGACAGCGGATTATTCTTTAATTGTTCATTTTGATAACTTGCAAGTTGGCGGTCGTCGACAGCCATTAATTTATTAGGTGCCGCTCGAGGTACTGCCATAATTTGATTAAATTGATAGCGAGAACCATCGGGCAATGCTTGAAGCAGTGTTCCTGGACCGTTCAAATTAGAATCGTTTCCAAAAGTTCCTGGACTATAAGCACCAATCATATCGTCTGGATCCGTGCGAATATTCATACGTCCAGCACCTGGCATATAGTCTTTTACCAATGTTGATCCCTTAATCGTGTACGTATCTGCTCCGCCTGCCATAGCTTTCTTCAATGTATCTTTGATATCCAAGTTTTCGAACTTTTCTACAGGACCACTAGCACTGTCTTCAGGTCCAGTATACAAATAACGCGAAGTTTCGGTAAATCGAGATTTACCAGTATTTGCTACACCAATATATGAAAAATTTGTGCTTTGTTTAATCGTGTTCTTTGGCCCGTCTTCCCATGTGTAAAACTTGGCTCCGTTTTTAGCCCTATTGGCGTCACCTGCATATGAAAAATTAGTGCTTTGTTTAATAGTGCTTCGAGGAGCATCCTTGAAAGTATAGAATTTTGAACCTTGTGTTGGTCTACTGGCGTCTCCTGCATATGAATACTCATTAGTTTCCTTCATCGTTGTCTTCGGTGCATCATCGTATGTGTAGAATTTAGAACCCTGCGAAGGTCTGCTAGCGTCACCTGCATATGAGTACTCATTGGTTTCCTTCATAGTTGTCTTTGGTGCGTCATCGTATGTGTAAAATGTGGAACCCTGTGAAGGTCTACTAGCGTCACCTGCATATGAATATTCAGTAGTTTCCTTCATCGTTGTCTTCGGTGTATCATCATAATTGTACGAACTAATGATGTTAGGACCCTTCAAGTTTAATTGTTCGACGTTTTGTGGATTTACGGAACCTCTGTCTGTTTCATTAACATAATAATTCGAAATCATTGGTCCGGTCTTCTTCACCGCTGGGCTAGGTCCGTTTAGGGGAACACTATTGCAATCACTCTTTGATCTAATGTTGTTGTCTTGGGACATGTATGTCGGGCTTCTATTATTAAGTCCCATTGGTCTCGCAGGCGCAATACCAATTGTCATCGGCACATCAACACAATAGGACTCTTTGTTTGAATCTTTGAGAGCGGCATTCGATGGTGAATTTTGAGAAGTCTTGGGAACAGCTTGACCATATCCCCAGGAAATTTGTTCACGCTGAGGATTCTTTGGTCGATTATCTACTTGGTAATCAGCACGAAGCATTGCTTCACCATTGACAAAGCCGACCTTAGTGGTCATTGTTGGTCTTCGTGCTTGGGACCAATCACGCGGAGGTCTGTACTTGGGAACACCTGGAGCGCTCTTGTTTTGAGTACCACCGACACCAGGGTAGGCTGTTGGTAATCCGGCAGTCAACAAGCGACCTTCATTCACACGACCCGGTAATTGATTTGCCTTGTAATCAGAAACGTTATTAGGCATTACACGCGTGAAGTCGTGAAAACCACCAGCAGCAGGAACCGTAGGATCAAGATTGAGACCAGGACCAACCATAATAGCTTCTGATGGTGCAAGGTCATTTCTGTAAGTTAGTACTTGCTTAAATCTTTCGTCGTCTTCGCGAAAAAGTGGTTGTCCAAATACCCAATTAGTTTGTTGTTCTGCAGGACTGAAGAGGGGTCCTGCTTCACGCTTCGAACGATATGTGTCATCTTGACCAGTAAACATACTCAACAATGTTTGGTTAGGAGTACTTTTGTCCGTTCCGGTTTCAACGTTAACACCGTCAATGTAGTTCCCCTGTGCAACGCCGGTACCTGCCATATTTTGTGTGTATTTTTTAGAAAATGGCACCATGTTATTATGGGCGAAATCTGCAATTGGGCGATTATTTAGGTTCAGTAGGTAGTCGTTTGTGACACCATTATTAGTGGGTTGTTGTTGAAGACTTGTAATACTCGGGTGGCTTCGAATTGGGTTTGGAACACCAGCAAACGGTCCAGTCTGCGGCTGTTGAGTTTGAGTATTTGTTGGCATTTGTCGACCGTAACTTGTGTTACTCATTGAACCATACGTATTAGGTCCGAATGGGCTTCCAGCGCCACCAGGGCCGAACATGTTTGGTGTTGGCGCAAAGGCCCCTGCAAGGCCTTGTTGAACACCAAGGACTTTGGGCATTTGAACAGGTCCCTGTTGTGGTCCCTGAGCAAGTCCTTGGACTTGTGGACCATTGCCGAAATTTTCAACTTGATTTCGTGCAAATTGTTTTTTGAAAACATTTTGCTGATTATTGAACATTTTATTTAGCGAAGCATTATTATTCGGTACTCCAGCCATTGGTTGAGCAACAGTCGGCATTGGGTGATAATATCGTGAAGGTCCAGCAAAAGCATCTAATGCATTATTCATAATAAGAGGACTCGGTGGTTGTCCAGGCATTCCAGGAGGATAAAATACATTGGGATAGGCAACATTTGGCAGACCTAGGTTATTTTCTCTTTGAAAATTTTGTTCTCGACTTTGTTGATTTGCAAGATAGTTGTACACACCAAAGCCGGCCGCTATTAATCCTAATTCCATATTATGTTTTAGTATAAACACATATAATTTATTTTTCTAATAAACCTTGGTCATCGAAAAATAAAATGGCTCAACAACTTCAAAAGTTATTCATATATTTTTGATATAATGAGCAAGAGAAGCAATGTACCAATAGCAATCATTGTCGAGGATTCTGTTGAAAGAGAAAGAGCTTTAAATGAGAGAGAAAGACGTATAAACGAGAGAGAAAAACGTTTGAATGAAAGAGAAAGAATTCTTAATGAAAGAGAACAAAACCTGTATAGCAATGTGTCGAGTGATACCGATAGGACAAAAAGGTTGGAAGCAGAATTGGAACATTATAAAAATGTCGCATATCCTCGCAGTGCTAAATTGAAAGTATAAATTGAAAGCGAAAACATTCAACGAAATAATTATTGGTATTATTGTAAATGGGTGATAGCACGACGCAACCAAGTATTAACCAAACCACAAATTTTACAAGATTAATGAAAGCAAATGTAGTTGACTGCACAACCATGACTGATGAAATTATTGTAATGTCTTCTGGCCGAATTTCAAATCTCTTCGACCCAGTTAATCCAACAGATGTTGCTACAAAATACTTTGTTGACCACTCGTCAAGTATTGGTGCATCCGGTCCAGTAAACAGTATACAATTTAGTACTGGAACTACGTTCACAGGTGTCGCAGCATTGATGTACACCAGTGATACTTTTTATGTGACTAACAAATTTACGATGGCCAAGGGCACTACAGGTACTATTTCGATAACTTCAAATCAAATTTCGGGCCTTTCAAATCCCGTTGATGACAACCAAGTGGCTAATATTGGCTACCTGCCAGAATTATCAGTTGTAAACTTGAGCACGTCGGTTGCAAGTACAAATCTGACTGCCTCACAAGTTGTTAACAAGTATTTGAATAGGACCATCACAGCCACTAGTGGTACGATTCAAGACATTTTACCGACCAATATTGCTGTTACTACATTACTTGGTTCGAGCGGTGTCACTAGTGGCACTTTTTCGTTTTCATTTGTGTATAATTACACCGGTACTGCTTCAACCGTGTTACTTTTTGGTAACATCATACCTGAAGGAAATTATCAATATATTAATAATCCAATTCCAGTGATTACTGTTTCAGCAAATAATATAGTATCATTCAAAGCAACAATTGGTACAGATGGTTCAGTGGCATATTATATTAAAAATACTCAACCGATTTACGACGTTTCGACCAGTGGTCCATTAGTGACTAGTGTTGGTCTCAAAACAGACAACTTCACGTCAACAAAAACAATTACGAATAATTCCTTCATTATTTATCCATTAGTGCCTACTGCGGTGACGCTTGATGGTGCGTATACGTACACGTATGCCGATATTAGAAATCGATTAATTATTAGATCTGGTATCACAACGGATACAACGGATACATTTGACATTCTTGCAAATTGGACCACTGATGAAGCATTTTCTCTTGGTTCTGGACAAATCAAATTTGTTATTCAGAATATTAGTAGTCATAATTTGAAGGTTGGACCTGATTCGGCACCTACTGGTTGGTATTATGATACTAATTACAACCGGACGATACCGCCGAATAAGAATGGTCTATTTTATATTAATTATACTGGTACAACATTCATTTTGTATACGATTGGTATTTATGATCGATATGGCTAGAGATGTAGCGAGTATTTAAGAGCTTCGTGCACTGTGGTATGAAGAATTGCTGAGAGGGCTTTGTAGCGCCGTGTGGAATGAGCCTGAGGAGCGCGATGATCCCGTTGAGAGTGGTGTATGATACATTGGAGAAAAATCAGCCATAATTCTGTCGATTATGTCTGGATTAATGTCTTGTGAAGTCAATGAGCGATATGAACGCGCCGAGCTCAGTTTAGGACTTCGTTTTGGTGACTTGCGAGACTTTTTAGAGGCCTTGCGTTTTTTAGGGCTTGTAGAGCGTTTTTTCGGGCTTGCAGAGCGCTTCTTTGAGATCTTACGGGTCTTCTTAGGACTCGCTTTGCGTTTCTTAGGGCTCGCTGAGCGCTTTTTAGGACTGATCGAACGTCTTACTTGTTTTGGACTAGAGACCTTGCGCGCTTTCTTTGGCGATTTCTTCGATTTGCGCTTTTTAGGGCTTGCAGAGCGTTTCTTCGGGCTTGCTGAACGCTTCTTTTTCGGGCTTGATTTCTTGTGAGACAGGCGAACCTTTTTCGTCAGACCTACAAGTTGATACCATCCATTTGTTCCTGAAACAACTTCATAAACACGACCATTGTATGTAACTCTTTCTCCAGGCATATATACTCCGAAATTGAACATTTATAATAGAAGGAGAAAAAAGAAAACAACGAATTGTGAAAACAAACGAACAAAACTAACGATTAGCGCTTCGCTTCGCCTAGACTATATCGTTTCGCGATCGCCTAGACTATACCGCTCTCATACAATGAATAATAATATGGGTTCACTGAATTCACTGGGATTGCAGCCGCATATTCAATATAACATCGAATCCTCTTAAAATCGAAATTTGAAGTAACACTGTCTTCCGAACAACTTCTTTTCTTATTTCTCTCGCGATTTTCACAAATCTTCTTCGAATCAATACCAAAATTCTCTGAATGTTCTTCACCACGGGGTCTTTTCATAGTTTATTTTAACGACCAACTTGTAACGTCCTTTAATTTTTCGCGGGATTGTTACTTTAGTTAGTATAAGGCTTTGTATAGTTCTTTGGCGGTCTATCTCGTACGATATCTGGAATGGACTTCACAGCAGATTCGAACAAAGCTCTTGGGTTTTCTGGATCAATGTCAACATTAAAAACATAAGTGTAAAAGTTTTTACTGTTGTCAATATTATGTGTTGTATTGTTGCTGCTGTTTTTCGCTAATTGTCGATGAATTGAACGAAGATCATCATTAATTCTTCGTACCGAATTTTCATAGGATTCTTTGGCTTCCTTTAATTCGCGTCTTAGTGCTGTTATCGATTCTAATTTCTTGTCTGAAAGTTCTTTCTTTTCCGCTGCAGTTTTCTTTTCCGATGACATCAATGTCTTATTCTTATGCATTTCATCGAAATGCGCTAGCCTTATTTATTTTTTATTTTACATAATACTTTTTGCATCATAATAATTTGTCATCTTTGTTAATTGTTGAATTCTCAATTTTTCCATCATTTTTTCGTTACGCTCATCTTCCATAATTTGCTGCAAGACAAATGGATCTTGTTCTTTCGGATCAAAACTCTTGCGCTCTGCCATATACATGTTCATTTTCTTGTCAACTGCAGTAGTGTCTGTATATTTACGAGCTAGCTCCGGGTCTCTCATTACCGAATCTTCCCAATATTCATTGTTGGTACCATATACATGCAATAAATCTGCACAACAGAGTCCAGATTTTCCATTTCGGTTTGTGACAGAGAAATCAGAAACATTTGTAAGACCAAGATCAGAATACCCAGTGCTATTTGGTACTGTCATAATTTGATCTGAAGCATATGGGTTATATTTAACAAGGCGTCCATCTTCAGTCATTTTCGCCTTTACTTGTTCTGGATTCTTTGTTACATCAATTTGTTGACGAGAACCTCCACTTCGAATCATTCGATGTTCCGCTAATCTATCTTCTTCAGAACCTCCAAAAACATCTTGGCGACCCATGCTGAACGGGTCTGCAAAACCATCTCGAATTTCCTTTTGTTTTTCTTGTTCAAAGCGTTGATTGAACAATGCCATATTCCTCTTCACATCATCAGGAGTGAGTGCTTTTGTTGTTTCAGGTTGTTTGAGGCCATCGGCAGGTTTAATTGTAATGTCTGGTGTTATTTCATAATCGATATTATAATCAGGCATTCTTGTTTCTTTCTTTCTGTTTTTTAGGAGAGTATATGCTTTGAGTACTCGATCGAATGCTTCTGCCTTTTCTTCGCGTGTCCATCCCATTTTCATTGCTTCTTGAGACAGTGCCTTATCTGGATGAAGTACTTTAATTAACTTTTTGTATGCTTCATCGACGTCCTCTTTTGATGCACCTTCAGGAAGACCAAGAATTTCAAATGGAGAATATCCATCGAGAGATTCTGTTTGTTCAATAGGATATGAACTAGGCATCTTAGGCATCTTAGGTCTCTTTTCTGCCGTTTGTTTTCTGAGTGGTCCTGGAACTTGTGACACTTGTTGAACTTGTTGTGGAACTTGTTGTACACCAGTTAATTTTGTTTGAATCTTTTGAACAGAACTCTGCGAAGATTCTCGAGCAGCATTTTTAATTGGTCCAGAGTGTTTTGATAATTGGATTGGAATTTGCGGTTTTTTCAATGCTGGTTTCTTAAGTATTTGAACTGGTACTTGTTGTGGTACTTGTTGTGGTACTTGTTGTGGTACTTGTTGTGGTACTTGCTGAATTTGAACTTGTTGAACTTGTTGTGGAACACGAGGTAATTGAGGCACTTGAATTCGTTGTGGCATTTGAACTTGTTGTGGCATTTGAATTCCCGAAGGAGCTTGCGATATTTGGGCTTGCGATATTTGGGCTTGTGGTATTTGAACTTGTGGCGGGACTTGATAGACCGTTGGATGTATTATTGTTTGAACTGGATGTTGCATTTGCGCCTGTGCTTGCCATTGGGTTTGATAGTGTGGAACTTGTTGTAGAACTTGTTGCGGAACTTGTTGCGGCATTCCCGGAACTTGTGACGGCAATTGTACCGGTTGTAATTGCACGTGATATGGAATTTGTTGAGATATTGGCGCACTAGTCGAAACTGGATATGTAAATTGTTGATGTGCCATTATAGATGTATATAAATACTTTTACATAAAAAATAAATGAATTATTTTAATTCAACGCTTTAAACTTGTTCAAGAAACCTATTTAAACATTATTCAGAACGAAAGAGATCATTGTTATCCGATATAACAATTTCCGAAGTTGATTCAGAGCTTGGAACTGCATCAGTGACATTGTTATTATATTTAATTTTTGATGCTTCAAACAAGGCTACTAGTTCATCAACACTTGTAAGTGGTACCGTCCAAACTTTATGATCAGAGGACCATGCAGCGCCTGATGCTTGCTTAATAACATCCTTGTATCCATACGTTTTGCCAAGAATCTTTGCAAATGTTTCATTGTGATTTTCAATTGACAACGTAATATCAGTTGCAGGTTTTGCTTCAGAGTCTCGAACTGAAGTGGGTTGTCGGGATGCCGCAGCCATTTGCGGCCCGGAACTACTTGCAGGTCCTGGACCAGGTTGAAAATCATGTGCAACGATATTTTCATGACTTCTAATCAACTTTTGAATTACTTCAAGGTGACATTCAATGGTCTTTTCACGTTCCCTGATAGTATCATAGAGCGTCTTTATGTGATCCTCCTTTTCTTTTAAGACATCTGTGTACAACTTGTCCTTGTCAAGAAGGCTGGTTTCTTTGATGTTAATGATTTCATCTTTGCACTGAATAATGCGGTCCTTCTTCTGTAACATGTCGAGATATTCCTGAATATTGGTCTCATTATTTGTTATCGTGTTATTTGTCACACCAGTAGTGATATCATCCAAGTCTTTAATGTAATTGTTAACTTGAGTAGAAATACTTTCAATTTCATTCTTGTTACTTTCGTTTGTATGATCCTTAATCATACTAATAAACATATCAAGAAATTCCGGGGATTTTTGAATCTTTTTTTCGCCAATAGTGCTTGTTAAAAGTGCCTTGTTTGTTGCATTTGAATTCAATTTGTCGCCTGCAAGACACGACTTGATAATATCGTTAATGTTCTTTGCGGACAATGTAAGTGAAGTCTTTTCGGCGCAGGTTTTAAGAATTTCTGTGAGTTGGTCTTTGTTCATAATAATAATAGAATCTGCATAATAGATCTTATTGTATTTTATTTTTTTCAAAATTGTGATTTTATTGTGAAATTATTATATCATCAAATAGTAAATATGGCGGAACCATCAGGATCGTACAATATCACTCAACATTTATTTAAATTGGATGAAAGCATTGTTAACAGTGCTTCGCAAAAACCGGGTCAAGCAACTCCCACAACCAATTTCGGACCTCAGTTTGACAGTTTCATTAATCAATCACGACTGAGCACTTATTTTCAGGATAACCCGTGGCCGACAGTTACATTTGCGCAACAATTTGGAGTTGCAGCATTGGGTGGTCGAGTGAATCCTACGTTGACACCCGGTGGTCGACCTGGAAACCTTTTGGCAACTGATAATGCCAACGTGACCTCTGGGAATGCACCAATGCCAGCTAATGCGTTTGTCGGCTCGGAACCACTGACCTATGTCAACGGAATGTATGTCCCCAAAAACATGGCAATCAACTTTCCAAAAAACCAAAACAAAAATTAAACAAGGCTAGAAAATAAAGTATATATTCAAAGTGAAAATGAGCACGAATACGAGCAACAAGACCAGACGTGTAAAGCGCACAAATATGTCCGATAATGCCCCGGACACACGAGTTACAAACAGAGCGATCGACAGAGTAAAATATGAAAGTCTCACAGGATCTGGAACTTACACATATTACGATACTGAAAGTCAATATTTGCATTTGACTGAGGTTGTAAAGGATATGAAGCAAAGAAATCACATTTCTGAGCAGGATAAAAATCGACTTCTAAATGTTCTTGGTTCAGTTCAGAGAATAAGAGCAATCATGACCCAAAATGATGCACATATGGGTCCTGGAACTCTTGCTCCTGATAACAACCCTGATAATGTAATGAACTTTGCACGAAGTCTCGAATAAGAAATCAAAGAATATTTAACAAATATTCCAAGAGACTAGCATTCGTGCTAAGAAAATAATCAATTAAAATGTCAAAAATTACCGGTCAACAAATCTTTGAAGAAATTTGCAATGATGTAGATTCTAAGCAAATTTCTAAAAAACGAAAGGATGCTCTTATGAAACAGCAACTAACAGAAAAGTACTATCAACTTCGAGAAGATTTTGATAATACTCGAGAGCGTCTTGGCTTTTCAGAACCTTTGGATTGCACGTATTGTTACTCACAGGATTCTGATATATATGAAGACTTCAGCCATGTGCCTGAATTATATAACAAGAAAAAGGTCTTGGAACAATTTAAATTATTGTATCACCGATTTATATCTGTGGATTCTTTCATGCACAAGTAATGTTTTTCAAGAGAAATTTGAAAGAAATAACAAATAAACGAAGTCGTTTAGAACCTGAAAAAAAAATTTCAAACTAGAATAAATAATCCAGAATTATATCATGACAAGCATCAAGACCGATATTGATAGAACGAAATATGTTATGCATTTAAAGACGATTAAAGCTAATGCAATTAGAACTCTCTCTGAGGCTCTCAAAGAAGTTCTTCTCGAAACCAATATGCACTTTGATGAAAACGGCATTCGTATTCTCCGTATGGATCAAGGCAAGTCAGCATTTGTTCACCTGAAGTTGAATGCTGACAAATTCGATGAGTATTACTGCCCATCTCCGATCTCAATTGGTATTAATCTTACTAGTCTCCACAAACTCCTCAAGACGATTAATAACAGTGACATTATCACGCTTTTTATTGCCAAGGGTGATGAAGAAAAGCTTGGCATCAAAATCGAAAATCACGAAAAGAAGATTATCAGTGTTTCTCGTCTCAAGTTGATTGACCTTGACAATGAAGGTTACAATATTCCTAGTACAAAGTTTGAGACGATTTACACGATGCAATGTATTGATTTTCAGAAACATTGCCGTGACCTTTCTATGATTTCTGATTACATTGACATTTGGACGAAGAATAACGGCGACACATTCACGATGGTTGCAAGTGGAGATTTTGCCGAGCAAGAAATTGAGATTGGGGAATCTAGTCCAGAGAATTTGAACGCGACAGAACCAGTCTTCATTGGTCGTTATCAAGTGAAGTTTCTTAATTTGTTCTGCAAGTCTTCTGGTATGTGTCCAACGGTTGAAATCTTTTTGAAAGAAAACTTTCCAATGATTTTGATTTACTCTGTTGCAAATTTGGGCAATATCAAGTTGGGTTTATCGCCGAAAGTTATTACATAACTTTCTTGGACCAAGGTCATAACCTGAGCGCTCTCTCGCCGAAAGTTTTTTAACTTTCTTGGACCAAGTTGTAATGAAGTCATGGCGAGATATCCAGTAATGTTATACGACATATAACAAAAAAACATTTGTTCTAGCGCATTTTTCGAAATGATTATAGAAATGCCGTCGTTACCTCCGGGAATGCCGTCGTTACCTCCGGGAATGCCGTCGTTACCTCCGGGAATGTCGTCATGCAATATTTGTTTGCAAGACCACAAAGATCAAGATCAAGATGATTGCGAAGGAAATAAACTAATCAAATGCAATAAGTGTACATTTGTTTCATGTTACAGTTGTATTCAAATGTGGTACCGTTATTCACAAAAATGTCCAGCATGTAAATCATATTGTACTTATGATATTAAATACGACGCGGAACCCTTCTGGCAAGGTGATCCGGTGGACCCAACCGTTTATCAACAAATATCAATATTTGGTACAACCAGAGATTGGCTTCACCATATGTTAGAATTAGGAACACGACAAGTGGAAGCACATAATAGTATATATGGATTTGTAGGAACCTCTTTAGAATCCCACGAAGTACACCCCGTAGTTCAATGGACTGTTCCACGTGTTATTATAACTAATAATAATTCAACAAATACTACATTCAGCAATGAAGCTATAGAATCTCGAATTTCAGCATTTCATCGTAATTGGCTTGCAGGACTGGAACATTTACGACAAGAAGCAGTGCGCACAAATTTACTACATATAGACGCAGAGGCCATTATTCAAAACATTGAAAATATAAATAATTCAAGAACTGTCGAAAGAAATCTTAAGAACAACGCAAATCAAATGAAGAACAAAAAACATGAACAAAGACACCACAACAGAAATGAACAACGACGAATTAAACGAGCAATTAAGAATTTTTAGTCACGCCAGAATATGACTGCTATGATTAAAATGAGTCATCGAGAAGTTGAAGACATTTATCACGTTAGAAAGAATATACGAAATGTTTTGAATAAGTTGGATAATGGCCAAGAGACTTCTTGCAATGATTACTTCGAGAGCGCATTAAATACGTTAATACAATCATTTAACAGTTTTTTCCAATGTTCCGCGAATTCTTTCCAATGCTCACGTACTCAAGAATCTTCGCAGTGTTCTATGAACCTTTTTCAGTGTTCATTTGAAGAACCACGAGAAAATCAGAAACAAGAACAATTGTTTCCAGAACAGTTTTACAACAACTTACACGAACCTGTTGTTGTATATATGTTGAATCATGCGGATTTTGCCAGCGCTATTGACAAAAAACTCAAGTAAATCTGAAATCAAGAAAATACAAAAAAGAAAAATAGTCTAGTAATAGACCATTTTCTTCATCGTTATACATAATATGAGCACTGAAAAATTACAAGAAACAATTGCAACTAGCACAGAATGTCTCAATTTTCAATATCAAATGTTCCCGAAAAAAGTTCGTGATAACATAATTCGACGAGTTCTGGGGTTGAAGCCCGCTGATATCGAAGTTTTAACTGACGCGTTGCAGAATAAGAGAACGACAATGTTTTGGAGAGGCGACATTCATGTTTTACACGATGCATTGAAGACAAATGGTGCAACGTGTAAAATTTTGAATCATTCTATTGATGGATATACTGTGGAATTGAACTATGATGTCGTCGAAGAAGGACTCTGCGAGAGTTCTCAAGCAGGACTCTGCGCAGGACCAACGATGTAAAACAATAACATAAATAGTAGTTCTTTCGAGAAAGAATATTTACAATGATATTAGCGAGGACTCCGGCGAGATTCTAGACTTGTTGGTGGACTTGGACTCCGGCGAGATTCTCGAAGTTCTCGTTGAACAATTTTCCACGCAGTTGTTTGATAGGTTGGAACATCTAACCTAACTTTTTGAATTGAACCATCAGATCTACTACAATACACCGTTTTGAAACCTCGATTCAGAAGCTCCTGTCGACAATTATCACACGGCGTTGATTCACACAATTGACCGGTACCTTTTTCAATTCGAATGACTAACAAATTGAACGACTTGTTCTTTTTCAATGAACGCAATACATTCATTTCTGCATGCATTGAAGTTTGATATCGACCATCCACATAACAACGATCACTGTCATTAACTGCTTGGTGTACAATTCGACGACCCTTAAGTACATAAGCTATATGAACACTTCTCATTTTTTCTTTAAATGTTATATTTTCTCTATTTGCACACGATAAAATTTCACTGAACTTGTTATTAAGTTCAGAAAGATTTTCCTTCGGCAAGCTCTCCAGTGGACTTTCCGTGTCCGATTTTCGCGAACGTTTCTTATAATACTTGTTATGGCTTCGGCAGCAATGCCGCCTAAACTCTGGATCATGGTACTCAACTTGATTCATTTTATTTTATTTTCTCGGATAGTTTCGCTATTGTGTCCTGATATTTTTTTTGCGGATTTGGAGCAGACCACACTTTGTTCAAAAGCTTTTTTGACTCGGGGTCATTCAAAATTTGTAACCATTGCTTTTTCGATTCTGATGCCTTTTTATTATTTAATGAACTGAGATTCTCCTGACGCGGTTTTTCGGAAACCTTTTTAGCTGGACTTCGAGCAAGGGCTCTTTGAGGTCTTGTTGCATTCTTTGCAGCCGGAATTTTTGCGCTCAATGCGTCCAATTTTCGAACTGAACCAGGTCGCTTAAAAACCGGTTTGTTCAATTTAGAATTAACATGGGATACTTTATTAACTGATGGTCTTATTACTGATTTGCTGTTCATTTATATTACGAAGGAAATATAAAAAGAATCGCAAACGCTTTAAATAATTATCCGAGTTTCTAGTAAATAAACCAATCATAAAACATGAATGCCCCATTATTTCAAGGAGTTACTAATTACAATGATTCAACAAAATCTTATAATAATACATCGTTAAATTGTCCTGCGGGTCTCGGTTTTGGTCGTTCGCGATTTGGTTCATATACCGGGTTCGATAATCATATTGGTATACCAAACACATTCGATCCAGAGCCAGGAACTTCAATGAATTATTTAACAGCCGGTGAAGTACCAGATCTTCATGGTGCACGATTACCGCGACCTTACGGACCTCGTGATCATATGACACAGTTAAGTGGATTTGGTCGAAAAAAGAAAACCCGTTCGCGAAACTCTGTGAGTTTCGGTACTACACCTGGAACCGATCATTGGCTCAGCAATATGACTAGCAGGAACATGTGGGGACAGCAATATGCAAATGAAGGAATCCTCGAAGCGGCGAAGACACTCCCGGGACCTTCAAATCTATACAACAATGTGCCAAGAACCCCAATTTTTAATCCCGATGATTTTGGCGGCGTTCGAGTTCAAGAAAATTATCCGGGACCAAATAGTCCTTTGTATGGATTTGGGCGAAAAAGGCGCGGGACTGGTAAGTCGGGCTTCGGAAGTTCTTATATGGGTAATACTGGTACAATGATGGGCCCTAATAATGTCGGATATGAGCCTTCGATACCAATGTATCATGGCGGTGGTGATACGGTAGACTTTGCAACAAACAAACTTTTTCGAAATGATATGATTAGTGGACCGACCAATTCGCTTGGACCTTATGCTTCATATGGTTCTGATAACAATGTCATTTATGGCGTTCAACAAGACGTTGGTACCCGTGATGCATTTTTGACGAAGAATATATCTGGACAGAACGCTAGAACTCAAGCAGGATTTGGTCGTAAACGAGTGACAAGAACATCACGTAATAAATTTGGACAAAGATCACTAAATTCGTACGATATGCTATATTCACCTGCTTCAGGAACAGGTAATCCTGTGTTGTATCAACAAGTTCCACCTTATATGAACACAGTCGATACACCAAGCGGTGTTTATATGTCATATGGCCGCAAAGGCATAAAAAAGAGCGCGAAAAAAGTACCAACAGTCAAAGTAGTCACTAAGAAACCAACAAAATCGAAAATGCTAAAAGTTCAGAATAAGAAATCTGCAAAGAAGAGTCCTCGAGAATCTTCGCAGAGCCCTGTGAAGCCGATGTTAACCGGCTCAAAAGCCATTAAAGCTGCTAACAAAAAGGAAAGACCACGACTGACGCCAATTTCAACGGAGAAATCTAAAATGAAGAAAGTGCCTGCCAGACTGTCGACAACATTTAACAATGTCACAATTTCATTGGAAAAATCTGGCAAAGTTAGTGTCAAGTCTCGAAGATAAACACATAAACACATAAACACATAAATTATCTAATTTCTTCATCGATGTTCTCTGACGACATGATTTTGCTGTATGCCACGTCTGGTTCTTCGAAATACTTACACATTAATTTGTTAAGTGATGCAGCTGAAAGATCGGTTCTATTAAATTCAGCAAATGACTTCTTTGAAAAAGAAATATTGTTTGAATAAAAGTTATTATACATTTCTTCAACCATTTCCTTGTCACAATAATCAAATTTGATTTGAAAGTCAATTCGTCCAGGTCTAATGAGAGCTCCATCGAGTTTATTTGGCAAATTTGTTGTCATAATGATAATGCGACCACTATGTTCAACAACTCCATCCAATAAATTAAGCATAAATTGTAAATCTGCTAATTCGTCTTTGGACTCCGTCTTTGTTTCGGTTTTTTGTTCAGCCACGATTTCAACAGTTTCTGATCGTTTCTGAAAATTATAAATAAAATCAACTTCTTCAAACACTACAATGGAATCTTCGATAGAAACTAAATTTGCCGATGGGGTATAACTGTTGTCGTTAATATCACCGCGTGAAAATATGTTATGAATCTTATCTTTGGGTATCTTTCTTAAATCAATCGAAATAATATTTCTTTTTGTATATGTCGAGAGAGCTTTAATGAAGGACGTCTTTCCTGTTCCTGGTGGTCCGTATAGAAGAAGTCCAAATGTGTACGGATTTCCCAAACGATCATAAAATGCATCCTTGTTATTAAGAAAAAAGTCAATTCTCTTTTTAGCTTCTTGAATATGTTTTCCAAACAAATTCAAGAAGGTTTTCTTATGCTTCAATCGTTGTTTTGTAATCATGTACATTTTCTTAGTCATTAATTGCCCACCCATATTACCTGCCAATTCCATTTGGCGCTCAACTACTTCGGCAAAATCAAGATTTGAGGAAGAAGGCACATAGCTTTTTTGCACATTATTCAAAAACCATTTTTGAAGTTCGTCTACATCCAACTTATCCGATGAAAATGTAAATATAGAATCATTGGATGTTCCATCAAATACACATGAATAATAAACATTTGGAGCCAAAATAATATCACCTGAAACACAATAAAATACGTTACGTTTGTTTTGTGAACGACACATAGTTTTATTATTTTTTGAAATTTCTGTTAAATTTCTCTCGATATAATTTGATATGACGTTTTCATATACATTATTATATGTAAGCGACGATCTCTTGTTTGTAAATTTGTTAAGATATTGATAAACACGTTTTTTGACATACTCGACAATTCTGTCAAATAAATTGTGTACAAGGATGATTACCATATAATTGTACACAGTTTGAGTAATAGACGCATTATTATTTAGCATAAGACTTGTCAGAATCTGACTTCGAATGTTTGTTAGAAATTCATCTGGTCTGGAAACAGTCCTCTGAACACTTGAAGAATACGACGGTAAAGCCGGTGAAGCCGGTGAAGCCGAATAAGGTGATAAATTCGAGTAATCAATTCTTGTTGAAGAATCCATTTTTGATACGAGTTAGATTGTTAAAACAACTGCAAATTTTATTTTGTAATTCGTCGTCGGTGTCGTTAAATGTCTTAACAGAGCCATTAAATGTCTTAACGTCTAGTTTTTCGACGAGCCTTGCCAAATGCTGCATCTGCTACTGTTGCTAATGCTTGTGGAATTGCTATTGTATAATTGGGATCTGGATTGGATCGTTGGTTGTGATGTACTGATGCTAAAACATAAAAAATTGTTACAATCAATAAAATTGCGACAATCACTGATGTAACTATGATTGCAGCAAGAAGACCTTCACTCAATGAACCAGATGCAGTTGATGTGCTTGCTGAAGTTTCAGTAACAACCGGAGTATCGTTTGACGAACCAGAAGAAGCTGGAGCAGAAGTTGCTGAGGAACCAGTAAATAAGTTCTTAAATTTCGTCCACAGGTCTGTTACAGTGGTCTGTGTTGGTCCTTGTGTTGGTCCTTGTATTGGTATATCTGTTGGCACCGACGTAGTTTCAACTACTGGTCCCTGAGTTGATCCTGTTGTCGGCGCCTGTGTCGGCGCTTGAGTCTGTGTAACAGACGGTGCTTGCGTCGGTGCTTGTGTCGGTACAGGTGGTGGAACACAAGTATTCAATGATTTAAGAAAATTATATGTTGGATGTTGATAACAACACAAGTCGTTGTATAGTGTAATTAGCTGCGGCTCCGGATAGTTTACATATTGATTATAGATTGAGTCAGCGGCTTGAACATCAGCAAGAGCTGGATTCAGCGAATTTTCAATCTTTGCAAACGCAGTTAACCAATTATTATAAAGAGTTGTTTTAGCAGTTTGATATGCCGTTAGTAAATTGGCATTTGCTTGTGAATTAGTAATATTGGTTGCAACGATATTAGCACATGTATCGGTATCGCCTGACATTGCGTACGCGGTCCTTTAGTATATCAAATAAAATATTTGCATTATGTAAAGCGGTGATACGCAATATTGATAAAATGACAAGTTGTAGCGAAATGATTTCAACAATTACTCAACAAACTATGGCTGCACAATTGGCGACAATGAATTACAAAAAGCAACAGTCGGCGGCATGGCGAGCACTTACAAAGGCAACTAATGATAGAAATGCATTATATCCAGGTGGTGCTGATGGCATCGACTTGAAATATGCTGCTGGTTGGTACGTCGATCCGAATTCTACAATGATTGAAATTAATGGTAATCCATATGATTGTAAAAACAGCGTTGGTCAAGCAGGTTCTTGTTGTTATTCATCATCCGATCCACGACAAACAAAATGTTGTGCTTGCGGAAAACCGTATAGTTGCAATGCAGGAGGAGGTTGTTTAGGAACATGTAATTGGGGTCAGTGTGTGAACAATCGACTAAATGCAAACATGAATCAACCACAAATTGACTCTGAAAAGGCAGATTTGGCAAATAGAAATGTTCAAATTAATGCACTCCAATCAGCATACAACACGATACCAACACCAAATCCACCATTTCCTAAAGTTGATATTGGATGTTGTCAGTCTATCATATATTCTAATATATCTGCAACAGCAATTAAATTTGATCCAAATGCAAGTGTTCAACAATGCACAATTATCAATGGTGCACAAACAGCGGCGGCTTCATCAGCAGTACAAAATGCACTACGAGCCCAGGCTTTTAGGTCACAAGGCGCCCTGAATTCAAAACCAGACGCAATTAAGAAAATTTACAACAGTCTTTCTGCGATTAACATCACGGAACCGACAAAGGTCTCTGACAAATTTACAATGAAGAATTTTCTTGGTGTTTTTGGACGATGATTTGTTCGGTGATTATTGTTGCTCTAATTATTTATTGACATATTACAAATGTCCAATTGTAATGATACCCTGTTGTCATCAACGAGAGCATTAATGCGTGCCCAAATGACAGCAATGAATTATAAAAAGCAAAAATCGGATGCTTATGTAGCACTCGGAAAAGCAACACAAGCAAGAGATGCAAAGTATCCTGGAGGTTCTACTGGTATTGACCAAAAGTATGCCGCAGGTTGGTATGTAGATCCTGCAACACCAAATATCGTTGAAGTTGACGGTGCACCATATGATTGTAATCAAAATAATATATTGCCAATTTTTGGTTCTATGTGTTGTTATAGTGCAGGCGCAGCACAAGCCAAGTGTTGTGTATGTAAACAAAAAGTTTCATGTAGTACGACAGGAATCTGTTTGGGCATTTGCGGCGGTTCCGGTACGTGCACGAACGGTATTCTGAAGGTCAACCGATTTCAGGCTCAAATTGATGCTGACAATGCTGATTTGGCAAACATGAATAGCAATATTAACTTGTTAAAAGCAAATTATACCGCAATCATGCAACCAGCTTCAACAACGCTTGTCGATACTTCATGTTGCAATTCACAAATAAATTCTGGAATATCAGCCACAATGTTATCATTTAATCCTATTAATAATACTTGTGCGATGAACACGGTGAGCCCATCGCAGAATATCATGCGTAATATTTTCTCGGATTCGACATCAAATCAAAGCAAATTTACGATAAAGAATTTTCTGGGTGTGTTTGGCCGCTAAGCGGGTTGTTTGGTCGATAAGCAGGTCATTAAGCAATGCGTCGAATAATAGAAATCAAAAGACTGAAGATTAGATAACTAATGATGAAAATCATTAGAAGGTCGACAGTTGTATATTCGCGAAAACAGCACGATGGTCCCGATGGTTCAATGTGAACATCATCATCGTAAATGTTATCGTGAAGCATTGGCCATGACAGCGACGAGCTCTGCGAAGAGTCTCTCATTGGACACTTCATTAGGCCATCAGAATGCTCGAGAATCTTCGCAGAAGAGTCTCTCATCGGGCACTTCATACGGCCATCAGGACCTCTCATTGGACACTTCATGAGGCCATCAGGACCTCTCATTGGACACTGCATTTCCTTGACAGGACACTTTTTCATTTCTTCCGAATAATCATCAATATAGCACACGTTACCGTCGCACACAATCTTTGAAACTGGTTTTTGAGCAGATCTAAGTTTTGGTTTCCATGTAGGTTCAACATGGCAATTATTAAGTCCATCTGGCTTTTCGTGTCCACACGCACCGCACATGGTGTAATTTTCGCAGCAATCATAGTGTTCTTCTTGTTCTTGTTCTTTTTCTTGTTCTTTTTCTTCTGGTTTGTGTTCAGTACCACAATCAATACAACATTCACAAGAATTATCTGGAGTTTGTTCATTTTTACACTTACATGCCGAGTTTTCAATTAATGACATCATTTGTGATACCTGCGAAGCCATGTCGTTCATCTTTACTAGAAGAACACTTTGGTCCACAGAACACCTTTCCATATCATTCTTCAAACTGCTCAAGTCGTGATTAATGTCGTCAATGCTGTTGTTTAGTTTGTCAACGTCGAGTTCAACAATGTTGTCATCCATGTTTATTTGGTATTAGAACACAAAATAAGAATATGAAATATTCGCAAAATGATTATTTCACATTTGCAAAAATAAACATCAAAATAGCCTCGAAATAACTTCGAATTATTATTTGCTTTAATAACTTTTGGCAAAAATCAATGTTATATATAATGGGGATCAAGGGTCTATTTTCAAACATTAAAAAGTACGCAGCCGAAAGCATCAGACAAAGACCTTTATCGGCATATAAGGACAAGCGAATTGCGATTGATGCCGAAATTTTGATTTACAAGTACAAGCACAACAAATACTCGAAAAAGACAAATATTACAAGCGAAGAAATGCAATATAGTTACTTGTATCCATTGATTAATACCGCAGCAAGTCTTTTGAAAAATGGAATTCATCCCATTTATGTTTTTGATGGGGTCCCCCATCAAGCAAAACAAGCAAACTGTATTAGTTTACGCAAAGTTCAACGCGATATCAATCTTCAGAAACTTGCAAGATATGAAAAGGAATACGAAGAACTCATGAATACAGAACTCACGAACAGCGATTATGAAGCTCGAAAGGCGCGTGAAGCAGAACTCGTACGTATGATAAATGTATGTCGTAATAAAATCGTTACTCGAGATTACCGTAACGAATTCAAAACAGTACTTAAGTGGATGGGTCTTCCAGTAATCTTTGCAGACGATGATGCAGAAAGAATGTGTGTAGACCTAGTGCGTCGAGGCTTCGCAGACTATGTCTACACAGAAGATTCTGACGCGATTGTATATGCAATTGCTGGTTCATTAAACAACAGCAATTATAATTGTAAATCGATTAATATTCTAAAATCATTTACAAAGTATGGTTCTTCATGGACCTTTACGGAAATTGACACAGAACAAGTCTTGTGTGAGTTTATGAATAAGTTGGCATTTACAACCGAGAAATTTATCGATTTCTGTATTAATAGTGGTTGTGACTTTTTGAGTACAAATAGTAAAATTGTGCGTAGTCCAGCTATTGAAAACGAGATTCGCAATGAGACCGAAGATTCAGAAAGTAATTTGTTAGTTGATGAAGTTCGAAAGATCTTTCATGACACGTCATCATATTATGAGACGATGACTAATGAGCAAATAGAATTCGAGTTAAGTATGCAGACTCTTGACAAGACTTCGTTATTTGATTTTGTCTCCAAGACTAAAATTAATAACGACTTTTTGAAGGACTATGTAAAAACGCATAATAATTTCTACAATAACAATTTGAAATTTCGCGAATAGTGAAATTGAAATTTCGCGAATAGACTTCAAAAGCCTCGAGAGGCTTTAAAGAAGTTAAAGGATATCAAACAAGGACATCAAATATAATCAAATTCGTAAAAGGTTCTATAAAACCTAGTACGCCCACAAATTGTACATTTATGATTAAAAATAAAGTTGTCTGCATGACAACCACATGTTGTACATTTTGGATTTTCAAATAAACAAAATTTAAAATATATCCTCATTTTGGGTAATATTTTAAATCACTGACTTTGAAATCAGTCTTTGCGAATCGGACCTGAATTTATTTTGTAAAGTCTCTAGAGACTTCTCATGTTTATTATAAATTACGTTGTTAAATCAGCAGTCGTATAATTGCCATGATTTTCGCGAAACAGAATCTTCATCAACTGACTACACTTGTACTGACGTTCTGCATAATCCCACGCCTTTTGGTCTTCACCATATTCCGAAATCGCAAGGTCTCGCAATTCATAAAAGTTCAATTTATTAAACCTATTGTCATAAATAAACGCATTGATTTTCTCAACAAGCATGATAAAAATCATTTCACGATTTCTATCGTCCAGAAGAACTTCAGCGGGTTTGATAAGATCCAATTCTACAGCCGACTCAATCTTGCATCGATTAGGAGGCCAAGCATTTGTAGTACTCGTCAACGTTGTAGAATACATTGAGCCATCAGACAGATCATACAGATAGTAATTATTTGCAGTTCTATCATACATGATGCGAGCCTTCTTCGGCAACTTTTTACCAGAGTCAATGTTGAGCATTTCCGGAAAAGTAGACTCTTCAAATCGCACAATGTTTCCATTCTTGTTCAATAACGCGTCCACTGCCGATTCCTTCAAGCACTGTTCAAATTCCTTGTTAAGACTGTTCTTCTTTTGCGCTGTCGACATAATACGCTGCTCAATCGTGTTTCTTGTAAAGTCAAATCCCATCGGACCCTGATTCACAAGCTCGTCACAAAAACACTTTTCAGTACCATCATCCACAATGTTCTCATAAATATTCGCTGTCTTTTTGAAACCACCCTTTTTCACTTCAACTTCTACAGTGCGACCTTCGGCATCTTCGAGTTGTACGCGGCGAACTTCTTCCTTGGTGCGTGTGCCTTCAATGTTCTTTGCATTCTTGTCGCCGATCAGGAGGGCCTTGTCCGCTTTCTTCTTCTTACACACATCACACTTCTTTCGGTAACCTACCTTATTAACTAGGTCTGGGTCAACTTCTGGATAGGATGGCAATACCGAACAATGATAAAATACATCCACAAATCTTCGGTCCTCTGGCAGATCAGAGTGAGACCTAAAACGAATACCACGACCAATAATTTGTTCCATTCTAGGCTCGTTCCACCAAACATCACACAAGTGAACTTCGGAAATGTTCATGAAAGAAACACCTTCCGTAATATTTGCAAGAATGACTTGGCAAACAGAGCCGTCGATGTTTTCTGGACTATTAATCAATTTTTTCATTTTGTCACGATAAGTAGTTTGGTCATCAGAGCCCACAAAGTTCTTGTAGTAGTCATTAAATAACGAATCTGACCACACACCATAACGCATTTGTTTCTGAGCACTTAAAACCGCTGGCTTGGCATTCTGATTGCCATTGTGTCCAAGAAACTTAAAACCAAGATGTTCCAAATAGATGGACAAGGGTCGGAGGCCGCGCTGCACATGACTCGAATATACAAACAAGGGACCACGACCAGTTGCCGCATGTTTCAAAATGTGGTCTCCCAAATCAGCCAACTTTGAACTATACTCGTGAAACTTACCGCTTCGAATCACCGTCTTTAAATTTTCATCATTCATATTAAGGAATTTTTCATCCGTCCTGTCAATATACTTGGGGTTTCCAGGCATGGCGCACATCGAAACTGCCGCAGAACCTCGATAAATATTGGCAACACTCTTCTCAAAAAGGGCATCATACTTGTCATGATCGCCACGAGATTTATTCTGCTTAATTTTCGCAATGTCGTGCATGAGTTGCTCCTTGTACTGGTCATATTGAACCGAGTGCATCTTGTGTAACTTGATGTGATTTCTGCGATAGGGATACTCGACCGGAGAACCACCCTTGAAATAGGATACATAACCAGAGCACATATAAGAATGTAACAGCTTATTTCTCATCTTGTTTCTCTCGTAATCAATGAACATTTCATTATAAATCTTTTCTTTTCGTGGAAACGGAATTCTGAGACGCAATAGATTTAACGAGTTTGCGGCTTGGTGGGGATTATTGTGTACAGGATTACCTGTAAGTTCAATCACTTTAACAACAGGGGATCCGTCTACAAATGATCGTGAATACATGTTTAGAGTATTGTATAAGGTATTGTAATTCACACGGTCTTCGGACACCAACTTTTGAATTTCATCAATAATAATCAGCGTTTTCATGCTGTGAAGGCAATCAGGGTGAAGTCCAGCAGGGTTACCGCGAAACGATCCAGTAGGATCATTCACAAACTTGGGATTTGTACCAAGTACAAAATCAGACGCAGTATACATTTTCTTTGTCTCATCAGTTTCCTTGTTTAGATCCTTGCGAAGTCGCGATGTAAACGTTTCCTGTGCAACGATGAAATATATATCATTAACATCTCGATTAATCGATACATATTTGGTTGTGATTTCTTTCTTCAATTTTGTCATCTTTTCATTCTGGCGACCAATTTCAGCAATGAGTTTTTTCTTTTTATCTTCTGACGCGGCCTGAAGTGTGAGTTCCTTCAAGTCATTTTGGAGGACCGCAATTTTCTGTCCAATGGCTGCAAGGTCTGACTCTAATTTATGCAATTCGTTAAGACTCTTGTTTTCGTATATCCATTTACCGGCCTCATTTTTTACAAGACGACCTTGATAAATTTGGCGATAAGTCTCTGGACCATGTTCTTCCAAGCTATCAGAATCATCTTCACAATAAATTACACATTGACCAGTCGCTGACATGATTGAACCATTTCGAACTCGACCGACGATTTCATCAACATAGTCATTTAACAAGTTCTTTGGAACTACAAATGTAACTGCACAATCACGCGAAATGTTATTCTTAACAGTAACTTTGCGATCCGGAATATTAACAAACTGGTCTCCCTTTCTGTACTTTGTCTTAAACTCTTCCGCTGTGGCAACCGCCGCGGCTGTTTTACCTGCACCAATACCGTGCATTCCCATAAGTCCTAAGAAATCCGTATCAAGTGAAATGAATTTCGGAAGAAATTTTTGCTGAGGATTTAATTGGTATTTACTACGGTCTTGATTTTCAATAACTGAAAGAGGGTCTGGATACATAAAAGGGCTTTGTCGACCAATGTCTTCGTAGGGTTGCACAAAATACTTGTTAATATATTCTGCCATCATTACTGGTCTGTACAACGCGGGGTCTTGAAACGCATCTGTTCCAGATAGTTTCTTAATTACAGTACCTGCTGATGTTTCTGATCGTTTTACAAAATTAGGCCATGGTCTTGGTCCTGGTGCCAGGTTAAGACCACCTTGAGTGACTGGAAGGAAATCCTTCGGATTCTCATAATAATAATTCATGACACATTTTGTATTGGAAGGCCGTCGCTCTTTGTTATATGTAACTACTTGCTTGGTCTTTTTTAATTTTAATGTCATGGGCACAATGTCTTCCTCCATTTTCACTTTTATGATAAAGAAGAAATTTATGTACACGAATAAAAATGGCAGCCTTCTTCTTTTTTTGTGTTTGCTAGTTTCAAGCTCTTCAGTAACTTCAGTAACCAATAATATCCTTCGGGTTATTTTCAGTGTTATAAATAAATGTCCCCGACAAGACCACGCATTAGTAATTATAAACAAATCCGACAAGCAACAACTAAAGTCATGAGTCCAGGACGAAGTCCAAGGTCAATGAGTCCAGGATCTGGACCAAGATCACCACAAAGACTAAAACCAGTCAATTTAAAAAACTTCCGAAGAAGATTTGATGATTGTTTTTTTAGTTATGCTTGTGCGAGCGTCTTTGCAATTGCATTTTTTATATTTTTATATGTACTTGCTAACGAATATGAAGAACGAGAACAACAAAATCGATTAACAATGGAACCTCTTGATTGGTGGACGTTGACATTTCTTGTAATGATCATTAGTGGATTCTTTGTCAGTTCTTATTGCATGGTTGAGTGAGAAACTTGTTTCTCGACAAGTTTTGGGCTGGCACAATCAATATAAACCTTGTAAATGTCTTTGTCGAAAAATAAAGATCCACGTCGATGAACTGCAAATGTCAAATCGCATTCTTTTAATGAATCTACGAAGATTCCGTTAAACGAATGCTTCACTGTACACAACCCATTTGTTATATTAGAGCTCTTGTCATAAATTGCAAATATATCACGCATTTTTTCAAACGTTTCTTTATCAACTTCGAAACTGATCTTAGTTTTTTCACTGCTGGTCATTGCGATGACCTTTGTGATGACCAGCTAGTGCACATTAGTTTTCTTAATCAGTGTAGTATTCCAGGCGCACTGAACCAATGTCCATGCGAGCGTCACAAGCATCGCTAACTTCCGCCAAATTAATTCTCTTTGGATACTTGAAAATATCTTTATAATCTTCGCGTTGTACTTTACGCCCTGATTGTGTTTCAACACATGGTGTAACATAAACTTCGTATAGAATACCAGTTATTGGCCACTCAACGTTTGACAATTCTGTACATGTGTCTTGTTTATTTTTATCTTCATTATCATGAAATCTCTCAAAATTCACATAGACACCAGTAACAAATGGATTATTCTTTTTCAGGTATTCTTTAATGGCTGGGCCAAGAAGACCTAATTGAGTCATTTGGTTTCTTGTTGTAGGTTCGACTTCATATTCGATATTGGCGTAAGTGTTATTAAGCGCATTTTTGATGGCTAAAGCTTCATTATGTTCCATGTTGAAACCATTGATAAACAACTTGAGATTTCCTGGAGCGACAATGGGTTTTATGTGTTCTCGAAGTTCACCAAGAGTTGCAGTTCTTGGAACTGGTATCGGCAACTTGTTTTCTATCAAGCCACCTGATGTTCTCTCATACACATGAGTAATATGTTTTGCGTTTGAATTGCCCATTTCCTTGCTTAAATCTTTGTAGAATTTTTGTCTCATTTCCCGGTCGATTGTTTTTTGTGAAAACAAAAATGAGTAACAACAAAAAATAAAGTGCGTAGCTTTCTTAAACGTTTATTCAAAACATGACAGACAAATCTAGAGATTTGATTGCAAAATCAAAAATTCTAATTGCAAAATCAAATGATACAATCGCAGAATCAAATAAGTTAATCGCAGAATCCGAAGTTCTAATCGCGGAATCTTATAAACTCATTGCAGAATCAAATGCTCTAATTGAAAAATCCAAAAACATGATCGCAGAATTTGATGCAAAATTCAAATGATCTTCTAAAATGGGTATATTATTATGCCGAAGCATAATCGAGACACAGAAGGATCGAACTTCTGACCTTGTGATTAACAGTCACACGCTACTGCCTGCTGAGCTAGTGTCTCCAGAAAACGAGATATCCAATCAGCCTGAATCGAACAGGCGACCGTCTGATCTACAGTCAGAAGCTCTACCAATTGAGCTATGATTGGTCTGATGGGAAAATCTCGGAGGCCCAAAGGGTTCCTCAATTGACCGGTAATAAGCCATGGGCGATTTATTTTTTTATTTTTTTGAATGGGTTTAGCCTTTAAATTCGTGTGATTATTTAGCTCCTAATTCTCATCTGAGTTTTCTTGTGGTTTTACTTCATTATTTTCGCTGTTTTCGTTTTTAAGTACGTAATTGTTATCTTCAATATGTAATTCAAGATAACAGAAACCGATATATGAACAAAAACTAGCAGATTCAAAACTCAGAGTAATACGCGCTTTGTTCTCTTGAGATGTTTCGTTAAATTTATTAACTGCTTTTGTGATATAAGGCATATCACTTGTTACATAAAATATTCGAGATATATAACGTTTGTTAAAAGATTTGTGAGCGGTCCATCGCTTTGTATTACACAGAAGTTTATAATATGAATCGACACGTTTGGCAACTCGTTGTTGTTCTTGTAGTGTTTTCTTGAGAAGTCTCTCTTGAAGTTCTTTAACGAGTTGTTCTGGCGACGACATGGCTACTAAAACAACACAAAATCAATAAGACCGTAAAATTTGTTGTATTTTGTTTAAATTAATACATGACTAAACCTTGGTACGATAAAGTTGTTGAACATAATAAGTCATTTTACGACGACATAAAAATAAAACTTGAAAAATACCGTAAAGCAGATTGTTATGACATGACCGGCTGCGATCTTGTCGAAACAATGAGCACTTGCTTAAAACAAGCATTATATCACGGATCAAGAAATCTTGTTGGTGATACTGGCGTTTCACCCGATCTTGTTGATAAGTGTTTGGGATATGTGCGAGAGCCAAGTCAAATGAAAACAATTTACGTTGTATCAGAGTTGCCATCAATGAACATTGTTGATTACTTGGACACAGTCATAAAGATCCCAAATGATGCATTATTATATAATTATCCGAGTGCAATGATACTGGCATCAAAGATTGAGTGGTATGGCATTGGTTCTTATGATGGTATTCGCATCGAATTTGTACAAAGTATGAATGATGGTCTCATGAAGAAATATCGAAAGGATATCTGTCGCCGAACATATCCGTGGGACTCATTTATTGTTGACATGGCAACAGTAAATGAAACATTTTTCTATGAAACACTGGTGCCATTAATTGACACTGGTGCTCAATTTCAATTTGTTTTGCGAAGCGATTTGCGGTAATAAACTCTGAAAAATATATAACTAAAACACAAATAATGAATTATCAAATGACGAATCATGAAGAAAATAAACATTTAACATGTTTTGTATGCGATAAGAACTTATGGCCATTTCCAGTTTACAATGATATTTACTGCTCACAAGATTGTATTGACAAATATAATAATCGCAAAAGACGTTATTGTGCCGAGTGCAAAAATGAGATTACTGGTGGATTCTCAATGTGTGATAATGGATGTGGATATTATACATGTCGTAATTGTAAAACTAGGAAACACAAGTGCAAAGATTTTGAATTTGAGAAGAAACGTATTGCAGCACGATTATCACGCGAGAATGGAAAAGAAACTCCTGAGAATGAAACTACACAGGTTTTCGCATATAATTGCTGCGGGTGTGGTGTTGCAAAGTAAAAATGCATGTTTTGATATGCTGCATATGCCACTCCGTTGGCGGCTCATTATGGGAAACTTCAACGTGTGCACTTCTTGAATAACTATTAAACTTTGCCAATGCTTCAATAATTGCACTGTCATAATCTTCATATTCGATGTCCGTATGTTTAATAAATTGTCCGCTTTCCGCAATCCAATCATTTGTATCAGCGAGAACAGAGAGAACCTTAGCAACTTTTGCGTCATGAATCTTTTTGAGTTCTTCTTCTTCCTTTTTGCGCCTTGCTTCTTCAATCTCTGTCAGTTGACGTAATAGTTCGTCGGCCATTGTTTGTTATTGTTTATATCCGGTTTATAATTTGCGTCATTTTCTTTTTTCAGTGCAAGTTATACACAAATGAAAACCAAGATTCTTTTCTAAGCAGGCAAAGAGTTCCTTGGGCATACACGCAAAGTAGTCTTCGAGAACGTATTCGTACTTCTTGTATTCTTCAATTTTGTATGGAAAAATATGCGTCTGATCAATGAAAACACCATTAAATTCTGGATGCAACAATGAGTAGACTTCGTCATGTGTATAGGTGTTTGCAATTGGCACGCCTGCTTGTGCTTCATATTGGTCAAGACCTTCTTTAATCTTGAAGTTTTTCCACGAATTCGTGGCATAGAGCATTAGCTTGAATGTTCCCGATGGTCTCAGGTAGCGTCTGCAGTTTGAAATCGCAAGTCTAATATTAGGTGTATGATGAAGGACCCCAAATGAGTAAACCAAATCAAATTCATTTTCGAAATCCGGATTAAACTCTTCAATGTTTGCGCACTGAAGTACACACTGTTTTTCAGAGAACCCATAAACCTGACGTCGTTTTTTCGCGATTTCAATTGAAGAATCTGAAATGTCGATACCGACATATTTCAAAACGCCTGCTTGCATAAATGATTGCATCGCGGTACCGATTCCACAACCAACTTCTAAAACACGAAGACCAGCACATTTTTCAAAATTCGCAAATTTAATGATATGAGGTTCAACAAAGTATTTACGAGCAGCGACCTCTTCAAAATAGTCACGAGTCCCCACTTGTTTATTTGAGTGCCTAATATTACATGGTCTCGCATTCCAATACGCAGTGACTTGCTCAATGCTCCTGTCGGCACTCGTGTCGCTCGCCATGTTTATGTTCTTATGATATATATTCTAACAAAAAATATCATAAAAATTACATGTTCTTAACGCTATTCGAATTTATTTCGAATTTGATTATATATTCAGGACATTCTTATATATTCAGGACCTTCTTATATATTCAGGACCTTCTTATATATTCAGGACCTTCTTATTCGTCGGTTTTTTCTTCGTCGGTTTCATCTTACCAATACTAATCGTTCGAATTTCCGAGTTTTCTGATGCAATAGATGCGTCGTCATCACCGGCAGTGCCACTATTGCGGAAACGTGCTCCACCAGTGTTATCCGTCGGCATCATTTCCATCGGATCCTCGTGGCGTCGATCCGATTCAGGAGGTTTCAAGAAATTACCATATGCATTTGGCGGCAACTCACCACTTCGGACATTCGGGTTTGGATTATATTCGGTATTTGTTTGGGCTTGAGGTACTGGGCTTCCAGAAAGCGATGACAAATTATTAGAACCTAATCCTTGAAAAAGGGAACCGAGATTTAACCCACTGAGAATAGAGCCAAGATCTTGTGAAGGTCCTGTCATTGCCGGCATCTGATGCCCTGCTTGCATTGGGTTCAATTGACCTGGCGTTTGGCCATATTGACCGGGGACTTGTTGACCCTGATAGCCTTGCTGCTGTTGATCTGATGCTCTCATACTAGCATTCATGAGACCTCCCATGAGATTCTTGTCGGAACTGATAGCCTTTGCCAAATTGGGTCCCAATGTATCAGCCAAACGCTTTGCCATGTAAAATTCGAATGCACACATAAAGAATGTACTAATGAGTTCTACTTCAGGAGACATGTAGTCCTCGGTATCTTTGTATTTTTCTTGAATTTTACGCAAAGGCTCGTCAAAACTTTCCAAGTCATTCTGGTACAAGTGAGTTGAAAATCCGTCCATATCAAGTCCAACAGGATTAAATCTTTTATTGAGCATTTCAAGACCTGTAACTCCTGTCATAATCATCGATTTGTATCTTCGGATTGATGACTTCTTTGAAGCGTGTTCAGTTCGAACCAAGTATTCCATTTTGAGTTCATCAAGTGAATTTCGCATAGAAAACTTTTCCTCCCCAAAATCATAGCCTTCCCTTTCCATTTCACGAAAATGTTTCAAATAATACAACTTTTCTTGGTCAGCATTCTCAAACTTTTTCTTCTGAGGCTTTTCGGGTTCACGAGGTCTTTCTGGTTCTCTTGGTGCATATGAATCGCCATAACCACCGGAGTAGTCATTCGAACCCGAGTAGTCTCCTCCGGACCCAGAATAGTCTCCTCCGGACCCAGAATATCCACCAGAACCTTGGTAGTCGTCATCTGGACTTTCTTTAAAGCCTACATCTGGTTCATCAACAACTGGTTCCTTGACTTTCTTATCGGGATTCATTAACATATTAAAATCATCATCGAGTCCAAGATTTGAAGATCTTCTTGGAGGTTCTTGAGGAGCTCTCTGAGAATAGTTACTCGATTGGGTATTTTGCCTGGTTGCCATTGGCGGCCTGCTTGGCGCATGGCTGCTTGATGGCGCATGGCTGTTTGATGGCGCACTGGCTCTAGGAGGAGGTCCTCTGCTTACTGGTTTTATTGTGGGTTTCTTCTGAACTTGTTGATATGGTTCTGAGTCATTTGAAACTACGGAATTGTTGTCACCTCCTGCGAAGGGATCTTTTGCGTTTGCGAAAGGATCTTGTGCATAAGGATCGTCGCCAGAATTTTCAAAGCTTACACCACTTGCAAAATTATCAACTGAATCAATATTTAAAACTTGAGGTTCCGCAATATCGGTTTGAATATTAATGTCTGGTTCTTGGCCAAGCCCATCATCAAAAAATCCTGAATTTGTATTTTGTAAAACAAATGAACCAACATCGCCAATATCCATATGTGTTCGTTTTAAGGAGGCATGAAATTAATATATACAATGTGACGCAAAGTATTTTTTATTCCTTGTCCTCGATGCTCATTTACAATTCGCTGTCATCTTCGACCCATGCTCATCTATGATTCGCTGTCATCTTCGACCCATGTTCATCTATGATTCGCTGTCATCTTCGACCCATGCTCATCTATGATTCGCTATCATCTTCGATGACAATATCGTCATCATCTTGGTCTTCTTCAGCCTCGGGTTCTTCAAAGCGAACTTGTTGGCTGGTTTGTCGACCGGCTTGCGAGGCGGCTTGCGGGGTCCCAGCAGAAGGGCCTCCAGCTTGTGATTGAAAATAAAACTTGACAAAATTATCAAAATTTTGAGTTAACTTCATTAGGCGCTCTTTGTTTTCATTAATCGAATTTGACAAGGCGGCTTCAGTACTTGACGTGTTGCTTGGTCCAGTTTTTTGAAGCACAAGAATTTCAGATTTTATTTCTTGTTGTTGTCGATAGAGAAACATAAATGCCGCAAATAATATAATGATACAAAGAAACAACGGCGCCATAGGCGCTAATGCTGAAAAATCAGGCGTGTCAATTTTCATTCTTTATGTAGCACGTCCTTTTAATTAAAAATAATGAACGAATAAAATTCAAGGTCTTCGATGAATTCTTATTCAAGGTCTTCGATGAATTCTTATTCAAGGTCTTCAATGAATTCTTATTCAAGGTCTTCAATGAATTCTTATTCAAGGTCTTCGATGATTCGTTGAAGCTCTTTGTGACCAATTGAATATTTCCCAGTTTTCATTGAAATATACACTGGTACAGAAGCTAGTCTATTATTTATCATCGATGTATAATTTTGATACTGTGAACCATTATACATATCAACAATTTTGATTGAATCAAGGAGATCCAAATCATGAAGCATAACAAGAGTTCTGATGCACCAAGTACAGTCGCTTGTTGAAATTAGAACAATCTCGAGAGACCGGACTTTCTTTTTGATAGAGCTTTTTTGAAAAAAGTACGTAATTCGTTGGCAAATATTCATTATGTTGATTGGTTTATCTTCGCAAACAATTTTTTGCGGTATAATAAACCATGTATTTTTCAATTCGAGATAAACCAAGTTTAGTAGAAAGTAAGTATTGTCAAAATATCGAAAAAATAGATTACGTGAAATACATCAAATGTTTCATAATGGAGCATCAAAGCGACATAATAAGACTTGTCATTAACTTGACAGTTATTGCGGTAATAATTGCCGTATTGTATCTCATATGGTACTTTCACAACGAAGATTCAAAGAATCAATTTCAGACATAATGCAAAAAAATTGAGGCGCCAATTGTCATATATATAAGCATAAGATCCAGAATGAACCGCTTTTATAATTCGGTATTTTCTGAAAAAGAAACATTTATAGTTTCGAAGAAAACACTTCAGAATATATTAGCGTGCGATATTAACAGCGATATGTTATCAGTAGTTGTTGAATTTCTAAGACCGAATTTAAAAGCATGGCATATAAATGACACGTATGATATTACAAGAGGTCTTAGTGATCATGAAGAAACACTGTATATAGAATTAATGCTTAATAGATACTTTTTATTAGGACGCAAAAGCAGTAGAGCTCAAAAACTTCTTCTTCTAATTATCTTTTATTATGCATATATGAATATGGATATTGTCATTTGCGATAACTGCACAAATGACACTGTCGCGAAATATACAAAGTGGTCTGATAGTGTTATTTATGTATCATATAGTGCCAATCGATATTGTTTATTTGGTTATCGACTTATAATATGTCCCGAGTTATTTGAATATTTGAATCCCCCTGTCCAAAATCAGGTCCAGGTCCAGGAGCAGAATCCTGCGCCGGTCCAGGAGCAGAATCCTGCGCCGGTCCAAGACCAGAACCCTGAGCCAGTCCAAACCCAGAACCCTGAGCCAGTCCAAACCCAGAATTAGCCAATACGAAGAACGCGAGGAGCCATTTGGCGTTCAGTTTGAAAAATACTGTCAGATTCCAATTCACGAAAGATACCTTCAATCAAATTTGGATATTCTTCATAAAGAAGAGACCACTTGATTATTTTGAAAACTTCATCAAAGCTTTTTGATGTTTTACATTCGAAAAAGAATTCTAATTGACTTCGGTTAACAATATAAAGTCGCAATTGGGATTCACGAATAACACATGAATTCGCTGCATACTTTTCAAGTTTGTTAAGAATCGGCAAACACTTTTTGAAATAGTTCAGTTTGTAAAAATCTGCCGAAGAACTCTGTGAAGGACTCTGTCCTGTCGATTGTCCAAGTGGTACTCGTTTGAGTGAAAGACCCTGAGTTGGTTCTTGTTGTTTCTCTGGCACAACAATAATTGAAAGAGAACCCTGTCGACAAGTCGGGCAACACTTAATAGTCTTATTTTTTTCGATGCATTTAAGAACACATTTGAAACAAAATTGATGCATGGCTTCACATGTCATGCACACCGGATCTTCGACATTTGATTGACAAATTGCGCACATATACTCTTCGAGAATCTCCACAAAGCCGTTGCGTTCCTCAACAGACATATTATTATTAACTTGATAAAGAAAATTTTCAATTTTCGCGAAACAAGTTCTTAATTCACGAAACAAACCATTTCAGGACATTTGTTGTGTGTCAACAATCAAGACCACATTGCTTCGCGAAAATCACGTATTTCGGGAGTTTCTGGCACCATTGAATCTCGCAGGACTTCACGCAAATGTTGTTTTTGTAAATTTTCTGACACTTCAAGGATATATTCATCGTCAGATGGAGTAGTGTGGTCAAATTTGTATTCAACACGCATACGAGGACCGCGCGTATGACCATTATATTTTGCTACAAAATCATGATCGAGTGACATATACTTTAATCGATGATCATTTTTATCTGTAACCAAGTGAATGTAGGTTTCCTTGAGGGAATTGTTGTTAACATCTTCAAAAACATACTTGGTCTCGGCAGAATATCCGTCAGCAGACCAATCTAGTTTATTTTTCAAATTAACTATCGAATTAACTAGAATTGCATTTGAATGCTTATCTTTAATTGTAATTCGTTTTACATTCGAAAAATCATAAAAAAAGTTTCGAATATAACCCGAATATTGAATAAAATTTGAACTGGCGTGAAACGGAAACATTTATTTCTGAAGGACTTGGCGTTAGCGTAGGGAATAATTCTAATGGAAACAAATGCCAATCGTTCCAAAATGTATGAAAATACGGTTTTCTGGCACGCGATTGACGTGGAAATATACAATCACAATTATTCGAAGAAAAGCGTAATTACAATAATAAATCTTTATAAAATCAACGAATCTATGACATACATTGTAGGTTTTATAATACGCGTCGACCGCGTGCCAAAACTTCGTATTTGCACACATTTCCCTAATATTTCACATCCCTGGCCAATTTTTAAATAAATCAGGGTTCCATAATTCCGACCAGAGAAAAAAAGAAAAATCTTTTTCAAGTCGATCAATTTTTTTCGCGCCGAATTTAATTTCCTGAATTATTGGAACCCCCTCCTTTTTAAAAAAAATTAAAAGGATGTAAATGATTAACAAATGCACATAATCATCGGAGTTTTGACACGCGGAGGGCGTGGAATGTACATCACGTAAATGCACTTAAAAAATACGATAAAAATAAAAATAAAATAACCATAGAACATATTAGAAAGACTTAAAGACAATGAATTACGCATGTATCAGATGTGGAACTGAATTTAGTCGATTAGATAATTATATAAAACACAAAAATAAAAAATCAATATGTCTTGCAACAAGATCTACTGAAGTGCCAACAGATACTAACTTTGTTTTAGTTGAAAGTGTTCACGAATGTGTATTATGTGACAAAAAATTTAGAGATAACGCCGATTTACAGAGACATTATGAAACTCAACAGCATAAAATGTTTCGTCACATAACAAGCCAGATCGAAGAAATGAAAAAAGAACATAAACAAGATAAACTAGAGATTCTTGCAAAAATGGACAAGAGTATTGTACCAAAGACAAATAGCGAACCTACCAATTTCAATCTAGTAAACAACAACATTCTCAACGTCAATATCGAGAATTTGAAGGACACAAAAGACTTCTTATCAGATGACAGAAAATATCATCTCCTCCAAAGAGGCATGAATGCAATGCCTTTTCTAGTTAAAAATGTAAATTTTGACCCAGAACATCCTGAAAATCATAACATGTACATTTCGAATAATAAAACAAAAATTGCCCATGTGAAAATAAACGGTCAATGGGAAACACGAAAAGGTCGTGAATTGGTTGCTGAGGTTATATACGATTATGATTATAGATTTTTTCGATCATTTGCTGAAAATGGCAACGAATTAGATGAGAAATATGCAAATGCTAGCAAATATTACTATGAGTATATTGATATCACAGATAGCAAGGAAGCTCAACGAAAAATCGAAGATGAAATTATGGAAATGTTTTACAATAATCGCGAAATGATCATGGCAACGAGAAAACGCGAAGAAGCTGCACTGAAACAAAAGCGAGCACTTGAACAGGCACAAAAATTACAAGAGCATCAAGAAAAGGTTCGAAAGGAACTCGAACAAATGGTTGACTAGATTAAATGTAAGGTGTCATTCCAGGATCCGAGTTTGGACTTGGGCCAGGAATACCTTGATAACTTGAAGGCATGATACCAGGACTGACACTTTCGTAGCAATTTGCTTTGAATATCATTTGAATATAACGTGTCAAACGACCTTCGAGTTTTGGATTCAACGGATCAAACAAGTAACTGATATTAAACGGATTTTTATCCAAACTCAATTCGTTGAGGATTTTAACAACCAATCGCTGTTGATCCAACGACCTTCGTTGTTTAAGCATTTTTTCAAGTGGTATTTCTGTTCCGTTATACGTGAAGAATGACAGATGCAACTTATCCATTCTTGCCAATGGTACCATATAACGTTGTTCCCAATAAAAACTAGCAGATGAAATCATACCAGCATTATTTTCAACATAAGCCAATGTACCCGAAAAACTTCCAAGTGACAAACGAATTGGAAAATCCAACATACAATAACTGTTATTACTGTTTGTGCTCAACGAACGAATATTTCGCTCAGCCTCTTGAATTTTCATAATTAAATCTGTATCGGGAATTTCGTTCGATGCATAGTCAATATAATTCTGAAGTGTTGAACCAAAAACTTTCGAGTTTGGTCCCATGTCATAAAATGCAGTATTATTCGTAATTTCTGGTGCCACGTTACCTGGATACTGTGAATCTGCGCTTTGTGGGCTTGTGTTACTAGCAAGAGGACCTTGCGGCTTGGGATCGGTGAATGTGCCTGTGCCACTGTAAATGCCATGATTTACCCAGGCATTTGGTGGACCCAAATAACTTGGACCTTGACCACCAGATCCCAGACCAAGAACTGCACCATAAACACTTGTATACATGGGATTTCCAAGACCATTTGCGCGAACAACCGTAGTACCAAATCCGTTTGGAGTAATGCGCATTGCATTAGTAATATTTGGATTGGTTGCAGCACCAACGTTTGAAAGGTTAACTTCAATGAGACTTAATAAGTTTAGTCCAAAACTTGGATGTTCTGTTAGAGATTCAACAGGGACACCAGGAATAATAATTGGGTCACCATATAAATTATTCAAGTCACCATTCATGTATAGGTCTTGTATAGTACCCGTAAGTGACATGCGTTGGAATCTTGCACCTGGGTAATTATAAGGACCAAATACGTTACCACGAAAATTTGGAAAATTGATTGGACTGTCAGCGGAAACCTGTGTAGGATCACCTGGAAATAATGTATTTGTTCCGGGTTGATATGTCATCCCAACACCAGGACCAGGAACAAATCGTTGAAAATCACCATAACCAAATGGATATGTCAAATTTCCAGGTGTCACAACATTACTAGCAATGATCAAATCGATATAATTAACATCACGATAACTTTGTTTAGGCACAATAATCATTAAAAGTAATTTTCGCATGATGCTTGTATTTAACGAATCAGTAACTGGATTACCTGTGTTTACTGTCCAATCCAACAAATCATAAATACCATAACCTGACAAAATCAAATGAAAGAGACCTGTGAAGCCAGTAATTGTAAAATCATTTGATTTGTAACTAGGTACTGTTTGAAACGGATATGGTACTGGTTGTCCAGTTGGCCAAGTACCGGCTGGAGGATTCCACAACTCAAGTGGGCTCGGAGTAACCAAATCAGGCATCGACATTGAACCACTGATATACGACCTCCAAATATCTAGCGGACTACTATAAAAACCAATAATACGTTCTTCAAGATATGTCTTTTCTTGTGGCACAAATGTAGTATAATTACTTTCAGTTAAACCTGGATATACGGTATTAGTAGTACCATAAGTAGTTGCAATTGGTACAAAATCAGGAATGTAGACACTCAACGGGATGATATCACGAGGAATAATCATGTGATATAGTGCCATTGAGCGCAATTCTCGCAATTGTCTTGGCAAATTAACAATGATTTCATTATCTTTGATAATTGAATCAAGTGGATTTAAAATGGGATAACTGGGATCTCGCGGTCGTTCCCATGTTCCGCCACCGGCGTAAACGCCATTCCCAATCGAACCATTCAAGGTCACTGTACCAACCGGACTAGATGTTATTGTAACGGCACTAATATTCCATTCGCCATTTGCGGCGGTATTACCCATAACATTATCAACAAAAATCGTGTCACCATTTCGAAGGCTTAATACTGAATTCAACGTAAGAACAATTGTTACACCAGGTCCAGTTGTGTTAATAATTGAACCTGAAGCAGCATCCCGATTGCCATTGAAAAGTGCAACTGTTTGTGCATCTGCAAGACTGTTCATACCAACACAATCACGAGTGTCGACTGTGATTTGATACTCAACAGTAGTTACTTGAACATCATTTGGATTTGTTTGAGAAAGTCCAGAACTTTGATCGAATTTATCACGAAGTCCGTATGCCATGATTTTGTCTGCAGGATATCGAGTATCTCGACCACCTAAGGCTCCTGGATAGCCCATCGAGTTATTGGACTGGTAAATTTGATTGGATTGAAAGGAGTTCGATGGACTGTTCTGATATGATGGCCCTTGGGTATTTTGATACGATTGTCCGGAAGTATTTTGATAACTGCCTGAATTGTTTTGATACGGATTGCTCATGCTCGTATATTGATTATTAAAAGGTCCGGACTTGTATTCACTTGATGACAAACTACTATCGGACATTGACATTTTATTTTATAGAATGCTAGTTTTAATTATCGTCGATAATAATTTTAAACAAAAACCATGACTAGAACCAAAATAATGAAATGCAAAACGCCTGCGAGCAGAGCGCTCGAGAGCCCCTGTCACAGAATCAATTATCAAATACTAAATCAATTTTCGACATTTTCAACATTGATATAATCAAATGTCTTGTAAAATATGATTCTAATGTATTGCTTGCATTTCCGGAGCTAGTGCCACATGTATCCTGGGTTCATACCGTTTACAAAATTACAAACATACATAATCATATGTTTCGAGAAAACACATTTCCAAGTGTTAGTGTCCTCGAAATTAGTCTTCGAAATAGTGACATCACCGACAAGGCCTTTATAGAATGTCTTCATCGGGTACCAAACTTACAAATTCTCTGTTTGAGTGATTCGGAAACATTAACATCACACATATTTGATTCATTTAATGAATTTCACATAACGAACCTGTTGATATCTGATTGTCCACGGATAACTAATTTCGAAAAATGCAATGTGAGAAATTTGGATATTGCATGTAACGACGAGGATCCATTAAATATATCGTTCGGTCCTTTGGGTAATACAGCAATTAGAGCATTAATGATAACCGGAATTCATTGTTCAGTAATGTCACTAAAAAATTTGCAAATATTTATATCGTATCACTCGATTATTGATACATTTGAAGAAAACCGTAAGCTTCAACGAGTAGATTTAGATAATACTCGTATAAATGTGTTTAATTTATGTGCTTCGCGATTTCTCTATGAAATGATTTTTTATGCATGTAACATTAGCGATTTTTTGATAAATAATAACAATGTGCGACAATTAGTTATTATTAACAGTGATTTTGACATTAATTTGTCATTATTTAATCGATTAAAATCACTAACAGTTCAAGGCTTTGACAAGCTTACTGAAGTGCCAATGTTACCAAAATTAAAAACACTTGTTATGACGGATTGCAAATATGTAACGAGTATACACAAGGATCTCAGATTAAATCATGTGCACATATCAAGTTGTCCAAATTTAGTCATTGATGATGCTTCAATGCTGGTTGACGAAATACAAGACGTATTTGTTTAAATCGCATATGTAAAAAAAATATGTTAATTTAAATGGCTGAAGATTTTGTATCGTTTGCAGCAAAAGGCGATTCTAAGAAGGTACGTGAAATGCTAAAAGAAGGCATGGATCCAAATACTACCGATTCAATTGGAAGAAGTGCACTTGGTGTAGCATGTAGAAATGGGCGTAAAAAGGTGACTAAATTGTTACTAGAACACGGAGCCAATCCGAACATAGTAATAACAAGGGATAGCAGAACATGTTTGGAAACGGTATGTTTTAACGGAGATTTTGAAATAGCCGAAATGTTAGTCAAACATGGGGCCGATGTAAACATGAAAGGACCATTACGCCTTGGACCACTTTCACAAGCATGTCTTAAGGCCCAAGCTAAAATAGTTCATTTATTGCTAAAAAATGGAGCTGATCCAAACACAAAATATGAATCAACTTATGTTATTAATATAGTTATTACTCACTTGAGAGAAGAACAAGAAAAATTAGCAATGTTTGCTCATTATTCTGGAGAATCAGACGATGATGAAGAACCCTTAACCGAAGAGGATATTATAGAAAATATCAAGGATTATCTAAAAATAGTAAAGTTATTATTAGAGTATGGAGCCGATTATACCAAAATAACTGAACTTAATTCACACCATCGAGGTGTGCGAAAAATTGTAAGAACGTTTATTATGACAAATCGGGCAGTTCGTGCTGCATTAGGGCACACAAAACACGGCGGACTTCAAAAAGATATTGCTGCAAAAATCTTATCATATACATTTTCGAAGCGCAAATCAAAATTGCGCAAATCACACAATAAGCGACGCAGATCACGATCCAGCAAATAAACACGTACGGTAATTCCATGAACTTGATAGACATCGCAAAATGACATCACGAAAAGAATCAGAATCAGAATCACAAGAAAACACATCCGAAGAAGAATCGCAAGAAGAATCACAGAAGGAACCAGAAGTCGATTCGGTTGATGAATACCTTCGTAGTTCTTCTGACGAAGAATCTGATAATGAATATTACGACCTTCTTGATTTAACTCCGGAAGAAAGACAAAAACACAAGATTCAAAGATGGTATGACAAGTGTTGTAGACGGGTAGAAAGCCTTGAAACTGAAAGCGCAGAAAGTTGCTATAATCGACGAAGAGATTCTATTCGTGAAAAGGCAAGATATTATGCAGAATTGGAAGACCGATATGATGCTGCAATTGCTGGTCTTGATTTTATAATCGATCGTATGAAGGCCATTGGTCTTGATACAAGCGAAGGTACCCGATTGATTAATGGTTCGTATTGGTAAAGCGATTTAAGATCGCGCAGCTATTAATACACGAAAATAATAACATGTGTATTCTTAAATAGGTATTAATAAAATGCGTATCGTTGCAATTGATATCGGTCTTTTTCATTTGGGTCTTATTCAAGCCCTTGTAAAAATACCAAGCGCTGATATTGTAAATAGTATTCAAGTTCAATTATGCAACCTTGTAAATGTAAAAGAACTTTCAACAAAATGCACTAATACTGACTGCAAACTCCGTCACGATAATATCATATCCGACTACATGATGCACTTTTTCGAAAGGTATGATCCTGTATTCATTGAATCCGATTATATTTTAATCGAAAGACAACCTCCTGCAGGATTTGTTGCAATCGAACAAATAATTATGTACAAATATCGTGAAAAGTGCGTTCTCATAAGTCCTGTTGCAATGCTTCATTACTTTGGGTTTCACAAGTTTGACTATGACGTCCGAAAGGAACATACGATTGAATTTGCAACAAGATATTTGAAGGATATGCCCGATTTTATCAATAACGAACGCAAACATGATTTAGCCGATGCCCTTTGTATGTTATATTACTTTCTTGATGTTGTTCACAAACGTATTCAACAAACAAGTCAAGTGACTCGTCCTGGAATTCTTAGCCAATTACCAAACATGCGTGATTATAGTGCACTAATTCAAAATATTGTTATTGAACTGAATAATGCCATCGAAGACTTGGATGAAGATCCTGACGAAGATCCTGATGAAGATTATCTAAACTAACAATAAATGCAACAAAGGCCGTCGCCAGTAATTACTAATTCACCAGTATCAGCACCTGAACCATATAATGTACCTCCTCGTATAACTGGCAAAGGTATACCACCTCCTGGACAAATATGGAATTGGGACGATATACCAGAAACCGCGCCGGTACAAGCACCGGCACAAGCACATGTACAAGCACCAGGATCAGGACCACTAAGAACAAGTGAAATCAAAATGCCTACTGATTATGACCAAAAATTTGCTGATGCAGTGAAAAATCTTGAAGAAAACACAAAAACCACAAAGGTAAGAGTGACTGGCATGAATATAAGTCAAGATTATCGACTGAAAGAACTTCAAATCATATATGGACAATACTGTGTACCATTATTATATCGTGTATTCTGTTCAATGAAAACTAATATCCTAAAATGGAAAAGTGACAAACAAAAACGATCATTCGATGAATGCTTCAGACGACTAGAGAAAAATATTGAGAAAAATATGATATTAGTATCCGATAATAGTCGGTTTCCAAAGGCATCTCTGTTGTTTTTTAGAAATAAATCAATTTTTCTATATGACACTGATTACTATACTGATAATGATTATATAAATGCTCTCGTTTCTGGTGTGAGAGATGACCTAAATTTCGACAAGAAAACATTTGTTAATTTTGTTTGTTTAACTCGATTTATTTATGACGAACAAAAAGAGAGACCGAAAAGCTCTATTCAACGACAATTATTTACACCATCAGCAAACAATACACCTGTACAACAAGTTGTAAATGTTGGAGGAAAACCTGTGGCTCAAGGCGGAAGTTTACGATCAACACCACAGGGCAGTGCGCCTTCAAGCACACGTTCAAGTTTTGAAGATCAAGGTTCTCAAAATTTAGGCTCTCCAATATGGAAGGGAAGAGAGAGACTTGGGTCTCAGGGGATGCCGTATTGGGATGTACAACCTAAAGTACAATCTAAAGTACAATCATCTAAAGTACAATCTAAAGTACCCCTAAGTGAAATACCTTTAGACCATTCAAAATTACAATTAGGCGAGACTACTCAAATAAGTCCTTGGCTTCAGGTGACTAAGGTGACTAGGGTATCAGGTGAACAAGAAGAATCACAACAAGTATTACCAGAACCGCTAGGGAACCCACAAACTCAATTAACTGTGACACCTCAAACATCACCGAGAGCTGGGCCACAATTACCTCCTAGACCTACTGGGAAACAAGTTATAACAAGGAGAAGAACGTCTAATGAGATTTATGGCTTTGAAGAAGAAAAAGCATCTGAAAAACAGTCTTCACAATCTGGTTGGTTATAATTTCTTTATTCATAATAAATGCCGAATGCTGGTGCTGGCGCAGGTGGTTCAACAATAGTTACTAACCCAGGGCCAATAATTATTATTGATGATAGACCAATGCAGCAATATCCGAATCAATACCAAATGCAATATCCGGGACCGCAATATCCGGGACCCTTTTCGGGTCAATATCCAATGCAGTATCCAGGTCAGTATCCTGGATCCAAACCGCAAAAAATTAGAAAACCAAAGTTTCTCAAATTAGATATTTATGATACAGATGAAGACGATTCGAGCGACGAAGAGCTTAGTGATGATGAGGATCAAACTGTTTCTCGAGGATTCTCGCAGAGCCCTGCTCGAGAACCTTCGCAGAGCCCACTTCCAGGGGCTGTGAGTTCATATGGGCGAGTTAAAAATAGAAAAAAGTCGGCAAGAAAATCGAAAAAGAAGCGGTCAAAGAAGAAGACCAGATAATTAGTCTAAATCATACATGTTCACCAGCGATCGATTTGACCTCAGAGTACATTGTGACGATGACATTCTCGAATGTCGTGATTGAATTGATACATTGGAACAAACGGATAATGGCGGAGAAGGTGTTCTTGAGGGTCCATGTCTTGATTCTGGAGTCGGTGTTCGTCCAGGTATTCTTTCTGGAGTCGGTGTTCTTGCAATCATTATACTATCACCACCCTGTGACTTTATATCATGCCAACTTTGATCAATCAATTGCTGTTTTGCACTTGTTACTATACACATTGGTTCTAAAATTGGCTCACCGGAAGAATCCACGTTGATATATTCATAATCTATATCAACAGGTTTATCTTTATAAATAACATCCATGGCTTTCTTCTTCACGGCCTTTGTTGCCGAACCAATAACAACTGAAGTCATTTTATCGGTCGCATATCTTACGAAATATTGCGAACCATATCCAATTGCTAATGTAATTAACAACTGGGACCCCATGTCGGATTCTAACAGTAAATAACAAAATATTTTTAGCGTTTAAATTATTTTGTTCTCTAACAATCGATGTACTAACAGAACTCGACACAGAACTGTCTCGAGCACTTATTGTTGCTTTTTAAGTGATCCATAAATCATTGGCAGCAAATATTCGCTTAGTTGTGCATATACATGTATAATGAATGGCCCTTGAATGTAAATTGTAGGTGTGTTATGAAAAAGCTTCTGACTGATGATTTCGGCATTGTCTCTATATCGTTCTTTTATAACTTTATTCATATGACCCTGTTCGTAGCATGGTCCAGCCCAAGCACCCACAATTTTAGTATAATCCTCGCTAAAACACGACTTGTCGTTTAATTTTAAAAGAAGTTCTTTGACAAACTTGCGACCAGTTTCTGAATTTTTAATGATGAAAAGACCTGCATTATACGTTGGGAACCCATAATCGGTTCCAATGTAAATATCCTTTCCGGAAGATACAATATCTTCGATTTTAAATTCTGGATTCATGACAAGACTATCAGAATCTGCCCACATTACATAGCAATACTTGCCGCTGTTTAACAACTTGTCCACTAATTGAATCTTGTACCAGTATACAGGCACTCTTTGGTTGTTGATAACCTCATTATGCATTCTAACATAATCATATCCGTGTTTATTACAATATTCTTGAAAGTTTTTATCGTGCATTGCTATGTAGTCATAATCGCGATCTTCGCTTGTTGTAATTGCAATTTTACAGTTTTGTTGATCGAAATTTTCATTATTGATTTTCATGTAATAAATTGTCAGGGCCACAGCCAGTACTACGATGGCCATTATGATGGCCACGACAACGATGGTCTTATTTGCTCTTGCCATTTACTATTAATCAACATAATTTAGTGCTTGAGTGTTAATTCAACGTTTAATTCAACGTTTAATTGACATTATATTTTCGACGTTTTATTTCCAAATTTTAAATGTCGTTAAAGAGTATCAGATACAATTTAACGACATTTCGATTTTATTATTATGCTTAAATTTCTTGACAGCGACAGCGATACAAATGACCTAAATCCTGAACAAAAAAGAGCCTATAAAATTATGTTAAGTGGTGCCAATATGTTTCTCACGGGACCTGGTGGCACTGGCAAATCATACCTTATTGAAAAATACTTTACAAAAGCCACAAAGCTATATGGCCGCGAAGGAGTTGCAAAAACGAGCACTACGGGTATTTCGGCGCTCAACATCAAAGGACGTACAATACACTCATGGGCTGGCATTGGGTATGGCGAAGACCCCGTTGATGACATCATTCAAAACATGACACCTTATGTTCGAAATAATTGGCGTAATGCTCGAGTGCTCATTATTGATGAAGTTTCCATGTTGCATCCAGATATTCTTGATAAACTCTATGAAATTTCATTACGAGTTCGCAATCAGAAAGATAATTTGCAGTTCATTTTTGTTGGCGACCCATTCCAATTACCAGTAGTAAAATGCAAAAAACAATTCTTTGAAGCAACTTGTTGGCCTATCTTGATTAAGAAAAAGAACGTAGTTTCATTAACCAAGTCTATGCGACAACAAGATGCCGATTTTCAATACATTCTTAATAGGATTCGTGTTGGACGTTGTACAGAACCGCTTGAAAGAATTTTGCAGGAGCGTGTTGGTGCTCGTCTCGAAAACGAGTGGGGAATAATGCCTACAAGATTACATTCGACAAATGTTGCGGTAGATACAATTAATGCTGAGGAACTTCAAAAATTAATTAGCGAAGGTCGCCAGTGTCACAAATATGTCGCAAAATACTCAGTAAAATATAATTTTTCAACAAAAAAGGATCAACAACTAATCGATGATTTTAAGAAAATTTCGAACACCGATGACAATCTTGTATTGGTTGTCGGCGCACAAGTCATGATTAAAAAGAATATGAGAACAATTAGTGAACACTTGGTGAATGGTGCGCGCGGCGTTGTTGTTGGCTTTGAAGCAAATGAACTTGGTCAACAGGTGCCGATTGTGCGATTACTTAATGGACTCCTTTATACGATTGATTTAACAGAATTCGAACACAAAATAAAGGGCGTCTTTGAAGTTCGCAAGTTATGTGTGCCACTAAAATTAGCATGGGCATGTTCAATTCACTCGAGTCAAGGTCTTACATTGGATTATGTGGAAGCAGACTTGGGAACTTCGATTTTTACATATGGACAAAGTTATGTGGTTCTTTCTCGTGTACGTAGCATTGAAGGTCTCACATTGTCGGCATTTGAACAAACAAGAATCAAGGTTCACCCACTGGTCTTGAAGGAATTTGCAACTGAGGTTCACACTGCGATGAATCTCGGATGTTTTCCTGAAGTCATTGTTGATATCGTAATTGATTATTTGATGTAGCACCGAGATATTAGTTTGATAGATATGGAAATTTACCATCTTCGTAAACTCGTTTTCCCAGGACTACTATTTTAGGAACCACATATACAAGACCACCTGTAAACAAAAGATACCTATGTGTTTTTGACAAGTATATAAAAAGACCTTCGTTGCCCATTTCTTTACACATTTCTCGTCGATATTCATTTATATACACATAATTTGATTGATATTTACATGACACTATGGTGCTATCTTTTGGAATGTATATACCAAATTCTACATATGCCATACAAATAAGTGGCATTGCAACTTGTAAGAGATCACAAGTAAGAATTAGTGTATTGTCATTTAACGATGATATTTGAAGTCGCTCTTCTATGGAACCATACCCAGTTTTTATTGCTGTGTAATATGTCCTATCGAAATTTTTAATATATGTTTCTGCATCTTCTTTAGTTTTAAATGTAATAATAACATTTGTCCCGAACACTAATTCAGCACTTCTTGATATATTGTTATGATATGAACCTGGTGTAATATCTTGGGAAAATTTATAAACTGTAAATTTTGCATTTGAATTTATAAGATTCATCATGGCTTCTTGGCTAGTGTCATGCACACAGTTAGCCTTATAAAATTCAGCAACTGACATTTTAAACAACCCTAAGGAATTTTTGCAGATAATCTGACGAATCTCACCCAAGAATTCGTTTACTTGTAGTAGTACATTTTCTTGATATTTGCCACAATATCTTTCTTCTTCACCGTCGTTTTGAAAATGTTATACAAAATGTCGTAAACTTTATCCGTATTATTCAATTTGTATGAATTTATCAGTTGTTCTAGTTGAACCCTCACCGGTTCAGTGTCATATTTGAAGGTACCATCAGGCATTTCTATGAGACCAATATTACGCTTGTCCATTAATTCAAACGGATTCAGGTATTCTAATTTGTCAGGTGGCACATTAAACATATTTTTGATATTAGTAGACACATAATTAACAATTTTGCTCTTGGTTTTGAATTTGCAATTAATGTAATCATCAATGAACTTTGGTTCAAATTCAACCTTCAAATACTTGTTGTACTTATGCCTAGAATCATATTCATGATACTTGTCGTCGGTATCAGCGGCAAAGAAACTATCATATCGATTAATCACATCGGGAGATACTGCAGGTATTTCGCCGGTCGTTGTTAACCGAAGAATATCTTTTTGACCGATATAATTTGCAAGGACATTTGAAAGATTTTTTCCAGTTACTAGGTGAATGAGATAAACAAAGTAGATAATAGAGTATCTTGTTCGTATTTTACTTTGAAAATCAGTCCAAATGTCTTCAATGGTTTTCTTATTGCCATCACTAATGTTCAAAGATCCCAGCAATTGAAACAATTGAATGTTGCCAGCATTACGCACTCTAGTAGTTACTTGTGCATGCTGTCGCTGCTTCCAAGTGTCCTTTAGCATACTGCTTTTGTTCTTCTTCTTTTTCTTCTTTTTCGTGGTTTCTTCATCAGATTCTTCGTCCGAGTCTTGTTCGGCCTCGCTTTGCTCTTCTTCTGGTTCTTGTTGCTTCGGTACTACTGCGACTTTCTGCTGAGAACCTAAAAGTTCATTTGTCAATTGTATATCATATCGAAGAACAAGGTCAGCATCCACAGTCGTGTCATCAATCAAACGACCTGGAAGCAACTGCTGAACCTTTTGAAGGCATTCGTCATAAAACGTTGGCGTAATAAAACGCGGTAGAGACCATCGTTTAAACTCGAATTTTGTATTGTAGTTTGAAGATTCATCCGTCGTATTGCTGTCAATTATGACAAACATACGAGCCATGGTCCTAATCTTGTTTTTGATTACTGACACATAACAATTATATAATAACGCAGAAGCATCTATTTCATATTTTTCTAATACATTAATTATTTGAACAAGATCTTCGTGTGAGACCATTTTCACACGTTTATTATGAGCAAAGATATGTTTTAGAAAGCAAATAATTTTCCGGAGCAACATGTTTTTTGTTAATGTCAACTTGTAATCATAAAGAATGCCAACAAAACCATGTCAATTAAAGTGTCTGACCTGTAGGAGTACAATTGAAACTCGAGTATCTCGATCTACCGAAATAAAACCGTCTGCTGTAATTCGCCATACTTGTGTGCAATGCCAGGACCAAAAGGAGCAAGTAGTTCTTCGAGTGCTTGATTGAAAACAGATTTGTTAAATACCCAGCTCTTCGAATTGTATCTGATACAAAAACGATATAACATGATCCCTATTTTCATTCGCACGAACATCTGACTCATTTTTTACGGATTTGTTAATCGAACACATTGTTCTCTTGATGCAATTTAATGCGTCATCGCGCGAGAGTATACAAAGTCTCCTAAAATACGATCGAAATATCATAAATGATATGTTTATCGAGTTTGCATTTCTATCGTTTTCTATCCACGACCTCAGCGATGACACTGCGTCATCAATACACCTATCAATAATTAGCAACGTGTCTTCAAAATCTTTCTTTTTCCTATAATATTTCTTGTTTTTCGAAGCATGAAATACAGATTTTAATTTTGTCACTGATATCTTTAGTTTATTCTTTGCCATTTCGCGATCAATACTCATTAAAATCGCTTCGCTGTACTCTTCACGGGTCTTTGGATCCCGAAAATTGCCCGTATTTACTAGATAATTGCTAAGTATTTCTAAATTATAGTATACAAATTTTGTTGATCCTTTTGGTTTGAATGCAAATAGTGGATATACTACGGGTTCAAGTGACAATGGACATGTATATTCACATGACCAACGTGATCTCAAAAATTTCTGTATTCGTTTTGCCGCGAAGAAAAACTGCAGCAATCGTATTGTGTTTTGCTTTGTAAAACTTGACACTGAACCTGAAGCAACAAGTTCTGTCGCATTATTCTTATTATTTAATTTGTGCATTTTGAGAATCGAGACCAACTCAGGTTTTGACAGGGCACTCATAGATGAGTCCATATTGATTTGATTGAATTTTCTATTTCTATAAATAGTCAAGACATTAATTTTAAGGTCTGATCGATGAACGCGCAAAGATACTCTTTGTGGCCATTGGTGCGTTCTTCGCAGCAAGATGCTCTGCATCGCGTCCACAGGACTTTATTGGTGCGTCACATCGCGATTCATTAGTTCATGAATATCGTCCAAATGCAACTTTGCACTATTATAATTGTGTATCGTGCAATTATGAATCTTATTAAAGCAAATTGCATCTTTGCACGCATTTTGCTCGGCTTCTTTTTTTGTCAATGCATGACCGGTACCGAAGTCGATGATTCTATCTGAATTCGTTTTTTTCAGGGCCACTGTCACCGTAAAGGTCCTATTGTGTGGTTTGCCACTTGCTTCAGTAGTTTTATAAATGGGTAACTCATAGCCATTAATCTGAGTATAACGCATAAGAAGATCCTTATAATTGTCATCAGCAGATGCAATCTTGTAAATATCGATATTTGGTTCAATAAGACCAATAATGAATGTTTCTGCTGATTTAAAACCAAGGTCAAGATAAATAGCACCGATAAGCGATTCAAATACATCTTCCAAGAGGCGGTCGTTGATGTCTCTTTTTGAACCGACCGTTTGTTTACCAGTCAAGACCCATTGGCCAAGATTCAAAATCTTTGCAAGTGAACTACAATTGGATCCACGAACTAATTTGGTACGAAGTCTTGTCAGGAAACCTTCATCCTTATTAGGGAACATTTTGAATAGTAAATGTGCAATGACCGCATTGAGAATCGCGTCACCCATAAACTCAAGTCTCTCAAAGGATTCGGTCATGTATTGTGGTACATCAATTAAATACTTGTGTTGATTAACAAGTTTCAAAAAGGATTTGTGAACAAATGCTTGGCGATAGAGGTCCAAATTGCGAGGTCGCATTGAAATGATACTTTCAATGTCACTTCGTGTCATATGAGGCTCCGAGAAATCGAACTGCACATCTTCGATGGTATCTAATTGAATTCGCTCTTCGTCAAGACTTGTCATGTTTATGTTTTCTTGCTACATAACATTAATTTAAATAATTATTTACGCGATTTGAATTGTGAAATTAATAAGACGGTAAAATTGTAAATTTATAGATAAATGGCACAATCTCACGATAACATATACAGATTCAAAAAGCTTGATCCCGATGAGTTATTTAACAAATTTGAAGCAGACCGTAAAATCAAAGAAAAATCAAAGGAGGATCAGCTAAAAGAATATATAAAAATGTTATTAGAAAATGAAAAAACTCTCGAAAAGGATTGGGACTATGTGCCGTATGATAATTATGATGAATCTAATAGAGGTGCATACAAGAAAATGTTCATACTTGGATATGGCCCAGATATATATGGATTTCACAAAGTTGAAATAAATAAAGTTCTTAATGAAATGTATGGTAAATTGAGACGATTTGTAATAAAATGTGAGTATATACACACTCCAGGTTTTCATGAAAAATATGTTATAACTGCCATTATAAGACCAAAGTAGTCATTTTACAAAAAATTACAAGCGCCATTTGTCTTGTTCTATATCAAAGAATGAACTGCGATGCTCTTTTTGACAAGCTTGAAAAGGATCGAAAATTCGATTCTAGTTGGGACAATCCAAAATATGATGCATTTAAAAATTATATTAAGCCATTGATTGACAATGAAAAAGATTGGTCATATGTCGAAAAAGATACTCGTAGTAGTTCGTATGTAGGTGGCTATAAAAAGATTATTGACATCAAAAAGAAGTGGGGTCCGCATGTTCATAGAGATGAAATGCTTGCAATTGTTAAACATATGTACAAAGATAGCGATCGGCTCGATTTTTTTATTTATTTTAACCGTGATGTTGATCGACATAACGGAGGCACATATTATTTGACTGTTTATTTGAAACCGAAACCACAAAAAACTTGGTATAATTAAAATCGTATCAAGAAACAAAAAATGCAAGAGTCTAGAAACTTTCGAGTTCCTGTAAACCATTGTTAAGAAAATGACCGAAACTATCGATTGCAATATTTGTATGGAGCCAAAAAATGACTTGGCAAAATGCTCGTCATGTGAACATAAAATGTGTAGAGAGTGTACAAATGAGTGGTATCGAACGAACAGAAGTTGTCCAATGTGTAGAAAAACTGATACTTATCCAAATGACGTACCAGAATCTGAAACACAAAGCCCATTCATGGTTTTTGGATTTCTAAGAGTTTTAGAACGTGTACAGAGTCCGGAAGTGACTCCTGAGCGAATACGTGAAGATATGAATCATTTATTTGAGGTGATGCCCGTGGAAGTTTTAGCAAGACTTATGCAATTGGAATCGGAACGAGAACAGACAAGACCGCGAGTTCAACGTACGCGAGAACAAACAGAAACTCTTCGAAATATTCGCAGTTCTCAACAAACTCCTGTTCAAGAATCTTCACAAGTACGTCTTAATCGCGACATTTTATATATGAGACTTAGAGAACCAGAGTATACAAGTCCTCCAATGGAACAAATTGAAGGTCGAGCACTTAGACTTAGAGAACCCGAGTATATCAACGAAATGCGAAATGAATATATTAACATGTATCCGCTACAACAATAAATCAAAAAATCAAAAATCAAAAAATGTGTTCGCACAATGATTTGTGCTTTTATCGAAAAATAAATGGAGTTAGAAAGAATACATCAAAAAGAATAGTTAATCAAAACTTATATGGATTTTAACGGGTGCAAATTATACATAAAATGGAATTATAGAAGAACAGATCATTGTGGTTATTGTTCAGATCCAGACGAGGAAAGCACTACTACAGGTAAATTATGCATGTTAAAAAATATTCCAAGTTTTATTACTTGTATAGATGATTTGAAAAATAAACGAAATGACTTGATCAAAAAGTTTAAGTTAGAAGACAGACATTGTTGTTGGAACGGGAATAACAAATATGGAACTTTTAATTCCAATATTTCTTTCAAAATTATTAGTAGTGAAGAAGTGCCTGTGTATAAGGTAGTGGTTAGAGAATTTGACGATTGTGAAGAAGAAGATTATGAATCTGACGATTCGGAATAATACATATGCATTAAACCTCTTCTCCTCTTTCATTTATTTCTCTTTCAGTGACCACAAGTTCATTTTCATCAGCAGGAAAAACAATATTTTGACCTTTCATGCGCCTGATCCAATAAGTCGCAAAAATGTACCACAAATACAAAAAGTAAAATGACATCAAAACAGCGCCAAAAATCATTAGTCCCAGACTAAAGTATTGAAGACCAACTATTGGTACATATTCATTTTTGGGAATACATGTAAAATTTCTGTTGATGCAACAGTTTGAATCGTTAACGTATATTGTGTCAGTGGGACACTTGAATGCATTTACAAACAAGATAAGCCCAATTATCACCGCGACAAATCCAGTACCTAGAACTATGCACATTTTTCGGGATTTCCTTTTTCTTGTCCTTTGAATGAATCGGACAGAGTAATTACTTATTTGTAATTTTGAACTTGGTCGAAAATTTCGCAATTACAATTTACAAAAAATGTCCGACTCTGAATTTCGAGAGCCATTATCAA